AATTGGTGGCATTACCCACCGCTCCTGCCAATGCAGTGATTTTACCTGCTTTATTGATAGCAGATCCAATCGAATTAGCACTTGCGCCTTGTTGTACCTGTGCTGTTGCTCCTGTTACGGCCATAATATTATTCCTTTTTGGTATAATATTTAGTTGACTTTATAAAGTGCGTAGTTTATAATTAACCATTAGAGGACTCTTAAGGATGACAATACCAGCAAACCCGCCCAAAGTAAATTACTTAAACAACAAAGACATGTTGGCCGAAATACACAAATCAAAAAGTAGTTATTGTGTATTTTCCAAACCAGAATATCATCAATACGATATAATCCTGCCCAGCGTAGATAAAATTAATATTAGAACTATTGCAGAAGCCAAACGTAATCGTGCCAAACGTATTGGAGACACCGATTATGCCGCTCGTAAAAAGGGCGGAGAAAAAATTAAACAAGCCGACTGCGAAATTGATTATAAAAAAATTCCAAAGACAGATGTAGTCTTCAGGATCATGACATTTGATCATATTCCACTTAACAATACACGTAAGAAAAATCCAAAGAGTCTTGCAGATCACCGTGATAAGGTTAATTTTCCTCCTTTCCAACATTGGAAATTTAATGACGAAGATGAACTCATATGTGTTGGTAAAAGTCATTGGAAAGGTGGATTGAAGACTGGTCATTTTGACAAAAATGCGGGCCAAATAACTAACACCTTAGCTCGTATGATGTTAAAATTATGTGAGCGTTATGCTACTCGGGGTAACGTTCGTGGGTACACATATAATGACGAAATGAAAGGTCAGGCTATTTTGCAACTTACACAGATAGGACTACAATTTGATGAATCGAAATCAGACAATCCTTTTGCGTATTTTACTGCGGCTGTTACTAATAGCTTTGTTCGTGTTATTAATATAGAAAAACGCAATCAAAATATCCGTGACGACATACTGGAAATCAACGGAATGAATCCTAGTTATAGCCGTACTGGCGCAGGTGAACATGCAAACGCATTAAAACGACACAACGAGGATACTGCTAGTGAGTAATATGTTTAAAAAGATTGCCGCTTTTACTGACATACATTTTGGTCTTAAAAGTAATTCATCAATTCACAATCAAGATTGTGAGGAATTTGTGGATTGGTATATCGCTAAAGCAAAGGAGGAAGGTTGTGATACAGGTATCTTTATGGGTGATTGGCACCATAACCGTAATAGCCTTAACATTACTACAATGGATTATAGCCTTAGGGCCTTGGAAAAGTTGGGTCAGGCGTTTAACAACTTCTATTTCTTTCCTGGTAATCATGATTTGTATTACAAAGACAAACGAGACATACACTCTGTGGAATTTGGAAAATACATTCCTGGTGTTACTGTCATACACGAGCCTACTACTATTGGAGATGTCACCCTTTATCCGTGGTTGGTGGGAGAAGAATGGAAAAACATAAACAAACGTACAGGCAAATATTGCTTTGGACATTTTGAACTTCCTAAATTTTTTATGAATGCCATGGTGCAAATGCCGGATCACGGAGAACTACAAGTTGACGCATTTAAAGGTTTTGAATTAGGGTTTAGTGGACATTTCCACAAACGTCAACAAAATGAAAACATGGTTTATATTGGCAATGCGTTCCCGCACAACTATTCGGATGCATGGGATGATGAACGTGGTATGATGATATTGGAGTGGGGTGGACAACCTGTATATCATAGCTGGCCTGGACAACCTACATATCGAACTCTTAAATTAAGTGAACTGATTGATCGTGCCGATGAAATTATTCTGCCTAGACAACATCTTCGTGTTGCATTAGACATTGATATTAGTTTTGAAGAAGCAAGTTTTATCAAAGAAAAATTCATTGCAGACTACAATATCAGAGAACTTACATTGATAGCTGAAAAGAAAGAAATCGAAATTAACACTAATATAGATATTCAAAGTTTTGAAAGTGTTGATCAAATTGTCAGTAATCAAATTGTCAGCATTGATTCAGACACCTACGACAAAAATACACTACTATCGATTTACAGTAACCTATGATTATAATAAAAGAACTAACAGTACGTAACTTCATGAGTGTGGGCAACCAGACTCAAGCTGTAGACTTTGGTAAAGAAAATTTAACACTCGTATTAGGTGAGAATTTAGATCAAGGCGGTGATGATAGCGGAAGTCGTAACGGTACAGGTAAGACAACCATTGTAAATGCTTTAAGTTATGCACTTTACGGTATTGCACTCACTAACATTAAAAAAGATAATCTTATCAATAAGATTAACGCCAAAGGTATGTTGGTTACACTTACATTTGAAAAAAATGGTGTTCTCTATCGTATAGAACGTGGGCGTAAACCTAACATATTAAAGTTTTTTATTGATGACCAAGAGCAAGAAACAGACGAAACAGACGATGCTCAAGGAGATATGCGTGAAACCCAGAAGGACTTAGATGACTTGCTGGGCATGAGCCACGATATGTTCAAACATATTGTTGCTCTTAACACTTATACAGAACCTTTCTTAAGTATGCGGGCTAACGACCAACGTGCTATCATTGAACAGTTGTTGGGTATTACATTACTAAGTGAAAAAGCAGAAACTCTTAAAGAACAAGTTAAAGAAACTAAAGATGCTATTACACAAGAGACTGCCAATCTCGAAGCTACAAAGAAAAGCAACGAAAAAATACAATTAAGTATTGATAGTTTGCTAACCAAACAAATGGCTTGGGGTAATCAACATACTCAAGAGCTAGAAAAGATGGGCAGAGCCATTGTCGAATTAGAGGACGTAGATATCGACGCTGAGCTTGCGAAGCATGCGGAGCTCAAAGTGTATGACGAGAAGTCAGCGAAGCTGAAAAGCCTAAATAAAGAGCGTGCAACGCTCGAAAGTGCGATAGCACAAGCGGAGCGAAGCGTCACGAAGTACGACGGCGAGCTCGTCAAGTTGGCTAACAAGACCTGTCACGCATGTGAACAAGAGCTACATGATCACAAGCATGAAGAAATGACATCAACAGCACAAGGGCACCTTGACGAGGCCCGAAAGTATTTCGACAAGGTCACTAAGGATTTGTCAAAAATACAAGCCGAAATTGCTACCCTGGGTGAGCTGACTCAACGTCCTTCAACGTACTATGACAGCGTGGAGCAGACTCTTAAACATCAAAACAACTTAAAAACTCTTGAAACACAGTTGACTATCAAAGCGGGTGAAACTGATCCGTATCAAGAGCAAATTGAAGAACTGCGTATGACTGCCATGCAGGAAATTTCTTGGGACTTGGTCAATGAGCTGACTCGCTTGAAGGATCATCAAGAGTTCTTGTTGAAATTGCTGACATCAAAAGATTCATTTATTCGCAAAAAGATTATAGATCAAAACCTAGCATACTTAAACAATCGCTTGACCTATTACTTGGACAAGCTGGGGTTACCACACACAGTTACATTCCAAAACGACTTGACGGTCTTAATCACACAGCTGGGGCAAGATTTAGATTTTGATAATCTAAGTCGAGGCGAACGCAATAGACTCATACTGGGCTTGTCGTGGGCTTTCCGTGATGTATGGGAAAGTCTATATCAAAGTATTAATTTGCTGTTTGTTGACGAGCTCATAGACAACGGACTAGATCCTTCAGGAGTAGAAGGTGCCCTGGGCATACTGAAAAAGATGGGTCGTGAACGCAAGAAAAACATATTCTTGATCAGTCACAAGGAAGAGCTGATAGGCCGTGTAAACAATGTACTGAGAGTTATCAAAGAAAACGGTTTTACCAGCTATGCAAACGATTTAGAGATACATGAGTAGACACGTAGAACCCAGTCCCTATCAAAATGAAGAGTCACATGAGCGTTTGATGCATGCTTTTAAGGAATACTTTAAAGAAAATCAAAAATGGCAAGCTCGTGGGACTCGTCGTGCTGGGGAAAACATGCGATACTGGCTGGCACAAATACGCATTATTGCCCGGGAACGCAGGGAACATGTGCAACAGTATCGCGTATGGTTAGATAAAAACAAGGCAGAACGCAAGGCAAATCAAAAGGCAGGGGAGGGTGAGTCCGAATAAACTACATAGTTAATGTCTTGGACTTATCAATCTCAACCAATAGAAACACTACCAGAAGACTGTATAGGATTTGTTTATATCATAACAAACACTACTAACGGTCGCATGTACATAGGCAAAAAACTAGCTAAATTCTCAAAAACCACATACAAGACAGTAAAATTAAAGAACGGCAACAAGAAAAAAAAGAAAATTCGTAGCAAAATTGACTCAGACTGGCGGGAATATTATGGTTCAAGCCCAGAATTAAGCAAGGATGTTACGGCATTAGGCACAGAAAATTTTACAAGAGAGATACTGTTTCTCTGTCGAAGCAAGGCAGAATGCAGTTATATAGAGGCTAGAGAACAATTTTCACGCAGAGTTTTAGAATCAAATGACTATTATAATGGTCATATTCAAGTGCGTGTACATGGTTCGCATATTCGCAAACTTCAAGAAAACCAGGCAAAATAACGCCAAATAAGCCCGCACAGGCGATAGTATTGTGCCCTGAATCCGCTCTGATGTGTGGCGGCAAGGAATCTCTGCTTGGCGCAGAGTAGCTGGATCACTATCCTTTACAGGACGCGGATGGGATATGCCTATGAATAAACCCGTTTGATCAGCAAGAAAATATATTTTACAGGCTAAAAGAGAGGAGAGAAACCTCGGGTTTAATAAACGTTTTACGTTGTTTATTAGACTGCCGTCATATAAAGACTTGGCTCGTGGTACCGGATGACCGCCATGCCAAAACGTAAGAGTGAGCATGTTCGACTCGGATAATGTTTGTCATTTTGCCCGCCAGGGCAAAGTGTGACTGAACGATCTGGATAATATCTTAAACGCTTCGCGTTATAAGTGTTGTTAACTAATCCTTAATAGTTCGAGCGAAAGCGAAGAATAGAAGAACGCAAGTTCTTCTTAAATGACTTGATAAATATCTTACAGGAATTGAATAATGAAAGTTTATGAAATAATCTCAGAAGGAACTGGCAGTAGTATATTGGCAGCTATTGATAAATTTGCCAGTACTACACCTATTTCCGGCAAAGCTGTTACACTTAAAACAGAAAAAGTTCTTGGTGGTTATTTAAAAATCATCAAGTATTTGAATCTTGCCACTTTTATCTATCAGTTCATGCAACACAGAATGGTCATTGAAAAGATGATTCAAGCTGGAGAGCTAGAAAAAGAAGACTATCCTGTGGCCATGCGTCTTGAAGCTGAAAAGATGGTGGTGTCTATGATAGCAAGCGGTGCTATACTGCGTGTTATTCAATTTTTCTTTAGAATATTTTTAGTTGGTAGAATTGCAACTGGCGTAGTTGGAACTGCCGCTGGTATTTTTACCGGGGGCATACTTGCTCCAGAAAGTATTGCTTTATTGTTGGCTCAAGAAGCCGCGGCATTGTATTTGCAAAAATGGCTAGCTACCAAAGAAGGTCAACAATGCGTGGCCTATGTTGTACTACACTTGGTCGATCCAGGTGTAAAAGTATTATGGGATTTAGGACCAGGCACATTTGCTGGCAAACTAAAAGACTTAAGTAGCAAAGGCCAAGCTGGATACGATAAGAAATTAGGACCTGGCGATATCGGCGATAAAATTTCAAACAAACTTAACGGTTTGGCAGGCACTGCTGGCACAGCATTGGGTGTAGATGCCACAAGTTCTAACAGTAAAGATACTACAGCTGGCAGTTCAACTCCTAATGCATCAATCAACGCTACTTCAGCTTCGGGCAATGGTCTTGACACGGATAAACTATTACATGATCCTGCCAACTATACATCAGACAATGCGTTTGCTAAAAAATACGGAAATCCTTGGCAAAAGAATTAAATCAGTGGCAGGCCTGAATTCTTAGTAGCTTCTGTATTACCCTTAATTATTTCTGAAATCAACTTGATATCTTCATGACTGTACGTGTGAAATAAATCGTTTATATTCACTCCACCACGCATGAACCAACTTATTCTAAATAATTCTTCTTTAAAATCTAAAACTTCTTTTTCTAGCCTAACAAGATAATCTTTAATATCTTCGTTAGTCATCTTTGTTAGGCGCCAACGAAAAAATTTGTCTGATTTAACTCCAATAAAATTTTGTCAGCTGTATCGCAAGAAGAGCAAACTATATCAATATCTGGATACTTCATATTTTTAATATTATTTTCAAACTGTGTTTTAAGTGATTGAAAAACAGCTCGGTCACATTTCTCTACAAATTCTTTAATGAATTCTCTTTCAACTACCACAGTGTCAGGTAATTCAATGCTTTCAATGCTTTCAAACATCATGTTTGTTTGTATTACTCCAAGCGATTCATATATTTCACGCAAGAATCCTTCTTGATCAGCTTCTGGAACATTGTTTATTTGAAATAATCTTCTTTGAAGGTTAAAAGTTTCTATGTTGAATTTGTTTGATTCTTTGTATGATAACGGTCTTACATTTATAACAATTTCATCTTCTTTGATTTTGTTAGAGAATGACGCATGTTTATAATGTTCTAAAATAATTCCTAAATCTGCATCATAATCATTTTCTGATTGACATTTTTTACATGTATGGGTCAGTGATATACTATTGCCATAGGTTGCTACTCTAATAGCCACCACTAGCATTTCTATATCCATACTGGGTAATTCATAAGGATCTGTAATATCTGGACAACAACTTTTAACAGTTCGTGTAATTGCTTCGCCTGACAGTAAAGCATCAGGTGTCTTTAAAATGATTTCATCCATGCCGGTTAATCCATATACAGCTAGATTACTGTGTTTGTTTAAAGAACCGGGCTTATTATAGATCCCTTTAGAAGGTAAATCTACAAATATTTTTGGTTGTCTAAAGTATTGCTGTAAAGGGTTGTTTTCTGCCATTTTAGGCTCCTGATAAATATAGTGTACAGTATTTATATACGCATATTTTCAGGATTTTTTTTATGTCAGATAAAGACGAAATCATTGCCGCAATCAAAGACGGATTCAAAAGTGCCGGAAGCTCTTTTGGCTCTGGAGCTGGAAGTGGAAGTGGAAATATTACAAATTTAATTGGTAATATGGGACTACTAAGTGGAACGTTTGGTACTGTAGTAACCTCGGCAAAATTAGTAGCAAGTGCGTTTCAATCTATTGCAAAAGCATCAGAACAGTTAATAACAAATTTTCAACAAGCGTCCGATACCGGCGTAACATTTACAAAAAATCTTGTAGGTTTCAACATTGCAGTTTTGCAAACTATGTTGTCTACAGAAGACTTTGTTAAAGTAATCAATAAAAATAAAATTGGCTTTACTGGACTCGGTGGCGGCATGGAGGAAAGTACAAAAGCATTTGCTCAATTGAGTAAAGATCTTTCTAAGAGCGATTTTGCAACACAGTTGAGAGATCTAGGATATGACACAGAAGGTTACAATGAGTTGCTAGCCATATCGGCTACACAATTTGGAGCATTAAATTCTAAAATGGGTAGACTAGGTCCTGATGGCATCGATCGGACTCTTCAAGCAACACGTGATTTAGGGCAACAATTATCTTTAGTTGCTGAACTGACCGGCGAAAGTAGAAAAGCCCAGATGGAAGAAATACAAAAATCCAGAGAGAATGAGGCCTTACAAGTAGCATACGATCAATTAGGTGAAGGAGCGAGAGCCGCTTTTGAATCTATGGAAAGTGAACTAAAAGCATTTGGTGTTGGAGACCTTAGCAAAGCGATTGTAGCACAAAACGGTAATTTAACACAAAAACAATCAGAACAATTAGCTGTGTTAGGTGCACCTGGTATTCAATTTAGAGATGCATTATTAAATTATACTAAGACCATGGCGTCAGATGCAGAACCTGCGGTCAAAGAAAAAGCAAAAGCCGATTTAAGAGCGGCTGAACAAGGCATTAACGAATTAACAAAAACTAAAGAATTTCAAGACAGAGTAAGATATCAACAGTTTTACACAGATGCAGGCAGCCAAGTGGGAGAATTTTCTTCAAAAGTATCTGCCGCTAATCGAAACATTAACGAAGCTATTCGTGCCGAACGATCAAAAGAAGGCGGAGACAAAAATGCAAGTGTAACTTCTATAATACAGGCATATACGAAAAAAGTAGAAAAAGACGAAGAACAAAGAAAAAATGAAACAGAAGAGCAGAAAAAAGAAAGAAAAGCTCAGGAAGAATTATCAAAAGACATGCTTCGTGGACAACAGATATTAAATCAACAGAATACAATACTACTAGGTGAGTTATTAAAAGTAGGAGCAAATAAATTAGGTTCTGAAGCTTTGAAATATGATATATCGAGTAAATTAAATCAACAAAAACCGGACGGTAGTCCTAATACATTTAACCCTGACAACATACAGCGTAAGACCGAGGAGATTTTTAATGCAATAACAGATGCTGTAGGTAAAACTATGCCTGCTGGATTTGTTAAAGGCTTAGAAAATGCTACAGACATTATTGCAAAATATGGTAAATCAGCATTCGATTGGGCTTCAGATAAATTAACTGGAAATGTAAAACCCCATGCAACTGGAACTATGGGAGTGTGGGGAGAACTATTTCACGACTTTAATACTAACGGTGAACTGCATCAGTTAGACGGTCGAGAAGCAGTGGTCACCGAAGCCCAATTTTCTAATATTATCAATAGTGTTGCCGGAACTGCAATGAATATTTCAAGCGATATTCAAAAAACTAATAGTAATACTGCCGGAGCTCAAGTTAATCAACTCAATGATGCTCATTTAACTGATATCAAACAACTGCTAGGACAGTTAAATACATTTATGTCACATTTGCCTGAAATTGCCAGCAATACTGATAAACAAATACGTGCCTTAAAAGATCTGCATCCAGATCTTCACGCCTAAAGGATAATCGATGAGTTGGAAAAAATATTTTACACCCGTCCCTGTTAACGGTCAGTTACTAAGCCCTATCAGCGGGCAATCTAGCGGAAACCGTCCAGGACCAGCACGTACAAATTATTCCAGCTATTTGCCAGATGTGTACACTGGTAGTCCAAACCGTATTGAACGTTATGCTCAATACGAAGTCATGGATAGCGATCCAGAAGTTAATGCGGCACTAGATATTCTTGCAGAATTCTGCACACAAAAATTAAAAGATTCTAAGAGTCCATTTGCTATTAAATGGCGCAACAAAGCAACTAACGCTGAAATTAAAATCTTAGGTGAATATCTACAGCAATGGAACAAGCTACAACAGTTTGATACTCGCATGTTCCGTATTGTGCGTAACACATTCAAATACGGAGATGCATTCTTTGTACGTGATCCAGAAAATCAAAAATGGAATTGGGTCGATTCTGCACAAATTATTAAAGTTATTGTAAATGAAAGCGAAGGTAAGAAACCAGAGCAGTTCATTATTAAAGATCTTGCTCCTAATTTTGAAAATTTAGTAGCAACACAGATCACTCCACAAGTTGGACCACGCCAAGGCGGACAAGGATCACAACCTAGCGGTGGAAATTTTGGTGGAAGCACAAGTGGCGGTCCAGGTGGTGGCAAAGGTCCTACTCCAGGCAACACTAGTCGCTTTGGTTTAAATCAAAAAGAATCTGCTGTCAATGCAGAACATGTCATACATTTAAGTTTGTCAGAAGGGTTAGACAACAACTATCCATTTGGCAACAGTTTATTAGAGAATATCTTTAAAGTTTACAAACAAAAAGAATTATTAGAAGATGCTATTCTAATCTATCGTATACAACGTGCTCCAGAACGCAGAGTATTCCACATTGATGTAGGTAATATGCCTCCGCATTTGGCCATGGCATTTGTAGAACGTGTAAAGAACGAAATCCACCAACGTCGTATTCCTTCACAAACAGGTGGAGGACAGAACGTCATAGACTCTGCATACAACCCTCTAAGCATTAACGAAGATTATTTCTTCCCTAAAACTCCAGACGGCAAAGGTTCCGACGTAACAATGCTAGAAGGCGGTAAGAATATTGGCGAGATTGATGACTTGAAGTATTTTACTAACAAGTTATTCCGTGGATTGCGTATTCCTAGTAGCTATTTGCCTACAGGACAAGATGACAGTCAAAGCAATTTCAATGACGGTCGTGTCGGAACAGCATACATTCAAGAACTACGTTTCAACAAATATTGCGAACGTTTGCAAAGTTTGTTAGTTCATATCTTTGATGAAGAGTTTAAACGCTTCATGTATTACAAAGGCATGAACATTGATCCTAATTTGTTTGAATTAAACTTTAATCCACCGATGAACTTTGCAAGTAGCCGTCAAGCTACTATCGATGCAGAGCGTATTAACACCTTTAGTACCATCAGTGCATTGCCTTTCGTGTCAAAACGCTTTGCATTTAAACGTTTCCTAGCCCTAACAGACGAAGAAATTGCAGAAAATGAACGCATGTGGGCAGAAGAAAACGGTCACGGTGAGCCAACTACTACAGATAGTCAAGGTGAATTGCGTGGTGCAGGGCTTAGTGCCGCTGGTATTGCAGGCGATTTAGCTGGTGCAAGCGATATGGAAGCACCTGAAGATATGCAAGGTCCTGAATCTGGTGAAGGTGCAGGCGGTGCAGTACCTCCTAGTACCGGCGGAGCAGGTGTAGCAGGTGGTGCTCAAGGACCGGTTTAATATAAATATAGTATGATCCTACGTGAATTGTTTTATATTGATCCAAGCACTCGTAATGTAGCTAACGACTTACGCTACGAGCCCCATCGTGACGATACTCAATTACATAGAGACGATACACGTAAGACACGTTTAACTCTTAGACAAATCAACGAATTACGCAAAAGCACAGAAGCACACATTCTAGAACAAGAAAAAGAACTAGAATTTATACATGCCATGTATGCAATGCCCGCTCCTGAAGCTGGTGCACCTCAATAATAATAAAACTGTCAAAATTTGACTGTTTTTTGCCTATATCACCCCGTTTTTTTAACATAGGTGTAAATATTACACAGCCTTGTATCTATAACAACAGGAGAATTTAACATGACTGACCGTGCTCAATTTGAAGCCATGCTTGAAGCGTTAATCAATGACGACCAACAAGCGGCAAAAGAAATATTTCATAATATCGTAGTAGGCAAAAGCCGTGAAATCTACGAAGAACTACTAGCAGAAGACTTTGGTATTGCTGGTACAAACAAAAAAGATTCCGGAAATCCATACACAGAAGAGATGGAAGAAAAGGATATGGAAGAAGAAAGCTCCGAAGATGACGGGGAAGACAAAGAAGAAAACCCATTCGGCGGCGATGATGCAGAAGATGATGCAGAAGATGATAGCGATGATGCAGAAGATGACAGCGATGATGCAGAAGATGACGCAGAAGATGATATGGATGACGCAGAAGATGACGCAGAAGCTATCGATCAAGATGCAGGCGACATGGAAGATCGCGTAATGGATCTAGAAGATGCATTAGAAGATCTAAAAGCAGAATTTGAACAGCTATTGGCTGGTGAAGAACACGAAGAAGAAAACGAGCCAGGTATCCATGGTGATGGCGCTCCAATGCACGATTTAGGTGCTGAGATGGGTGGTGACATGGGTAGTGACGATGATCATGAAATGGGCGGTTTAGATGAACTAGCTCACATCATGGAATACGTTAACAAGATCGGTGCTCCATACGAATCAGGCAAAAACATTGCTGGTTCAACAGAAGGCGCACACGTTGGTGCTCAAGCTGGTTCAGTTACAAGTAACATGAACAAGAAAAGTTCAATCGACGGACACATGGTAAACAACATGGGCGGCACTTCAGAAAACATTGCACAGAATCACGTAGAAGTAAAAGGTGATGCTGGTACAAGAGCCGGCGGAACCAAAGGTGGTTTAGCTGATCCAAGCAATCCAAAACCATTAATCGGTGATACAATGAACCGTCCAGGTGGCGATGCTGGTAAGAAAGCGTTCCGTGATCGTCAAAATGGTTATGGTGGTGTAGACAGCAATGGCAATCAGAAAAAAGCACAAGGTAAAGAAGTAGGTGCTAAAGATTCTAATGGCCGTGGCGAAAGCAACACACAAAGCGTTTTACGTGCTCGTAAATAATTAAAAGAGACTATTAAAAGTATGTCTTTATACCTCCGAGAGAATCTCAGTTTCAACGAAGCAAAAATGATCGTTGAATCTGATGACAAAGATGGGAAAAACTTGTACATGTCCGGGATTTGCATCCAGGGCGGTATTAAAAACGCCAACCAGCGTGTTTACCCTGTTAATGAGATTGGCAAGGCTGTTAAGACCCTTAACGATCAGATTCAAAACGGTTATTCAGTTCTCGGAGAAGTGGATCATCCAGATGATCTAAAAATTAACCTGGACCGTGTGTCACACATGATAGTTAATATGTGGATGGACGGTCCTAATGGTTACGGGAAGTTGAAAATACTTCCAACACCAATGGGACAACTAATCAAGACGATGCTAGAAAGCGGAGTCAAGTTAGGTGTTTCAAGTCGCGGATCCGGAAACGTCAAAGATGACGGATCCGGTGAAGTATCAGATTTTGAGATTATCACAGTAGATATGGTAGCTCAACCTAGTGCTCCTGGAGCATATCCCACACCAATTTATGAACACCTGATGAATAATCGCGGTGGTCTAAGTGCCTTGCGTATAGCGGAAGAGGTGAAAGGGGATCCTAAGGCACAGAAATATCTCAAAGAGAGCTTATTAGCGATAATAAGCAGACTCCAATAACAAGGAGAATCATATGTTGGATGCACTAAAAAGTTTATTTGAAAACAATGTGATTTCTGTAGAGATTAAAGAGTCAATTGAGAAGGCGTTTGAAGCTAAGGTTAACGAAGCTAAGGAAACAGCCGCTCAACAATTACGTGAAGAGTTTGCACAAAAATATGAACACGATAAAGCAACAATGGTTGAAGCAATTGATCGTATGATCACTGATCAACTAGCTGTTGAAATCGTAGAATTTGCCGATGATCGCAATCAATTAGCTGAGATGAAAGTCAAGTATGCTAAGAAGATGAAGAAAGATGCCGAGATGATGAAGGAATTTGTTACTCGTCAACTAGCTCAAGAAGTTCGTGAACTTCATGAAGATCAAGTAAGAATGGCAAATAAGTTTGGCGTGTTAGAACAATTTGTAGTTGAGGCTCTAGCTCAAGAAATTACAGAGTTTGGTCAAGACAAGAAGGATTTAGCAGAAACTAAAGTTCGCTTAATCCGTGAAGGTCGACAAGAAATCAAGAAGGTAAAAGAGCAATTTGTAACTCGTGCCGCTAAGATGGTTCAAGGTGTTGTAAGCGAAGGACTACGTTCTGAAATTACATCATTAAAAGAAGACATCGAAACAGCTCGTCGTGCAGATTTTGGTCGCAAGTTATTTGAAGCTTTTGCTCACGAATATCAAGCGTCTTACCTAAATGAAAAATCGGAAACATCTAAATTACTCAAGGTTATAGACCTGAAAGATCAAGCTATGCAAGAGGCCGCTAAGGCAGTCGTACAAGCTGAGCAAATCCTAGAAAGTAAAGATGCAGAGATCCGTGCTTTGAAAGAAGCTAAAGAAAGAAAAGAAATCATGAGTGAATTGTTGGCGCCACTTAACAGTGAGCAAAAGCAAATCATGAGCGAGTTGATGGAGTCTGTGAAAACAGAACGTCTAAACGAAAGTTTTGAAAAGTACTTGCCAAGCGTTATCAATGGTAATGTTAGCAAGACTCCGCAGAAGAAACAGGCACTAGTAGAGGCTAAAGAAATAACCGGAAATAAGATTTCCAACAACCAAAATAGCAGTGGGTTAGATGGTGACAGTAGCAATATTGTTGACATTCGTAGACTTGCTGGACTAAAATTTTAAGGAGAAATTTAAATGTCAGAACTATTAACAGGACGTTGGGCAGAAACTAAGGAAGCCCTATTAGAAGGCTTACAAGGCACAAAAAAATCAGTAATGGGTGTAACCCTAGAGAATACTCGCAAGTATTTGATGGAATCTCCAACTGCTGGTGCCACTTCTGCTGGTAACGTTGCAACTTTAAATCGCGTGATTCTTCCAGTAATCCGCCGCGTTATGCCTACCGTTATTGCTAACGAATTAGTAGGTGTACAACCAATGACTGGTCCAGTAGGACAGATCCACACATTGCGTGTGCGTTATAGTGATACATCAACTGGTGCTAACGTACTAGCTGGTGAAGAGGCATTGAGCCCATTCAAGATTGCTAGTGCTTATTCTGGTAACGCTAACGACGCTTTTGCTAAGGCAGCTTCAACAGCTACTTTAGAAGGTGTTGCTGGTAACCGTTTAAGTATTCAAATCTTGAAGCAAACTGTTGAAGCAAAAACACGCAAGCTATCAGCTCGTTGGACATTTGAGTCAGCACAAGATGCTCAAGCACAACAAGGTATCGACGTTGAAGCAGAAGTAATGGCTGCTTTAGCACAAGAAATTACAGCTGAAATCGACCAAGAAATTATTTCTTCATTGATTTCTTTAGCTGGTACTGCAACACAAACTTTTGACCAGTCACAAGTTTCTGGTACTGCAACATTCGTAGGTGACGAGCATGCCGCTCTAGCTGTTCAGATCAATCGCGTAAGCAACTTGATCGCTCAAAGAACACGTCGTGGCGCTGGTAATTATGCTGTTGTAAGCCCATTTGCATTAACAATTCTACAATCTGCTACTACTTCAGCTTTTGCTCGTACAACAGAAGGTACATTTGAAGCACCTACAAACACTAAGTTTGTTGGTACATTAAACAATGCAATGAAAGTGTATGTTAACAGCTACGCACAAGATGCTACACCAATCCTTATCGGATACAAAGGTGCAAGTGAATCAGATGCTCCTGCATTCTATTGCCCATATATTCCTTTAATGAGTTCTGGTGTTGTTCTTGACCCATCAACATTCGAACCAGTCGTTTCATTCATGACACGTTATGGTTATGTTGAGTTGTCAAACACTGCATCATCTCTAGGTAACGCCGCTGACTATTTAGGTCTAGTTGCTATCACTGCCGCTAACGTTAAGTTCAGCTAATCTGATAACCAAGAGGTTAATTAGTAAATTAAAAAGTCCACTTCGGTGGACTTTTTTTTTCGGTAAATATATGATGACTACCACACAATTTTATAATCCGCAAACAGTTACAAATGTTAATGTATTAAATGAAATCATTAATACTCCTAGTATTGATTGGCAGTTTAATAAGATTATATCAGAAAATAATTATGCAACAAGCAAACAACCGTTGTATACCATTAGTGGTATGTGGATGGAAAAGTTTCTTAGTAATACAAGTCAACTGTGGCTGACTAATTTAAAAATTCCATTGAAGGCAACCGCAGTACAGGGTATAGAATTTAAATTAAATCTTTTACGTGCAGGACGAATTGAAGATTTAGTAATACAATTAACACTGGGAGGTAATCTTATTGGAAATAATTATGCCAGTTTAATTAATCCTGTACAAAGTAATATGTATACAGGTGGAGGTCCTAACGATATTCCGCTAGTACCTGTGGGTGATTTTAATATATATGGCGGTCCTGCAGATTTATGGGGTACAACTGGGCTTACAGCGGCCAACATTAGTGATCCTACATTTGGAGTTGTAATTAGTTTTAAAAGCAACAGTATATACCCTCACAGAGACACAGCTTATATAGATCAAATAGGTGTAAGAGTTACCTACGCATAAATACATAGTAACAACTCACATGGGGTGAGTTTTATGCAGAAATCCAACTGCGTACGGCCTAGAACGCCGTGTTTTTCATAAGGAGAAAACAAAATGGGACGTCCTCTTAATAAAAAGTACTTTGGCTCACGTAATGCGTCAGCATCAGGTACATATAGCCGCTCTGCCGCAGTTGATGCCGGCATTGGTGGTTCAAATATTGCAAGTCTTGCAACAGGCGGTACACTAACAGGTTATACATCTGGTGCTCCAAGTTTATCAATCTTTGGTCCACAACTTGCTAACGGTGTACAAGCTACGGCAGTTGCAGTTTTAACAGCCGCAGCCGCAAGCATAACAAGTGGTGGTACAGGTTATCCAGCATCAAGTACATTTACAGTTTCAGTAACTGGTACAAGTGCTCAAGGCGGTGGTACAGCAGTATTGAACGTTACAACAAACGGTTCTGGCGTTATTACAACAGTTAACTCAGTAACTTCTGGCGGTACATGGACTGGCGCAACATCAGGTGCAACAGCTTTAACGGCAGTTGGTAGTACATTTACATCGGCCGCTACATTCACACTAACATCATTCACAATTACAAGTTATTCATTAACTAACAACGGTGGTGATGGTTATTTAGATTCTGCAGATACTAAGACTATGAGCATCACAGCAACTGACGGTAGTGGTAACATTACAGTTAGTTCGATTGATGAAATGATTGTTGGTATGAAATTTACACCAAGCCAATCAATCGGTGGGTTAACAGGTAGTACAGCTTACTATATCAAAACTGCTAACACAGCAACTAAAGTAGTTACAGTAAGTACTTCAGTTACTGGCGCAGGTGTTGGTACAGCCGCATCAACAACATCACAACCTAACAGTGCCGCATTGGCCGCAGTTAGCCAAACAGCCGGTCAGTTAACATATACAGCAACTACAACAGCTCTTCCAGTAGGAACAGCGATTGCAGTAACAGGTACACTAAGTGGTAACTTAACAGGTGTAACAAGCGGTACAACATATTATGTTAGCTCAGCAGTTGCTCCAACAACTACAGCAGTTACATTAAGTACATCACTAGCAGGTGCTCTTGCCGGTACAGGTACTGTAACAGTTGGTGGTTCAACATCAACTGGTTTGACATTCACTTATACTGTAAGTGATTCTGTAACAATCGCTGGTTACACTCCAGTTGTAACATTAAGTTCTGGTTCAGCTACAGCTACAGCTACATTAGCCGCTCAAGTAACAAGTGGTTACACAGGACGTTACGAGCAGATTATTGCTAACGCCAACATTGGCGGAACATTGTATACCGATTGTGACATCATCAAACAAGAAGGTTCACGTACATTCCGTGTTATCCAACAAGGTGGTACATTCCCAGGTACATTGTGCAGGCTAACAGCAGTTGCTGAAAGCAGTTTGACTTCAGGTCAAATGGCAATCATTGCTACTGACAGTGCTGGTGGTATCTATGCTGTATCTAAGTTAACAAACCGTAAGGCATACTTAACTCCAATTTCAGGTACACAGTTTACTACTGGACAAGCGGCACAATGGAATTTAACAACTCCGACCGCTAACGTTTCAGTAACACTAGATAACGCTTAATAAACTCAATGGGGACTTCGGTCCCCAATTAGGATTCTAAATGACAAGAGTTGTAAAAACAAACCAAGGCGATTACCACGTATTAGTTCAAAATGGTGGGACAATTATTCTTGACCCTACTAGTTCTGGTCAAGTAACAGTCACTGGCAATCTTGTTGTTAATGGTACAACTACTACAATTAATTCGAGTACTTTAAACGTTGAAGTAAACGTATTACAAATCAATGCAGGACTAACTACTAACGGAATTCCTAGTGCATTAAGTTATCAATCTGGATTACAAATAGATAGGGGTGTTGCACAAGCGGCAGAATTATTATTTGATGAATCAGTAAGACATTATGATCCAACAACTGCTATAACTGCAACAAGTTATACTGCAACAGGATCAGCAGTAACATTTAATTTTTCAACACAGAGTTCTGTACCATTTCCAGTGGCTTCAAACGGAAGTACTGGATCTACCATTGTAGTTGCAGGGTTTACACCTTCAACATATAACGGAACATATACAGTAACAGCATGTACTACTAGTTCTGTTACATTTGCCAGTGCTGTGACTGGAACTATTACAACATTAGGTACTATCACTTTAAACAAAGGTGGTACATTTAAATTACAAACTGCTGACGGATCTTTGAGCGGATTAGAATTAAGAACAATCACAAGTGACGGAAATAATACTTTAATCATTGACATGCAAAGAGGAGCTCCTACTTTGCGTTTGGCTAATAGTACAACAGCCGCAGGAGTTCCATATTATCAACGTGTGTTAAGTGGTGACGATATTCCAAACGTGCAATGGGTACAAACTTATATCGCATCTAACTATACATTAGGTTCAAGTACACCAGGTACTGCTACAGTTCAAACAATCCAACAGCCAGTCGGCGTTGCTATTGGTTCAGCCAATAGTGCTATTCAAGCGACCAGCTCAGGTCTTTTATTCCAGATAGCTGGTAGCACAGTCGTTACTATTAACAGTACAGGTGCTGTTTTAGGAAATTTATCAGTTGGATCAACAGCTAATCCTAATACTATTTCAAACTCTACCAATGCTAATTTAATTTTAACAACACAAAGTTCAACTTATCCTGTAGAAATTAATGCAGTTGCTCAGTTGGACAACCAAGCAAGCACTCCTACTTATACTAGTGGTGGTACAAAATTATATTCTAGTACTACAATTGGCCCAGGAAGAACTGGATTGTATTTGGTCAATTCTACCGTACAAACCGCAGACGAATTAATTAGTAGAAACCGAGCAGTACTGCTAAGTATTTTACTATAAGGACATAACATGCCATTAACATCACAGATAATCGGAACAACAAACACAACAGTTTATACTAGTACCGTAACTAGTCCTCAAATTGGTAATGCTATTACTTGTATGATTGTTTGCAACACAAGTGGATCAACTGCATCAAATTTAACATTGTATGCAGTTCCTAACAATGGCGGATCAGTAGGTACTGCTAGTACTTCTAATATGATCATTAATGCTCTTGCAGTGCCTGCGGGTGAAACTGTAAGTTTAGATCAAGAGAAATTAGTTTTGAGTTCAAACGACACAATCGTAGCAGTTAGCAGTCAGGCTAGCACTTTGAATATAACCATAAGCACATTGCCAGTATAATGAGATTTCTTAAACAACAAACTCTTAGTCGTCGTGCAATTTTTGATACTACTGTATATTCAGATACAGCAAATGCCAACGTCTATATAAGTCCTACCGGTGCAGGAAGCCTAGTACTTCCTAACGGCACAACTACACAACGTCCAGGTAGTCCAACATCTGGTATGATGCGTTATAATACAACAACTAACGAAGCAGAAATTTATCAAGGTAGTACGTGGAGAGCTTTGCGTTTTAAAGAGGCTACACAAATTGTTCAACAAAATTTAGGTGCTGGAGATAGTTCTAGTACATACTTTGGACCTTTGAATCCAGTATATTACAATCCAACAAATAAATCAAGCGATGTTACAAACTTTGGTGCACAAAATGTTTTAGTCTATGTTGAAAACATTCCTCAGTTGTCAGGTATCAATTATACAGTTGTTCAAAATCCTACAATCATAGATGGAACTTATACACCAACATTGAGTGTGGCTGCACCAAGTGGTTCGACAACATTATATTTTAATACAAGTGCTAATGCATCTGGTGCAAGTTGGTCAGGTAGTGTGGCAACATTAACCTTTACTGGTTATTCATGGGTACCGTTTGCAGTTGGTGCAACTATCACTGTGACAGGATTTACTCCAAGCGGATACAACGGAGTCTTTACAGTAACAGCTAGTACAAGTTCTAGTGTTAGCTATGCATTGGCAAGTAACCCTGGAGCAGGAACAGTACCGGGAACAATTACAACTAGCGGAACAACTAATGGTTATGCAACGTTTGTAGCAAGTCAAAGTACAACTGTAACTGCTGGTTCATTTATTCTAGGAACAACTTATACAATTACTTCAGCAGGTACTACAAACTTTACATTAATTGGCGCGGCTAACAGCAACGTTGGTACAAGTTTTGTGGCAACTGGCGTAGGTAGTGGTACAGGTACCGCAACAACTGTTACTGGAGATATATCTGGAGCAACAGTAACAGGTACAAATATTCAAGCAAGCACTATAATAACAGCATTCACAACAGATCCAAACACAGATGCATTGACCAGTATTACAATCAACAAAGCAACTACAACAAGCACATTGGCAGTTAATACACAAATTACAATTACTAGTTCAAGTACACTTGAGTCTGGTTATTATTTGCAATTTACTGCACCAGTACCTTACGGAAAAACAGTTATTGCATTACTTGGCTTTGACCAGTAATTAGGAGCCTACCATGGGGCGAGAACTAGGTAGAATTAGCGGTCCGTTATTATCGGACAATTTATTACGTAACGGTAATAACCTCGCCATTGACACTCAAGTTTTGTTTTTAGATGTTAATAACAAACGTGTCGGATTTAATACAACTACACCAGTTAACGATCTTTATACTCCTACTGCAATAGATTCGGTCGGATTAACAGTTGATTCTACTGCCGACCTTGGCAATTTTGTCATTAGTACAAATAATATTCAAAATGCTGTTGGCAATATTACTGTTAGTGGAACAACGGTTACTCCTGGTTTAACTACAAATAACCTATATTTACGTAGTAATATTATTGGTAATAATGTTGCAAATGACAACATTAATATTACTGCGAACGGTTCAGGGTCAATCAATTTATCTAACGGAAATTCTAGTGTTCAAGTTACAGTGAGCGGAAATTTACATGCTACTGGAAATGTAACTTTTGATGGAAATTTAACTTTAGGTACTAGCAATAGTAACACTATCAGTTTTACAGGCGAAATTAATAGTAATATTTTACCATCAACTACTAACACCTATACGCTAGGATCTAATACAAATCAATGGAACAATGTTTATACAAATTCTTTTAGTGTAGGATCTACTACAGTTCCTACAACATCTGCTACTACATTTAATGGCGGACAATTAAGTTTTAATGGTAGTACAATTACTAATACTACAGCCAGTACAAACACACAAATTTTGCCTACTGGTACTGGTATAATTAGCCTAAACGGCACTCAGTTTACAGCAGTAAATCAAAATAGTATTACAAATCCATCGACGGGTGCGTTTCAATTTGTTCCAACGAGTAACGGATATTTCCAGTTTGGCGGTACGGATGGGGTAGCAATTCCGGCAGGAACAACAGCCCAAAGACCATTCAACGCTACTATAGGAATGATAAGATTTAATACAACTTTGGGCTATGGGGAATTTTTTAATGGCGGATCCTGGCAAGCCATTGGCGGAGCCAGTGCTACCCTAAGCCTTTCTCAAGTACAAACTATTATGCTTACAGATGCCATAATATTCGGCAGATAATAACCCAAAAATTAAAAACAGCTAAATACATTGATTACGAAAAATGACCAATTTTTCGTATGGTTAAACAGTGGTAAACCCGCTAAGAGCGTCCAGCTGAAAAAGTGGTTAACCGTGAAACACGGGGTATACGGGAGCGTAAATGGCTGTTGGTCGAATTTCAGGTCCGCTCTTAAAGGATAATTTGCTTCGTAACGGGGTCAATTTAGCCTTTGAGACGAGCCTTCTCTATTTGGATGTTAATAACAGCCGCGTGGGCATCAACACCGCCACGCCCACTAACGATTTGTCAGTTAATGGGACAACCCGTACTACCAATTTATACATTAGCGGATCAAGTACACTAGGTAATATTACTGTTTCTGGCAGTACAATTTCAAGTACTAACGGTACAATTACATTTACACCTAGTGGTGGCACTCCATCAGTTAACATGACAACTGCCAACATTGGCGATTTGTCACTTAGTGGAAATACTATCAGTAGTATTAATACTAATGAAGCAATTAATATTACAGCCAACGGAACTGGTGTTATTAATCTTAACAATAATGTATTGGTAAATGGTAATTTGCATGCAACTGGCAATATTACAGCCGACGGAAACATTAATCTTGGTGCCGCAACAAACGATACTATTACTTTTACAGGTGAAGTTAATAGTAATATTTTACCATCAACTACAAACACATATAATTTAGGCGCAAGTAATTTAACTTGGGCAAACGTTTATACAGCAGGATTAACAACCAGCACATTTAATGCTACAACATTAAACACAACTACATTTAATACAAGTAATTTAATAATTTCTGGAAGTACTATTCAAGCTACTGGAACCAACACTAGCATCTACTTTAACTCAACAGGTTCAGGCGGTATTGTATTTGGAAATTTACAATTTACTAATAATACTCTTACAAATATTAGTCCCAATGCTGTAACACAATTTACACAAACTGTTAGCAATGCCAGTTTTGTAGGAACTATCACACCTGGTACACCAATTGCTACAAGTTCTACTATAACAGGTTCTGTATTGACATTGGCAGTTGCTCCTTTCTGGCCAGCAGGCGGAAGTATTGCAATGACAGGTAGTCCACAGTATCTAAGCATGAGTCCTGGATTAATTCTTGGTACAGGTGCATATACTGCCGAAGCATGGTTTTATATGACCAGCGGCACTAGCGGAGTAATTCTAGGCGGGTCAAATAATTATGGATATGGATTAATTATTAATTCATTAACTAGCATTACTACATCAACTTATAACACAACAACTAATACATACACAGTTCCTACAATTAGTTTAAACACATGGAATCATGTGGCAGCCACACGTAACAGTAGTGGTATAGAGACTATATTTTTAAATGGAACACGCTCAAGTAGTGGTACAACATCTAACAATTTAAATTATCAAGGATATATGTCTTTGGTAGGCGAACAAGGTAATACAAATTACTTTAAAGGCAATTTGACTAATATTAGAGTTGTAATTGGTAGCAATGTTTACGATCCAACACAGACAACCATCACCGTACCAAATACAACATTAACAGCCGTAGCCAACACAAAATTGTTATTAACAGCTTTAACACCAGGCGCATTTACAACAGATACTTCTGGTCCAAGCGGATATCAAACATTGACCAATAACGGAACTGCATTTGCAATAGCAACTCCATATGCAAGCGGAACTCCTACACTAGTTCCTGGAATGTCTTTGTCAGGAACTGGCATTACAACCGGAACATACATAGTAAGTAATATATCAGGAACTGGTTCAAGCTCTAGTAGTACATGGTACATCAGTTCAAATTATTCAAGTACTATTGCAATCGAAACCATTCTTGCAACACCAATCGTATTGAACGTAACTAGTGTAAATAGTGGAACAATTATTCCAGGCATGGGTATAAGCGGAGGTAGTGGTGCTAACACAATTCTTGCAAATTCAGGTATTGTTGCCAATTTGTCAGGAACAGGCGGCACAGGAACTTATTATGTTGCACCAAGTCAAACTATAACTTCCGTAACTATTGCAGGAACAAGTCAAGGATATTTTCAATTTACCGGAACAAACGGTGTTGTAATTCCAGTAGGAACCAGTGGCAACTATCCTATAACACTTTACGAAACAACAGGCATGCTTCGATTTAATACTCAACAACAATATGTTGAAGTATATAACGGATCAGGTTGGGGAAGTGTTGCAGGTAGTAGTTCAGGCGTAACAACAGCAACAGCAAATTCAATTGGCGCAGGTCTAGCGATCGCACTAGGATAATATATGGGAACAGTATTTAAAAACGTATTAAACACAGGGCTAGGAACAACTCCTACAACAGTAGTAACAACTAACGGTAGTGCTACTACTACTGTAATTGGCATGAGTTTAACTAACACAACATCTAGTATTATACAAGCTAGCGTACAGTTACAAGATACTGTGGCAGGTACTACAGCATATTTTATAAACAATCTCACCATACCTCCCAATAGTAGTGCTAGGGTAATTACTGGCGGTGAAAAATTAAATCTAGGACCATTAACTTATGTTATAGTTACTTCAAATCTTGCTAGTAGTATAGATTTAGTAATGAGTTGGGTTGAGATCAGTTAAGGATAACTATTATGGCATATACTATTGGTACAGAACTTAATTTAAATGACAGTTTAGGCGAAGGAAATCCTAGATATTTCTACGGACTACAACGTTTAGATGATGGTACTCTTTATTTTTATAAAATCGATCAGCTAACATCTGTCACAACTCTAACTGTAAATGTTCCAGGTCCTAATACTGGAAATTTTGAACAGTTTGAGTACGGTGTCGATTTCTTCGACGGACGTTTGGCAACAGATCACAGTCGTCCTTATCCTAATTTACAGTTTGATCAATATCGCTGGGATAATAAAAATTGTTATTATTTTTTAGATAACCAAGGCGAATTATGTGTTCAGATCAATCAGGTATATAACTATACTGGCGCACAAACAATATCATTAGGTTAATAGGAACATTATATAATGGCACAAGAATTTAAAATTGGTAGATTACGTTTTATATGGTCAGGAGCATGGACTACTGGCACACAATATGCAAAAGATAGTGTTGTCGGTTATCAAGGAAAAACATATTCATGCGTAACACCTAATACAGCAAGTTCAAATTTTTACACAGATCTTAATAATGGACTTTGGAGTCTAATTTTAGATGGTAAACAATTTGATGGTCCTTGGCAGACAAATACATTTTATAGTTTAGGTAATATTGTTATATTTGGTGGATTTGTTTACTATTGTACAACTCCTCATACTTCAACAGCATTTAAGAGTCAACAGTCTAACTGGACACAATATACTCAATACCCGCAATGGTTATCAACATGGCAACCTAATACTGTTTATGGTGTCGGTGCTGTGGTACAATATGGTGGTATTGTTTATTCTTGTATAACTGGTCATACATCCACAGGTGCTTTGCAAGCCGTAGGCGCAGTTAGTACTGGAAGCCAAGTAACAATTACATTTACTCCTCAACCCGTTGTAATTTATGCAGTTGGTACAACTATAACTTTATCAGGATTTAATCCTACAATTATTAATGGTACTTATACAGTTGTTTCTAGTACACAAAGTAGTGTAACATTTGCATCACAAATTACAATCAATGGTACTATTGCAACTCCAGGTATCTCTACAGGTGTGTCGCAATTAGGACTAGAAGCCAATCAATCATCTTGGACAGTTCTAGATAGTAATTATAATTATGTTGGAGCATGGGCTGCCAATACAAGATATAAATTAAATGACATAGTGCAAGTGGGCGGAAGTTTATATGCCTGTACACAATACAATGTGTCTGGTATTGCATTTGCAACATCTACATATTGGATTGCTTATATTCCTGATCAACGATTTATTTCAGGATTTAACGTCGGTGTAACATACCAAATAGGAGACATTGTTACCTATGGTGGCAATACATATATTAATAATACTGCTAGTAATAATAGCGGGTCCGCACCGTCAACTGACACAATAGACTGGACATTGCTAACACCAAATGGTAGTAGTCCGGTTGATTGGATTACAGGACAACTTTATCAAATTGGAACAGTGGTACGCAGACACGGTCTAGTATTCCAAGCTGTACAAGACAATACAAGTCAAGATCCAGCATCCTATTCTACTTCGGGTATCACTTATAACAGCACAGGCAGTAGCGGAACAACTGTAAATCTTAGTTCAACATCTGGTGTTCAAGTAGGTATGATAGCTCTAGGAGCTGGATTAACTTTAGGACAATCTGTTAATAGTATTATTTCTTCCCCAGTGGGAGTAACTTTAAATTATGCTCCTGATGGCACATTAATTAATGGACAAAATATTAATTTTGTTGGAATCAATTATCTTTATTGGAAATTAGTAATACCAGGCGGCATTTGGTACGGACGTTGGGCATCTGGAGCATCTTACATTGTAGGAGATCAGGTAATATGGGGCAACACAACATACCAATGTGATCAAAATCATACAGCATCTAATGCCAATCGTCCAGACTTGGATTCATTTAATACCTATTGGAAAATTTTAGCAGTTGGTGCAAGAAAAGAAGCATTAACATCGCAAGGCGATATTGAAACATTTAGCAACGGTGCATATTCTAACATTGCCATCGGTACAAGTGGCTATACTTTACGTGCTACTAATAATAATCCGACTTGGAGTCAAATTAACGTTGTTCCAAACGTGTTTTATGTGTCAGCATTAACTGGTATAGATGCGCCTGGCTATGGAAAAAACTGGGATCGCCCATGGAAAACTATTGCCTATGCGGCTGCCACAGTTGGTGCCGGCACACAAAACACCAACACAGTTGCTTTGATTACACAAAATAAATCTTGGATTCAAGCAGAGATGGTACAATGGGCACAGTATCAGATTAATAATAATATTAGTCCTTATAGTACAGCATACGCATTTAATTCAACTAAAGCGGCAAGAGATATTGGATTAATTATCGATGCCATCGCATACGATTTAGCTCGAGGTGGAAACAGTCAAAGTGTTGCAACGGCATTGGCTTATTTTGCATATGGATTGACAAGTACATTCTATAATACAGCAGTTGCGGCTGATATGCCATATTATCTTCCAATGTTAAACTACGCATTGACATTATTAACCGATGCAATAACACAAACAACTCCAGCATACAACTATCAAGTATTAAACAGCGTATCTCCAGTCATTTATCAAAATACTTCTGGATCAGCGGCAGAAGCTTCTGGCGCAAGTTCAGCAACAACATTGTTTAATTACATTTACAATGCGTTGGCTACACAAAGTACATCGTTGTTACCTGCACAAAATAGTGGAGTGTCTTGTGTTATTAATGTTAAAACTGGAACATATCTTGAATCGTTACCAATTGTTGTTCCGGCAAACGTTTCTATTATTGGAGATGAATTAAGAGGAGTAGTAGTTCTTCCAAAAACAAGTATCCAAACAACTTGCACAGCAACTACTACAGGAACAAATTTAATTACAGTTACTAGCACATCTGGATTAGTAGATCAAATGCCAATTCAATTTGCAGATACTACTATTCTTACCACATCCATTTATACTGGGTTTGGTGGAATTACTCCAGGCCAGACATATTATGTAATTGGGTCGACAATTACATCAAACCAATTTAGTGTAGCATTGAGTCCCACCACACAATTTATTGCAACAACAACTGCTAGTAGTCAGGTATTAACAGATGTTTCAAATATTATCGGCCTTGTGGTTGGTGCTACAATTACAGGTCCTGGTATACAAACAGGTACAACAATTACAGGTATAACTATTGCTCCTAGCAATTCTAGTTTGAATTCTATTTCAATTAGTTTACCAACGACTGTAACTGCAAGCAATGTATATTTGACATCTACTGGTGCAACATTATCTTTAACATCTGCAACAGGTACTATGACAGTATATGCAGGAGATTGTTTAAAAGACATGTTCCGTTGCCGCAATGGTACTAGCGTTCGTAATATGACATTGTCAGGTCTACAAGGAACATTGTTGGCACCAGATGCAAATAATATTCAGCATCCAAGTGGTGGTGCTTATACAGCATTAGATCCAGGACAAGGTCCTAACGATTCGACAGCTTGGATTATTCGTCGTAGTCCATTTATGGAAAATATTACAACATTTGGTAACGGATGTACAGGTAATAAAATCGATGGAACTTTGCATAACGGCGGTTACAAATCATTTACAAGTAACGACTTTACACAAGTTATTCAAGATGGCGTAGGCATTTGGTGTACAGGCCCCGGAGCATTGACCGAGTGTATTAGTGTGTTCTGTTATTTTGGATATACTGGTTATTTTGCTGAAGCAGGCGGTCGTATCCGTGCGGCCAACGGTAATAGTTCATACGGTAACTATGGTGTTATTAGTAGCGGATTTGATACCACTGAAGTTCCTATCACCGGCACAGTTTATAATCAATCGAGCCAAGTACAGGCAAGTGTGCAAAGTAGTTTAGGTGCGGCAGCCCAATTGATTAAATTAAATTATGCAAATGCAGGTAGTGCATATAATACAACATCGACAAATATGTTGTACTATAGTAATAACTATCTTGGACCAAATTGGGTATCTGACGGAAATATTATTTTTGACAAAACTTTTGCCGCTCCGACCGGCAACATTGAAGCATACACAATGATTGGTACTGGTGGTACTGGTACTGGCTACATCTATCAAAATATAACATTAAATCCAGCTGGAGCAAGTTATACTAATCTTCCATCTACAACAAATACGGGTACTGGTGGCGGAGCAACATTTAACGTAGTAGTTACTAGCACAGGATATACTGTTTCTGTAAACTACGGAGGAACCGGATACGCCGCAGGCAATACACTTACAATTTCAGGTGCATTGTTAGGAGGACTATCTGGTCTTAATAATTGTAATATCACAGTTAATACTGTAACAGGTAATGTTATTTCTTCGGTAGTTGCAACTGGAATTGTTCCAACAGGCAGTACACAAAGTTATACTGCTAGTGTTTATGTATATCAAGGAACTGCAACACAGCTTGATATCCAAGCAATCTATTCTGGATCTAGTACACGTACTAGTGCAATTAATTATAATTTTACTACTAACACAATTACTCCAACTAATTCTAACGGTGGATATTTACCAACACAATTTGGTTCACAAGTTACGCTAGTTGCTGGTTGGTATAGAATATGGTTTGCGTTCAACGACACAGCCGGCCTAAACAACACATTACAACTAAGAATATATCCAAAAGGTATCAATGGCGCTGTAGGACTTTATAATTATTTGTATGGTGCTCAAGTTGAAATTTCTAAACCTACACTTGCTCCAAGTTTTTATATTGAAAATACTGGTGTAAGCCGATATAGTGCGTATGCTTATTATAATGTAACTGGATCAGGAACAGGTGCATTATTAATTGGAGATGAACTAAGATCTAATAGTGTATTCCAAACATTAGTTACATCAGGTGGCTCGGGATATTTGACAGCAGGTAATAATGCACAAGGCGGAACAAATCAATACATTGTATTGGCTCAGTCTGATGTTAATCAACCAAGTAATTATATCGGTATGCGTGTGTTTATTCAAAGTGGTACAGGTGCAGGCCAATACGGATATATGGCTACTTACAATACTACAAGCAAATTGGCATACGTATTAAAAGAATCATTTACTCCGTTACAGATTGCAAGTAGTAGTGCAGTAACCAGTGCTTTTACTTTATCAGCAAATTCAACAACTAGTTTGTTATATCTAAACATGCCAGTTCAATTTGTTCCAACATACTATACAACTACTGTAACATCTACTTCTTTATCACAGACTACAGTAACTCAAGCTATTGGCGGAACAACTAATACACTTACATTAGCAAGTACAAATGGCTTGACTGTTAACATGCCTATCATATTTTCAGCAGGATCTGGCGCAATTTTCAGTACCATTACAGCAGGATATCAATATTATGTCTATGCTATTTTAAGTTCTACAACGATTCAAATTTCAACACAGGCATTTGGAACTGTTTGGCCGTTGACAAGCGGATCAGGAACTATGGTTATGAGTTTTACTTCGGGTAATAGTTATATCCAAGCCAGTACTACAAATATGGTTGTTAATTATCCTATAGCGTTTACAGGAACAGCTATCGGTGGACTAAGTATTGCTACTACATACTATATTAATGATATTATTGACAGCAATGATTTTACAATTTCTGCGGCAACATTTAATATTACAGTCACAGGTACAGTAAACAATACACTACAATGTGCATCAACAACTGGATTGCAAGTTTTAAATCCAATTATATTCACTGCGCCTGCTATTGCTGGAAGTGGTATTGCTGATACAACAAAATATTATATTAGTTCTATAGTAGACCAAACAGATTTTACTATATCTACATCAATTATAAACCAAACAGTATCTTCGACCAACGGAACAACTAATACTGTTGTGACATCTAGTACATCAGGATTTATAGTAGGACAACCTATTATATTCACAGGTACTACATTTGGAAATATTTTAGCAGAAACAGTTTATTATATTTTATCATTGGCAGGCGATGGTATTTCATTTACTATAAGTCAAACACTTGGAGGCGGTGTATTTGGTGTAACCACCGGAACAGGCAGTATGAGTTTACGTACTTGCCCAACACCTTTAACATTTACAGCCGTTACTGGTAGTAGCATGGTAGGTGTAACAACTAGCAAGAAATTATCAGTTAATTTGGGAATTGGCTCAATGACTGGTACATTCTCTACTACATTGTTTGGCGGAATTAGTTCAGGAACAACTTACTATATTGCAAGTATACCAACACCTGGTAATGGCGGGACATTTACAGTCAGTACTGCAATAAACAGTGTCGGTGTAGTAGTTCCAACTACAAAGAGTGGTACTATGAACTTAGCCGCAGTAGGCTGGGATCATGTAACATCTGGTTTTCCAATTGTTCCAAGTCTTGACTCTACATCAGTTTATTTTATCGAATCGAGACCTGCATTTAGTAGTCCAGGGTTTACACAAGCAGTTGCAGGTTCAACTATCACATTAGCATCTGGTATATACTGGAATGCAATAGCTTATGGAAATAATACGTTTGTAGCAATACCAAGTGCTAACGCTGTTGGAGCAACTTCGACAGACGGTAGCAACTGGTCGAATATGGTACTACCAAGTAGTGCCAGCTGGTCAAGTATTGCGTTTGGTAACAACTACTTTGTAGCAGTAAATTCTTCAAATGCCAACGTAATTTATTCAAACAATAATGGTTCTGGTTGGAGAACCAGCACTATGCCAAGCAATTCTCAGTGGACACAGATTGCATATGGAAACGGAAACTTTGTAGCTATTGGCGCTAGCGGCACCACTAGTGCGTATTCAACAAACTTTGGATTAAATTGGACTAACGGCCAGACTATTTCAACAGTAGCCGCAACTGGATTTACTGTTAGTGCAGGTACAGCTACCGTAGCTTTTGCTACACAACCTATTACACCTTTTGCAATTGGTTCAACTATTACACTATCTGGATTTACTCCTACTACAACAAGCGGTACAGTAAATGCTGTTAACACAACATTTGTAGTAACTGGTTGTACAACTAGCCAAGTACAATTTGCATTAACTGGAACATATAGTTCTGGAATTTTTGGAACTATATCCGGAGGAAATTCTGCTTACGGATTACCAATCAGCCAAACTTGGAACAGTTTAGCATACGGTAGTAATATTTTTGTTGCAATAGGTCCTGGATCTCTTACAGGCGCAAGAAGTGTTAACGGCGGCCAAACTTGGATATCAACTACATTGCCAACCGCCAGTGCATGGACTAGTATAGCATTTGGAAACGGCCGTTTCGTAGCAGTTGCCAATGACGGTTCACTAGCTATATACAGTTTTGATGGTATAACATGGTATCAGTCTAATCAAACAGTAGTTGCAAGTAGTGTAAAATACGGACAAGGTGTTTTTGTAGCAGTATACAACGGATCCACAACTGCATACACCAGTGAAAATGGTTTAGATTGGACTCCAAGAACTGTCACAAATGATCTGTACACTTCCTTGGCATTTGGTTTTACATCGACCAACGTTGGAGTGTTTACAACATTAAGTCAACAAAGCACAGGTAGTTTAATATCAGCTGGTTGCAGAGCTAAAGGTAGACCAAGTATAAGTTCTAATACTTTAAATGGTGTAAGCGAATTTGAACCTGGTTCAGGTTATGTCACACAAACTATTTCATCTTTTGCTACTGCCGTAGTAGGAGCAGGCACTGCTGTATTAACTTTCTCAGCAACACAAACAACAAATCCATTCCCTGCAGGTTCAACTATTGTAGTTACTGGATTTACTCCTACGGCTATTAACGGAACTTATATTGTAACTAATTCTTCTACATCATACGTGGCTTATTCGTTGTCAGGATCTTTTAGTTCTAGCATAAACGGATCAGTTTCTTCAAGCGTAACAATTACATTTACAGATCCAAACGTAACTAGTTTGGCTACAGTAACTCCTCGTGTAAGTAACGGTACATTAGGAGGTCCAACATTTGTTAATAAGGGGGCTGGATATAGTAATACAACAACACAGGTGGCAATTACAGGTAACGGATATGCAGATACATTCCAAACTGGATTAACTATTGTTATTAATAATTTAAGTTTGTTACCAAGTCAGGGATCAAACATTCAGTTTGCCGGTAATAATTCACAGGCTTATAAGATTACCAGTGCAGTCGCAGTATATGGAACAGTTGCTCCAAATATTCAAGCAAACATTTCAATAAGTCCAGCAATGACATTAGCATTAAGTCCTGTCAACGGAGCTGTAGCGACTATTCGTCAAAAATACAGTCAATGTCGTATTACAAATCACGACTTCCTATATATTGGTTCTGGGGATATAGTAAACTCATTATATCCATTAACAAATGACAGTGAATTAATTGTTAACAATCAAACAGTTGAAGTTAATTTTGGGCGTGTATTCTTTTCATCAACAGATCAGGACGGTAACTTCAAAGTTGGTAACTTGTTTGGTGTTCAACAAGCAACGGGTATCGTTACATTAAGTGCTAGCCAGTTTGGATTAACAGGATTGAGTACATTGAGCTTGGGTGGTATTAGCGTAGGCGGATCAGCCACTATTGTACAACAGTTTAGCACAGATGGCGCATTTACCGCTAATAGCGACAGTATTATCCCAACACAAAGAGCTATTAGAACTTACTTGGCTAGTCGTTTAAGTCAAGGTGGATCAAATACCTATACCGGACAAATGACAGCCGGTACAGTTGTAGTTGGTGGCGCACAGTATATTCGTTCAAGTATTCCTAACGGACAAGTAGGATCATCCGTTAAAATGTTGAATAAAGTGTATGTAGATGCCTACGGAGTAGACGGAAATATGATAGCTTTAGACTTCTTTATGAACAATAGTATACATAGAAGCTCAAGTCAGCAATAAGATAAATATTAATAGACCAGAGGAATGAAATAAGATGGCACAGTTTAAATTAGGTAGAATTAAGTTTGTTTACCAAGGTACATGGACTACAGGAACCGGATATGTTGTAGATGACGTCGTTACAGTCGGCGGCAGAACTTATATTTGTACAACAAGTAACACAGCAAGTGCTACTTTTGCAACAGATTTTAGTTCAGGGTACTGGAGTGTAGTTGCAGACGGAAGTCGATGGACTGGTAACTGGACAAATAATCAATACTATCTTGTAAACGATCAAGTATTATATGGCGGAGTTGTTTATCTATGTACGACTGCTCATACTAGTGCTTCTTCTACAGCTACCATAACACCAACAGCCGCAACTGCTAATGGTACTACAGCAACACTTACATTTACAGCATTAAGTTCAAATATTCAACCATTTTTAGTTGGTGCAAGTATAACTGTTTCAGGATTTTCAGCACAAACTGGATTTAACGGAACATTTACAGTAACAGCATGTACAGCTACTACAGTTAGTTATGCTCTTGCTCAGTCATTGACTGGTACCGTAATGGGTACTGTTAGCGGTACAGGCACCCTAGGACTTGAAGTTAATCAAAGTAACTGGACATCATTTGCCAGCAGTTTTAACTGGACAGGTGCATGGACAATTAATACACGTTACAAATATAATGACTTAGTAAGCTACGGTGGTTTAAATTATATTTGTAATACAGCTCATGTTAGTGCAAATACAACTACACTTGGATTAGAAGCTAATCAAAGTTCATGGACTGTATTCAATACAGGAGTAGCATATCAAGGACTTTGGAACGGTAACAGTACACATTATCGTATTAATGATATTGTAAAATACGGTGCAAGTCTTTGGATTTGTACAACAGCACACACTAGTTCTGGCACATTTGCCTCAGCAAACTTTAGTGTTTTTGTTAATGGTTTAGAATATGTGTCAGGCGGAAATAATGCTTGGGTCGGTTCTATCACATTAACTGCGGCTAGTGCATCAGGCGGTACTGCAACATTATCTTTTGCTACACAATCTGCTATACCATTTGCAGTTGGTCAAAGTATAACAGTCAGTGGAGTTACACCAAGTTCATTTAATGGTACATTTATCGTAACTGGAACTCCAACAACAACTCAAGTATCGTATGCATTGGCTGGATCATTGACAGGATCGGTCTTTGGTACTGTTGCCGCTAACTATGTTACAGGCGACATCGTTTCTTACGGCGGAAATTTATATACTGCAATAGCAAGTAACACAGCTACCACACCTAGTACAGGCACAGCCAGCTGGCAAGTTTTCAGTACAGGTTTTAGTTTCCAAGGTGATTGGTCAGGTCTTACAAGTTATAAAATTGGACAAGTAGTTCGTTTAGGTGGCTATACATATATGGCCATGGCAGATAATGCACAGCAAACTATTATTGCTAATCAAACATCTAGCGGTAGTAATTCTGTAAGTGTTTCAGCAACAGGTAGCTTGGTTGCAAACTTGCCAATTGTATTTTCTGGTACAAGTTTTGGTAACATTGTATCTGGTACAACATACTATGTCGGTACTATCATTGATAGTACACATATCACATTGCTTACAAGTTCAGGCGGTTCAACACTTGCAGTAACTAATGCCACAGGATCATTAACTGGTACAACACAAAGTCAACCTCCGTTCAGTACATATTGGACTCGACTAAATGCAGGTATACGCTGGAACGCTGGAACAACTCAGTCTTATAATGGATTAAGCGGAACAAATATAACAGCCGCAGGTTCAGGCGCACAATTTAACGTAACAACAAGTGGAACAACATATTCGGTAACTGTTAAATCTGGATCACAAGGTACTGGTTATAGTGCAAGTACAACATTAAAGATTTTAGGAACACAAGTTGGCGGTATCAGTCCAGCTAATGATATTACTATTACTATAACAGGTGTAACTGCTGGTGCAATTAACTTATCAAGCGGTATTACATGGACTGGTTATAGTGTTACTTGGATTACTGCATCAAACTATGTTTTAGGTGATGTAGTTTATTTTGGTGCAAACAGTTATATTTGTGTGTCTGCACATACTTCTGCATCTGGTAATCGTCCAGATGCAGACACAACTGGCACATACTGGAATTTATTAGCTAGCGGTGCTGAAAGTGCTGTGTTAACAACACAAGGTGATTTAGCCTATTACGGAACAAACGGTCCTACTCGTTTACCAGTTGGTACCGACGGACAAATTTTACGTGTTGGCGGAACAATTCCATCTTGGGCATATTACGGACAAATTAATAATATTGTTTATGTTAGTTCAACTACTGGTGTGGATTCCTTAGGAGCCAGTCAAGGTACAACTATTGATAAACCATGGGCAACTATTAGATATGCGTGTTATCAAATTGAAAATGGTTATTTAAATACTAATACCACAGGATTATTATCTATTAATAAACAATTCATGTTGAAAGAAATCAACAACTATGTTTATTATTCATACAGTTTTAACGTAACAGGTACGTCAGTTCAAACAATTACAGTAGGCGGTACTAGTTCAATAGCACAGACTGTGACCACCAATATGTATTCTGGAATGCCTATTGTGTTTACACAAACATCAGGTAATATTGTTGCAGGTACAACATATTTTGTTGCTCAAGTGATAAATTCAACTTCATTTAATATTGCAACAACCTATGCTAACGCAACTGCGGCAAGTCCTACATTGTTTACAGTAGGCACAGGTTCTGCAAACATCGGTACTTACAGTTACAATCAAGCTAAAACAGAACGCGATACCGGAACAGTTATTGATGGTTTGTTATTTGATATCGGCCGTGGCGGCAACTACAAAACAACAACTAATGCATTGGCATATTTTGCAAATTCCACAACCTTTGCAACTAATGTGAATGCATATGATATTCCTCCATTTGTATCAGCATTGAATTATTTGAATACATTAGCAACAAACTATGTATTAACAAACACATCGGCCGCAGTAAGCTATCAAAGTACAGTATGGCCAGGTGTAACTATTACTGGTGCTAGCGGTACTGGCGCAGTTGCAACAATTACATTTGCAACACAACCTTATGTTTATCCTGTTGGACAATTTATTACAGTTGCAGGGGTCAACCCAAGCGGATATAACGGCACATACATTGTTGTTGCAAGTACATTAACAAGTGTAAGTTATGCAAGCACAACAACTACTTCTTATGTAAGTGGCGGTACAGTTAACGTTGCACGAGCAACACAACAAATCAATACAGGATATACAGCAGAACTTACTGGTGTTGCAAGAGTAGCTAATTTAATTTCAATTATCACTAGCCCACTGACTCTTGGTTATACAACAAACGTACAGCCAGCGGCTACACCAAACACAACTATTTTTGTTAAGACAGGAACATATAATGAAGTACTACCAATTGTAGTTCCATCATACACTTCTATTATCGGTGACGAATTACGTGGTACCGTAGTTCAACCAGCAGGTCCAAATTTGAATATGATTAATGATAAAACAAGATCAATCAATTCGTTAACACGTATTCAAAGTTTAATTCCAAATTTATTACAAAATACTGCAATTACACCAACATCGGGTAATACTCAGTATTTGACTGTAACAGGTGCAAGCGGTACTGGTTCTGTTGCAACATTAACTTTTGCATCACAGACATCTGCACCATTTAACGTAAATCAATATATTACTGTAACTAGTGTAAACCCTTCTGGTTATAACGGAAGTTACATTGTAACTGCTGTAACAACTAATAGTGTGAGTTATACTTCCACTACTTCTGCATCTTATGTAAGTGGCGGAGTTGTAAGTGGCCAAGCTACTGGATTACCAGCAGGCGATGTAGGAAGCACAACCGTAGTTAATCAAATTAACACAAGTGTTAGTTTAATTAATGATATGATTTATAACGGTCTTCCAAAGACTCCTGCAATCACTATCCCACAATTAACTGGATACAATACAAGTTATCTAGTAGGATTTGGATACGGTATAACACAGATTCAAAATAACTATTTGTTTATCAAAGCAGAAATTGCCGCATATCTAAATACATATTATAGTAGCGTGTGGACAACATTTGGCGGTACAAACCAAACAGAAACATTACGTGATATCGGTTTCGTATTAGATGGCCTACAGTACGATATGACTTATGGTTGTAATAATCAAAGTATTATTAATGGTAGCTCTTATTACAGTTTACAAATTCCACAAATCTTAGCATCATACAATGCCGCAACTGTTGGAGCACTACAACGTTTACAAGCAATTATCAGTCAGATAGTTACAGGTACAAGTGTAACAGCAACAAGCGGTAACTCTGTAACGCAGTCAACTGGCGGTTCAGCAGGTTCAGCCGCAGCCGCAAGTTTTGCCGCAGGCCGCGTTGGTGATGTAATTTACTGGTTACAAAATGCTACAAGTAATGCAACTACATTAACACTAGTCGGTAGTGTGAGTGGTACAACTTTAACTGTTACTTCAGGAACAGGTAATGGAATTTATATTGGTTCTATGTTAACTGGTACAGGTGTTGTGGCAGGTACATATATTGTTAATCAATTAACAAGTTCTGCAAGTGCAACAGCGGCTACAACATTAGCCAGCGGAGGATCAGCTGGTACTAATACATTTGTGGTTTCAAGTGCAACAGGTATTGCGGCAGGACAATTAATTACAGGTACTAACCTTCCAGCTGGATCTTATGTTAGCTCATCATATATTAGCGGAACAAGTATTACCGTAGTTAATGCGTTTGGTGCTCCACAAAACTTTACGTCAACTGGCGGTACAGGTGCATACTTATTCTATCCAGCTAACGGTGCAGGTACTTATACGTTGAGTACTAGTGGCAATACTGGTACAACATTTACAGCATTGTCAACATTCACACCAGTAACAAGCGGTGCGTATGCCTTAGTAACCAATCAATACTTACAAACAGCATATAATAATTTAATTGCAAGACAAACCGAAATTGCAAGCGATGCTCAAGTTTGGGTTCAAAAATATTATCAAGCATATCCAATCAGTCAATCATTAACTCAACGCGATGCTGGTTATATTGCATTGGCATTAGCTTGGGATGTTTTATTTGGTACTAACTTTAATAGTATTGCATGCGGTCGTGCATTTAATCGTTTAAACGCAAGTGCGTTGGCATTAGTGGCAAATACAAACCAAGAATTGAATGCAACAACCGGTGCAATAACATTTATTGGATTTAAAGCAAAACAAATTGCAAGTGCAGGTTCGACAGTTCAAGCACAAACATTGATTGATGATATCGTAACTAAGATCAATGGACAAGTAGCGTTTAATACTGTTGGTTCAGCAATTCTTGCAGGTACACAGACTATTGCCTATGGTACAGCAGACGTAATTACTGTAACAACATCGGGCGGTACAGCTACATTCTCAGTATCGTTGACTCCAGCAACTACTGGACAAACTATCACATACATTACTGCTGGTGGTTTAGCAACATTTAGTAGTGCTCAAACATTAGTTAAAGGTACATCTGTTACTCTTGCGGCAGCCGCAGGCGGTATGTCAGCAGGCACATATTATGTAACAACTGGTGTAAACAACAGTTTTACTGTAAGTTTATCTAGCAGTTATGCAAATGCAGTGGCGGGAACACCTGGTTCATTTACAGGTGGTACAGTTACTGGAGCAGTTGGCGTAGTAACTATTGGTACATACTATAATACTATCGCATCTGTAACAGTAACATCTGGTGGTAACTGGAACAACACAAGTTTATACAGTGCCGCACAAGCAACAACAACTACAAGTTCAGGACAAGGTTTAACATTGTCATTAGGATTTGTATCAAGTAGTTATTCAACTACAGTAGCTGGTGTACAAACATCTAGCAATATTGTAACACTTGGAAGTACAGCAGGTATGCCAACTAACATGCCAATTACATTCTCAGGTTTACCAGCTTTAGGTTCTGTAACAGCAACAGCTACTACAACAACCAGCAATTTAATTACAGTTGCAACTACAACAGGCTTATCAGTTGGACAGCAAGTGTACTTCACAGGTACAGTATTTGGTAATATTGTTCCAAGCCAGTTATACTATATTGCAAGTATCCCAACACCTGGAACTAACGGTACAATTACTGTTAGTTTAACATTTGGTGGCGGTAATGTGGCATTGATATCAGCAACTGGTACAATGACAATGGCATTCAATAACGCAGGCGGACTATGGAATAATACTACATACTGGATTAATTCATTGCAATCTGCCGCAACATTAAGCACATTGGCAATTACTAGTACAACAGGTGTATTCAGTTGTGCAACAAGTTCAGTAACATTAACAGTAGGACAGCCAGTTGTTATTACTGGTACGTTCTCAGCTGGTAGTATCACTGGTTATACTAGTGGTGCAACATATTATATTATTGGTAATCCAACATCAACAGCTTTCCAATTGTCAGCAACATTAGGCGGAAGTGCTGTAACATCAACAACATCAGGTGGAACAATTACTGGTATTACTGTAACAGTTCCTGCCGCAACATTAACATTGACCAACAGCTTTAAGAGTGGTACAGCATACACAATTACTAATACAGTAACTGGTATGTCAGCTACAACCACTGCTGGAGCAACAGTGACATGGCCATATTTAAATAATCCAATGATTAATGGTTCATTAACTTACAATGATAACGTTCTAACAATTCAAGGCACAGAAATTCTTCGTGCTAACATTCCATTCCTGGCCGCAGAAGCATCTGCTTATACAGTAGCAAGTTACGGCGGTACAGTATCCAGTATAACATCTGGTAGTGTTGTTAATACAAGTGGCGCACATAATTTATTAGTAAATGACCCAGTAGTGTTTACTGGTACTGTTGGTTCAAGCAATATTGTTGCTGGTACTACTTATTATGTTTTAACTGTGCCAAGCTCAACAACATTTACTATCAGTGCAACTCAATATGGCACAGGTACACAAACAACATTTACATTAGCAACAGGTTCGTTAGGAAGTTTAACTGTAGGCTACTACTATAACTATGCTAAGTGTGTACGCGATACAACAAACTTTATCAATGCGTTGATTTATGATATTAATTATACAGGTAACTGGAAATCAATGCGTGCCGCAGAACTTTATGTTAACGCGGTGGCAGGATCTACAACACAAAACTTCTATCTAGTAAGAAATGCATGTGGTATTCGTAATCAAACTATGAACGGATTGACTGGTGTTTTAAGTACAGCAAATGCTTATGGAACACGTCGACCAACAGCAGGTGCGTATGCAAGTTTAGATCCAGGCTTTGGACCAAACGATCAAAATGCATGGGTCTATGCACGTTCAACATTCGTACAAAATTGTACAATGTTCGGTTACGCTTGCGTTGGCGCCAAAGTTGACGGTGCATTGCATGCCGGTGGATACAAATCAATGGTTGCAAACGACTATACTTGTGTTATCGGCGATGGTATCGGTTGGTGGACAACTGGAACAGGTTCATTATCAGAACTTGTTTCAGTGTTTAACTACTACAGCTACGCTGGATACATGAGTGAATTAGGAGGACGCATTCGTGCTACTAACGGTAACAGTTCATATGGTACATACGGTGTAGTTGCCGAAGGTGTTGACACATTTGAAACTCCAATTTACGGTACTGTAAATAACAGAAGTTACGGACCTCAAGTTACTAACGTGGTTACAGATAGTACAACACAAATTTTACGTTTAGAATACGAAAATGCAGGTACAAACTACACCAATGCTATACCAACAATTAGTGGATCAGGTTATAACATTCTTTCTTTTGCAGATGAGTTCCGTGATGCTGGTGTATTTGAATCACGTTTAATTGACTTAAACAATGGTTTAGGTGTTGGCGGTTCAAGTTATGTAAGTTCTGTTAACGTAGGCCAAGGCGGTGCAGTAGGTTATATTACTATTGCGGCAGCCGACGTAGCATTGACTGGTTCATATAACGGAATGAAAGTACAAATTACTGCTGGTACAGGTGTTGGACAATATGCGTCAATACTAACTTATACTAACGGTAGTAAAATTGCACAAATTATTCGTACAACATTTGCAACCTTAACTGTTACCAGTTCAAGTACTACTGCATTAACTGTGGCAAGTACTGCAACATTATATGTTGGTATGCCAATTTACTTGAGTACAACCGCTACTAATATGAATTTGACTGCATATCAAGTTTATTATGTACAGGCTATTTCAAGTACAACTCAGTTTACACTAGCATTAACATCAGGCGGTTCTGCAATTACTGGTTTAACAGCAACTAGTGGACAAACAGTCAGCTTATATGCCGCTGGTTGGGATCATGTTGTACCAGGTACTCCTATAGTTAACACATTAGATTTAACTACAGCATATATTATTGAACCTTATGTTTCATTCACAGGTCCAGGTTATGCCGCAACAGCAAGAACATTACCAGCTACAGCAATCTGGTCAAGTATTACATACGGTGCTGGAAATTATGTAGCAATTGCCAATGGTAGTACATCGACTGCAATTAGCACTAACGGTAAAACATGGACTCCAGGTGGTGCATTAACAGCTTCTGCATTTACAAACGTTGTTTACGGTGGAGGTCAAAGTGCTGCCGCAACAGTAACACTAGGTGGATTTGGCGGATCTGGTGCTCAGTTGACAGCAGTGATTGGTACTGGAACAAGTTTAGGACAAGTAGTTGGAGTCAACGTAATTAACGGCGGTTACAACTATAATACTGCTCCATCATTATTGTTTACAGGTGGTGGCGGTACCGGTGCCCAAGGAACAGCAGTTGTTCTTAACGGAGTAATTCAATCAGTTATTATTACAGTTAATGGTTCTGGATATACTTCAGCACCGACTGTAACAGTTGTAACTAGTGCTATTACTGCGATTACTCCTATCACTTGGGGTAAAAATTATTTCAATAGCGGAAACGTTAGCGTAACAATCAGTGCTCCATTTAGTGGAACTGTTTGGAGTGGAAGTTCGAGTGCAACAAGTGGCTCATACTATTACTATTATAGTGGTGCAACTCAAGCTACAAACTATTACCTAGCAACATCGAGCGGAACATTTTCATCAACTGCTCCAACGTTTACAACAGGTACAGGATCTGCAGGAACATATGGTGTGTCATTGACATTCGTAGGTACTGCCGCAACTGCAACTCCAACATTGACAGATTACGGTGTCAGCAGTTACACAATTACTAACATTGGTTACGGTTATACTGCAACTCCTACTATTACAATATTAGATACTAGTGCTAAATTTGTTGCAATTTCTACAACAACTACAGCAACAGCTTATAGTACAGTAGCTAATTTAGGATCATCTTGGACTTCTGGTAACGCACTTCCATCCGCTGGATTTAACAGTTTAACTTATGGTAACGGAATTTATGTTGCAGTTGGTTACACTGGAACAACATCTAATGCCAGTGCTATTATTACATCTAGTCCAGACGGTGTTACATGGACTGGCAGAACAGCTCCAAGCGGTGCAACACAAGCGTTTACATCTGTGGCATTTGGCTGGACTGGACCAGGATCTAGTGCAACAACTACAGGTATGTTTGTAGCTATCGCAACTAACAGTACATCAACAGCTTACAGTACTAACGGTTTAACATGGACTACTGGTGGTGCATTACCGTCAGTTGCTAACTGGTCTAGCGTAACTTATGGTAACGGACGTTTTGTTGCAGTAGCCGCAGGTAGCAATATTGTTGCATACAGCAACAACGGTGGTGTAACTTGGTACTCAAGTGTAGCAAATAACGGTACATACTTACCATTAGCACAAAACTGGGGAATCTCATACGGAGAAGGACAGTTCTTTGCAACAGCAACAGGACCAACTCCTACAATGACAGCTACTACTTCAAGTGGTAACTTGATTACATTAAGCAGTACAGCCGGTTTGAACGTAGGAAATACTATTGTTCCAACAGCAGTGACTGAAACTACAGTGGCTAGTCAGACAATTAATGCAACAGCAATTGGATTGTCAACATCGTTTATTTCTAACGGTATTGCAGGCAACGCAGGTACAACATTAACTGCACCAGTTGGTTTAGGTCCGTTTGCACTAGGTATGTATTTGACTGGTTCAAATGTGACATCAGGAACTTACATTACTGGTAGCAATACATTTAATTCAACATCGTCAACGATTGCAGGATCTATATTGACCATTGGCGGTACAGTTACTGGTACTGGTACAACCAGTGCTTATAGTGTACAACCTGGAATGGCATTAACTGGCGCACAATTTAACACTACAAGTTCATACATTTGGAACACGTACTATCCAAGTGGTGTACAAACTGGTGTATTTGTACCAGCAGGTACAACTACTGGTGTAATTACAACAGGTAGTCAGTTGAGCGGTACAAATATAACTACTGGTGCTACTTATATTGTTTCAAATCCAACTACTTCAGGTAGCACAATTACTGGAACAGCATCTCCAAGCACAGTAGTTACATTCAACGGTAGTGTTTCTATAGTTAACGGACAAGGTATTTTAACTGTGTCTTCAACACCAAGCGGTGTTGGTATTCAACCAGGTTATATTCTAAGTGGTACAGGTGTTACAGCTGGCACAACTATTGTTGCACCATACGGTTCATCAACAACTCCAACTAGCTCAACCGGTCAGTGGATTGTCAGCGTAGCAACAGTAGTTAGTTCAACTGCATTGACAGGCACACCATATGTACTTACAACAACTGGTACTATCAACAATAATACATTAATACCAGGTATGGTATTGGCTAGTACAGGCGGTACTGGTACAATTACCGCTGGTACATATATTACTGGACAAATCAGTACTACAAGTAGTGCGGTAGGTACAGGTACAGGAGTAAGCGGAACAATTGGTACTACTACACTAGTAATATCTGGTTCATCGACTGGATTCGCTGTAGGACAATTAATTACTGGCGGTAGTTTGTTCTATAACACTTATGTAGTTGCTGTTTCAGTTGCAACCAACACAACAATTACATTAAGTCAGCCATTATATGCAACAATCGGTGGCGGAACATACAACGGTTATATTCCTGGTACTGCTGGACAATACTTTATTAGCACTACTAGTTTAGTAACCAGTGTTACTGTAACCGGTAATGCATGGGTAGCTAACACTGGCTCATTAGTTCCATCTACAACAATAACAGGCGGATTGACTGCTTATATTGCATATCAAAATACAAGCTCTGCAAGTGCAGTAGCAAGTCCAAGTTGGGCATCTGGTGGTACTATTGGTGCAAGTTCTTTTGTTGTTAATACTGGAACAGGTATCGTAGCAGGCCAATTAATTATTGGTACAGGCATCCCATCAGGAACAGTAGTAGCAAGTTCATATGTTCCTGGTAGTACAACAGTTCCATTAGCCGTGGGAGTCGCAGGAGGCGCGGCGGCAACTATTGCTGGGTCAAATGCTACTGGTACTTATAACTTCTATACAGCAGGCGGAACTGGTACATACACATTGAATACTAGTGCATTAACTATTTCAAGTGCTCAGACAATTGGCGGACAAAGCTGGACAATTACTCCAAGTCAAACAGCGGCAGCTGGTGCAATCACTGGTACACAAAATACAATTACAGTTGGAAACACAGCCGGTATGTCAGTGGGCGAACCAATAGTGTTTACGAGTAATATTGTTAGCACAACATTGACTACAACAGCCGCTACTGGTAACTTGTTAACAGTTGGTACAACTGTTGGTATGGCGGTAGGTGCTCCAGTCGTGTTTACAGCAGTGACCCAAACTGGTAATATTACTTCTACATCTAGTACTGGTAACACAATTACATTGAACTCAACTACTGGTTTAGTACAAGGTGAAACTATTGTGTTCACAGCAGTTAGTCAAACAACTACATTAACTGCTACAACTAACGGATCATTTACATTATCAAGTTCTAGTATTACTAACAGTATATTAACTGTTGGTACTTTGAGTGCAGGTACAATCACTCCAGGAGCTGTTATTTCAGGTGGTAGTATTCCTGCTGGAACATATATTATATCAAATATATCTGGTAGTGGTAACGGTAGTACTTGGAACGTAAGTACAAGTTCAGGATTTACACAAACTAGTACAAGTATTACAGGTACATTAAACATTATCACTGTTAACTCTAACAGCGGTATGTTAATTGGTGAAACATTTACAGTTGCTACTAACGTAGGTAACTTGATTTCAGGTAACACATATTATATTACTAAAACTATTAGTACTAACCAGCTTGCTGTAGGTACTGTGTATGGTGCCACAAGTGATTTGACTTTAGTAACAACTACTGGTCAAAGTGTTAGCGTAACAGCTGGTGCGACATTAGGCGGCGGTAATTTAACAGCTAGTACTACATTCTATATCACTAGTGTAGCAGGCAGTAATATTACAATTAGTACAGTATACAATGGTTCATCGGTAACTATTGCTAACGGTACAGGTGTATGGACATTTGTAGCAGGTGCCGCTTTTGGTAGTATTACAAGCGGTACAACATACTACGTTACAAGCATTCCAACTCCGGGTGTAAACGGTACAATCACTGTAAGTACAACTTATGGCGGTTCTAACTTAACTGTAACAAACGGAAATGGATCATGGTCAGTAACTGAAGGTGCAACATTTGGTGGATTAACATCCGGCTCGACATATTTCATTACTGAAATTGTTGGAAGTACACTAATATCAGTAAGTACAATTTATGGTGGAACCAATGCGGTAGTTACTAACGCTGGCGGATCTTGGACTGCACAAGCAGGTTCATTATTTGGTAACTTGATTTCAGGTAATACATACTATATTGCTAGTATTGCAGGCAATCAGATTACTGTAAGTGCAAGTAGTACTTTATCTCCAGTAATTACATTAGTTAATGACACAGGTGCATGGACAAGTACAATTGGTACAAACATCGCGGCAACAAGTTGGGACGGTATCAACTGGACACAGCAAACATTGCCAACATACGCAAGTTGGATCACTCCATCATTTGGTAATCCATTAGTTACAACAACTGGTTACACACCACTATGGGTAACCGCAAGTAACCAATCTGGTACAGTAGCGGCAAGTATTCATACCGGTGCAACACCGTTGGCACGTACAAAAGTAGCTAGTGGTGCTTTAACTGAAATACGTATGATTGAACCAGGCAGTGGATTTGCTAAAGGTGTTGTTACTGGAACTACGTATGTTGCTGGTACAACAGTTACCGTAACAGCCGTATCTGGAAATTCAATTACAATCGGTGCAACCAATTTAACAATTGGCCAACCAATTACATTTGCTACTGGGTTTGGTAACGTAGTTGCAAACACAACTTATTATGTACAAGTAACAAGTTCAGGTACAACACTAACTATCAGTTCAACTTATTATGGTAGTCCATTTAATGCAGGTACTGCAAGTAGCATATCAGTAGCTGGTACAGTTGGACCATTGAATTTAATTACTGTAGATCAAACAGAAAACATGTATAATCTACAACCAATTGAATTCAATACTGTAAGCTCTGGCGGATTAAGCACACAAACAACTTACTATGTAATTGGATCAACAATTCAATCTACTACATTCCAAGTTGCAACTTCATCTGCATTGGCAACAATTGGTACTAGTGTTACATTAACAACAAGTACTCCAACTGGTATGCAATATACAACAGGACCAACATTAACTATTACCGATCCTAACCAAGTTAACAAAGCACCAACTCGTGTACGTACAGGTGATGGTGTGTTAGGTAACCCAAGTTTCCCATGTCGTGGTGCTGGAAATGCAACAGCAACAGCAAGTATTACTGGCGATGGATATGCTGATATCTACCAGAATACAGCATTTATTAACGTTGCTAATTTATATGCATTACCTGCCGCAGGTGCTAACGTACAGTTCAGCAGTATTTCTAACGCATGGTACAAACTAGTTGCTACAAGTAATCAATTAGGACAAGCAGGTAACTATACTGCTACATTCCAAGTAAGTCCAAGTCTAACAACTTATCTTGCTCCACCGAACGGTGCATTGATTACTACAAGATTGAAATACAGTCAAACACGTTTAACTGGACATGACTTCTTGTATGTTGGCTCAGGTAACCAAACACAAACTAACTATCCAAACGTTACTGATGCAAATGCAATTCAGGCTAACCAAACATATCCAAATATTGGTGGTCGCGTATTCTTTACATCAACTGACCAAGACGGTAACTTTAACGTTGGTAACTTGTTTGGAGTTCAACAAGCGACTGGTACAGCTACATTGAATGCCAACGCATTTAACTTAGCTGGATTACAGAGTTTGACACTAGGTTCAGTAAGTTTAGGTGTAAATAGTGCAACGATTACGCAATTTAGTACAGATCCGTACTTTACTGCTAATAGTGACAATATTTTACCAACACAAAAAGCTATTAAATCTTACATCACAGCCCAAATTGGTGGCGGATCAAGTAGTTTGAACGTAAATACACTAACGGCAGGACAGATATACATAGCTGGTAATACTATTAGTAACCTAAATGGTAATCAAATTTATGTTAGCAGTAAGATGCTGTTCACAGGCGGAATTGACGGTGCTCCTGTAGCTACCGTATTCTTCTTATCAAGATAAAATAAAAACGGAGAAATAACATGGCAGGATCAGGAAATAAAGCAACGACACAATTGAACGCAGGTACACAGTCTACTTATTCGTTAATCTATACAGTACCAACCGGTTACTACGGTGTTTATAACATTTCATTTACAAACACTACAGCTTCTGCGGCAACTATTAGATTATATATAGGTGCAAGTACTGCGGCATCTCAGGTTGCCAGTGAAGCATATGAATACTTAACAACAGTAGTTGGTTATGGTGTGTTTGAACGTACAGGAATTGTAATGGCAGCTGGTGCAAACATTGTTGCTAGCTCAAGCGTTGCTGGTGTAAACGTTAACGTTTACGGAATTGAAACATCGACATCATAATTAGTATAAGAGAGAATAAAACATGGCACGTTATAATACATCGCTGGCAACAGAAATTGTTTCCGGAGCACAAACTCTGTTAACACCTGCACAAGGTGGTTACACAGAATTTCAAGGATCTGCACCGTACACGGTGGTTATCCCAGGACCAACATTATTTTTAGGACAGTCGCAAAGTTATTTTAACAACACTAGTGGTGTTGTTACACTTTCTGCTCCTAGCGGATATATTGCTGGTAGTCCTAGTTCTCCGGTGTTTAACGGACCAGGTGGTTCTAGTACAAACTTATTGGCCATGCCAGCAGGATCTAGTTGTATTATTGGATCTGATGGTACTAACTATAGTATAATTACATTCCCAGGCGGTAATCAATTTGGTATTAACGGAACTTTTTCAGCTGATTTGATTAGTACCAATACTGGTACCACCAATATCTACAATACAAATACTCAGACAGTTAACTTTGCAGGCGCGGCAACTAGTATCAATATTGGTTCTAGCACTGGTACAACTACTATTAACAATCAATTGTTAGTAAAAGGCGGAACAGTTGTTCTTAACTCTAGTTCAGTACGTACAGAAGATAAAAATATTGAAATTGGATATGTTAATCCAGTTACTTATGGTGGCGGTACTGTTACAACTATCGGTGGTGCGTTAGGCGGTAGTACAACATTTACAAGTATTACTGGTACAAAAGTAACTGGTGCAGGTACATACAGTGGTGTTGGACAATTTGCTACAAGTGGTAGCGGATCGGGTGCAACTTTTAACATCACTACAACTGGGTCAGGTACAACTTATACTGGTGTAACTACAATTACATTGGTTAATCCAGGAAGTAACTATGCAATCAATGATACAATTACTATTGGTGGTAACTTACTTGGTGGTACTAATAGTCCTAACAACTTAACATTCACTGTAAGCAACGTTAACTACAGTCCTTGGATTGCAACTATTACCGGTATGCCCAACACTACCAACTTGGTAAACGGTCAAGCTGTTAGTGCAACTAACGGTACAGGTAGTTTAGGCGGCGGCGGTACAAGTTATGTAATAAGCAACATTGTAAGTGGAACTAGTATTCAGGTAACAGTAACAGGCGGCACAACTCCTGTAGCTGGTACAATTACAGCTATTACTCCAGGTAGTGCTGATACATTTGCCAACGGCGGCGGCATATTATTATATGGAACTAGTAATCACACATTACAATGGGCAAGCAGTACATTAGGTCCAACAAGCGGTGGCGGTAACCCAGCTTGGGTTAGTTCAGAAGGGTTGTATATCAATACTTCTAATACATTTGGTATTCAAAGTGGTAGCAACGTTAACTTTAACTTATTGACCAACGGTCAAGCTACTGGTACTGTTAACATTGCAACCAACGCTGGTACAGGTAACTTGTTTACTGGAGCAAGTTCAGCAGTTAACATTGGTGCTAGCGGTGGTACTGCTACAATCAGCAACACTAACTTTACAGTTGGACAGTCTGGTGGTACAGTTACTTTTAACGGTATTACAACTTTCACAATGAATAGCGTAACAGCGTTTAACTTAACTGGCGGCGGTACAATGAATGCTGGTAGTACATATGGTTATTTTAGTTCGCTAGGCGTTGGTACTAACACTAACGGTGGTGGTGGTACAATTTATGCGGCAAACAACATTGTTGCTTACTACTCAGATGACAGATTAAAGACACGTTTGGGCAAAATTGAAGATGCTCTTGCTAAGTTAGAAACATTAAATGGTTTTTACTTTGAAGCTAACCAAACTGCTCAGGATTTGGGATATACTGTTCAACGTGAAGTTGGAGTTTCTGCTCAAGAAGTTAATGCAATCCTGCCAGAAATTATCAAACCAGCTCCAATCGACGCTAAGTACATGACAGTTCAGTACGAAAAGTTATTACCATTAGTGATTGAAGCAGTTAAGGAATTGTCAAGCCAAGTTAAAGAATTAAAAGCACAGATTAACAAGGAATAAACGATGACAACTCCTTCAAGTCCTATTTATATTAGTCAAATTGACGGCGAAATTGGACTGCCTAACAGCAGTCCATACAGCAATTTGAGTAATCTTAATGGATATGTAATTCCAGGACAACGTGATAGTTACCCAACTATGAACGAAATGCGTAACAGAGCATACTATCGTTCAAATAACAAGGGTAATTGCAACAACGGAAATTGTCCAAATAATTGTAATTGTGGTAACATTTGCTGTACAAACTGTTATAATTGTAATAACATCAATTGCACAAATTGCGATGGTCAAAACTGGTTACAAAACAACTGTAATTGCAACTGCACTTACAACTGTAACATTAATACCAACGTATATTATAACTGTAATTGTAACTGTAATTGTAACTGTAACTGTAACTGCTAATATACCACAAGGAATCTTATGATTTTTGAAATACTGACAGAAAAGTTTGGATCAAACCCACCTGATCTAAGAACGTTCTTCTATGACAACGAAAAAAATGTCTTAAGCGATGAAACAGGATTCGTCTATGAGTATCCCGATGCTTATGCAAATAATTTTGAAAATCGAGTACCATACAAACCATTTGATAAAGATCGTCCTTTAATTAAATCTCGCAGTACTAATCACGTAAAAATTCAACTAGGATTAAGTTGTAATTATAGTTGTGATTATTGCAGTCAAAAATTTGTGGAACGCCCACGTGAAACTAATGCTAAAGACATTGAAAATTTTATGGAAATGTTTAAGACTTTAGAGTTTAACGAAGAAGACGGTTTACGAGTTGAATTTTGGGGAGGTGAACCTTTAGTTTACTGGAAGACATTAAAACCCCTGGCCGAAGCAGTAGCAGAATTTTTTAAAGATTGGAGAAAGAAACCAGTTTTTAGTATTATTACTAATGGTAGTATTTTAACAGAAGAAATCTGTGCTTGGCTATACAGTATGGAATTCCATGTAGCTATCAGTCATGACGGGCCAGGACAACATGTACGCGGACCAGATCCATTTGCAGATCCTAAGAAACGTGAAATTATTTTAGATTTATACCAGATTTTGCGTCCTTTAAATCGCATCAGTTTTAACTCAATGTTAAACAGACAAAATCTTAGTCGTAAAGCTATATTTGATTATTTTATTAATTTTACAAATGATCCCAATGTTAGTTTAGGTGAAGGTACCTTTGTAGATGCATATGATGCCGATGGCCTACAACACAGTTTACAAACTAAACAAGATCATTTCGAATTTAGAAAAATCGCGTTCGGAGAAATTTACGGATCTAACGGTGAAATCGGCTTTGGCAACATATTACAAAAAGTTGATAATTTCACAGAATCAGTATTGACCCATCAGCAAGCAGACTATTTAGGTCAAAAATGCGGCATGGATGACGAAAGAACCGTTGCATTTGATTTAAACGGCAATGTAATTACTTGCCAAAATGTCAGTGCTATCGAAATTAACAAAAACGGAGAACCTCACTTAGGTGGTAAGATTACTGAGATCGAGGACGTAAAAATTACTACTAGTACACACTGGAGTAATCGTGCAGAATGTCCAAGTTGTCCAGTGTTGCATATTTGTAAAGGTGCATGTATGTTCCTTTCAGATGAATTCTGGACTACAAGTTGCAATAACGCCTATAGCGATAACGTACCATTGTTTGCCGCAAGTATTGAAAAAATAACAGGTGGTTATGTTCCTTACCATATTAAGGGCAAAGGATTACCATTAGAGCGCCAAGATATCTGGGGCGGTGTATTCAAACACGAAGAAGAAAAGAAAAAAATAATACCTATTAAGATTGTCAGTGAAAAAGTTGCTGTAATCGACAATGTCGAAGTTTACGGTAAGAGTTCCTTGATAAATACTGAACAGGAATAAGGAATAGCAGATCATGAATTTAACTCAAAATTTAATACAGTTTCAACATTCGCAGTTGATAGCACTAGATATAAAATTTACTGACACTGGATTTCAGTGGACAGTATTTGATGCCTATAAAAAATCAGAATTGCAGTTGGAATGGGCTAGTTTAGCAGATAATACCGTTACTGCTAGAAAAGTAGCCGGAGTTAGATATCCAAGCCCTGCTGACGAATTTGCATGGGAAACAGAAACACATAGAGTTTATAGTCAAACTTCAGGAGTCTATCCTGGTGTAACAGCAGGAATTTCTGGAGAAATAAATTGGACAGATATTACCAACAATGAGGGATTTTCAGATCATGCTATTTTTGCAATCACTCACCCAGCTGACCAAGTTACTGTAAGAAATTTAAATGTAAGATACGTTCAACAAACTGCTTTGAATACAAGAACAGGTATCCCATTATACAATTTAGTAGCCAATTCACAACTACATAAGAAAAATCCAGTTAGGGCAATGTCTTTGCAAAAGAATAGTCCTATGATTTTAATTTCTATTCCGTTTGCAGAAATGAATCCATCAGATTGGAACATGATGGTTGCGTTGGGCGATAGCGATCCTGGCCTAGTAAGAATATCGTCAGGCGAACAATTCACAAATGTAATCACCGACGAGCTTGGCAGAATCGTATATACTATGCCAAAAGTTTATTTTACAAATAAGACTGCTACTGTCAGCCCAGACGGCTATGTCGATTTACCGTTTTACTTAGGAACTCCTACCGATTTAAATCCCCCAGCAAAAACAAGCTCTGAGCATGGATTGCCTATAACGGATCACAATGCAACTATATATTTAAAAACTACGGCAGGTCACTTGAATAAACAACAAGTACAAACAGTCAACGGTGTAGGAACTGTTCGTTTAATTGCAACACATCTTGTTCCAGGTGACACTATCACAGTAAGTTGTGGTTTTCAATATTGGTCAGGATCAGACGACTGCGTTATAACCGTACAATAAGGTTTTTATGAAAATAGGCATTATAGGTAGTGGTACCGCCAGCGCCGTTTCATTACTTGCAATTTTTGATAAATTTAAATTCCATAGATGCAAACACATAGATGTGTATTGCATATACAATCCTGACATTCCTGTAACTACTGTGGGCGAAAGTACTAGCCCTATAATGCCTAGTTTACTTTATCATGCTATTGATTTTTCTGTTACTGAAGAATTAAAAGAGTTCGATGGTACCCTTCGCTGGGGTACTCGTTACTACTGGGAAGATATTAATGATAAAAATTTCCTAGTAAGGCATGGACATACAGGATTGCATGTCAACAGTGAAAAATTTAGCGGATTTGTTATCAACAAACTTGATAAATTATACGATAATTTTTTTCAAATACACGGTAATGTCTCAGACATAACACAAGATCATACTCACGTATCGATATTAGTCGACGGAGTGCAACATAAATTTGACTATATCATCGATTGTAGAGGATCACCGTCGGCCGAAGAAATGGATAGTGGACTATACGAATTTCCAAAATTTGAAACAGTTAACTCAGTAATACTATTTCCTGACTTTAAAGAGTATAACGAAGATTTAACAAGTGCATATCCACATGACGACGGCTGGATGTTTGGAGTACCATTAACTCATCGTAAAGCCTTTGGTTATCTATATAATAAAAATATAACAACTCAGGAAGAAGCGATTGAAAAATTTTCTAAATTAAAAAATATTGATGCTAGTAAATTAAGAAAATTTAGCTGGAGACAGTATTATAAAAAAGAAGCAATGAATGGACGCATATTATCCATGGGTAACAGACTATATTTTCTTGAACCTGCACAAGCATTGCCGTTACATTTTTATATAAATTTGTCTGTAGAGTTTATTGAAACATTAATTAAAGGTACTAATTTACAAACACCGCATTTTAATAGAGGAATTAATACTTCTTATCTTAAAAGTATGGAAGATATGTTGAATTTAGTTGCACTAAACTATGTAGGTCCTTGCAAAAAAGATACGCCTTTCTGGAATACAGTCACAGCACTGGCTAAAGAACGTTTACAAACATCGGAAAGATTTCAAAAATATGTAAGATTGTGTCAGCAGACTGGAGAATACGAGCAGTATTGGGCACACAATTCAGCCTTGATGAAAGAATATATCGAAGGCTTTGATATTAAACTAGATCAACTAAGTCAAATATAGTTTGTAATTTGGTACGAATAGTTTTACTGTTAAAACTATTACGTAGTCCTTGATGTAAGGGTTTAGGTGTGCGATCTACAGTAGTCCAAGCCCAACCAATGTGTTCGTCACTCAAGACAGGAACAAACTCGTTATCTATTACACACAAATAAGTATGAAAATTAAATACTTTATCGTTACTGACAAATGTTTCTAATGGGATTGTTTTAATTATTTTAGGCACTGCACCTATTTCTTCTTTAATTTCGCGTTGAAGACCTTGCCAAGGTGTTTCACCTATGATGTTTGTCCCGCCGACTAATCCCCACGTGCCTTCGTGTTTACCGTGACTTTTTTGAAGTAATAAAAATCGTTGTGTAGATTTAGCATAAAATAATGCACCACTACAAACTATTCTATCTTTTACAATATTATTTTCCATTGGCCCACACCATATTCACCTTCAAAGCTCTTGACCCATGCAACCCCGTTCCACAAGTACTGAACTCCAGTGTATATATTCGTTTGCCATACCATAGTGTCTGATTCTAGAGCGGCATGAAAAATAACTTGCCATACTGAACCAGTATATTCTATAATGTCATTAGCATTAGCTACTAAACTGCCCCATACGACAGCAGGATTTGTATTAGTCGTGTTGCCTATATCTTCAATAATTAGATAACGTGTACCTGCTATTGGGTTGTTAGGTGTATAAGTTTGAGGATTAATAATGGCATCAAAAGTACCAGGGCTGTTTGGTCGATAACTAGTAGCGGCATTGTAATCTTTTACATCTGTACTTAAAAATCCGTTACTATCAATTCCAGTATTGCTAGTCAATGTATCTGTATTATAATTAATTTGTAAAATTGCAGGATTTGTAGGATTAATAGCAATAGTACCTATAACGTAAGTCCCATTTGGTTGCAACAAATACAACATACTAGAACCTGCAACATATTTTCCGGGGAATAAATTGAATACACTTTCCCAACTTTGAGGATTACTGATCGGAGTAGGAATAGTCAACGTCGGTTCTGGAGGATTAACACCTCCTCCTGATTCTAACAAAGTTGCCTGGCCGTCGTATACTGCTATAGGAAATCCTGTAACTGTAACATTTTCAGTAGCAAGCAAATTGCTAAATGACGGACTAGTGCCATCAGATTGTAGTGCAGGATCTATTCCTAATCCTTCAACATACCCAGACGGATAAGTTCCTTCGGACCCATAGACACTTGTAATAATTTTTGTAATAACACCAAGATGTTTGACCTTAACTGGAGGACTAATCCAGATAGGAGAATCTAAACTTAATGTTGCTATATCAATAGGAGTATCATTGCCGACAGGAACTTGTCTACTATCCCAAACGATATCTCCTAAATTAAGAACTGATAAACTAGTCCAGTCAATATAGTTGTCTGTGGTTTGCAATTCTAAACTAGGGTTGAATAACACTAGTATTTGTTCTAATATTTGTAATTTTTGATCAGTACTGCTAGTCCAAATATCGCATTTCATCTTTAATTGAAAAGGAGTAGGCATCAAGCGTTCAACTGTATAATTACGTCCTTGATTTCCGGTATAATTATTTCCGTTAATATCTCTTTCGCGAAAATGCAACTTGCCTACATAAGTTTGATCAGCTAACCTATTTCTATCTAGTTCTAAACCAGTTACATACACACTTATACGTGGAATACTATTAACAGCATTTTCACTGTTTTGACGTATGATGCTGGCCACTTGACGATCTGCATCGCCGTACATTACGGGTACTTGATGTAGTGTTCCATCTCCATATTTGACCACAAAATTACTGAGCACTCGTATAGTTTGTGTCAAATATCTTCTTACTTGTCCGTCATAAAACCACTGCATTATAGATCCGCCCTAGGTTTGAGAGCAGTTGATAAACTTGATCGTTGTGCATCTCGTGTATTATATAGTGTAACTGTCCATTGACCAGCAGTAGGTATGGTTTGTTGCGTGTTGTTTATAGTTGGCAATGTGATTCTTAAACAAGTTGTTTGTATTCCTGCTGGACTTGTATACAAATATGAACTATACATTGTCGGATAATCACTTAATGCATATTCTAATTGCGTTACACCAAATTTAAATACTACATAAGGAATAGCATTGTTTGTTGCATACAATATTCTAGTATTGATTTGTGTGTCGCCCAGTGCTAATGAAATCACATCACTTGATACTTGATCATTATAGGTATAATTTGTATTGTTGATAAAGCCAGTTTTTAATGTTGATCTTGTATCATTATTAGTCATATTCATTCTAACCGCATCTTCTACTTTAATCCATGCACTGCTTGGTCCGTCAAAACGAAATAATCTGTTAGGTAAGAAATCTGTTCTCAAGAAAAAATCATCTGTGCCTGGGTTTTCGGGAAATTGTATACCAAACCCAAATGCATTACCATTGGCAGGATACCCATTACCAATTAAATATCCTGTGTATCCAGGACGAACTGGTTTAGCATTGTTTTCATTAGCAAGATAATTGATTTGGCTTGCATCTAATGTAGTTTCGTCAGCAGTCTCTAGTAAGGGTTTTCCAGTGGTTGGATCTACAGCCAAGGTGTAGAATTGTCTAGTTTCATATCCGCTCATAGGAGAATCTGCTTCTGCCTGTGCAACTATTTGTTGATTAATTTCCATCTCTTTGTTGAATGTACTCAACAAGTCTTTAAGAGTAACGTTAGCTCCAACAATTGGATCGCCATTGGCATCTGTAGCGGCTTGATTAAAAATTGATTGAAATTGTTGTTGATCGTTGATACGTTTAAGTTTTAATCTATATAGATGCGGAAACCACGTAACACTAAATCCTTCACTTGCACGGCCTACATCGGTAACTTGATAATATCTAGGTAAACTTACATCAAAATCGTTTAGAGCAAAATCGTCACGTAGATGCGGCAATTCTAAAACATCTCCGCTAATAGGTTTACGTCCAATAGTTTTAATAATGTCATTAATATGAACAGTCATATACAACGTATCGTTATCAATAAACAATCCAAATTGACTTAAATTAAAATCAATATTCTGTACGTTATACATGCCTCTAATTCTATACACTTCAGTTTCATACTTACTATCGCGATTTTCTAAAAAAAGCAAATCTTGAATGTTAGTAACATTATCATTTGGATAAAATGGCTGTTCGGCAGTGGCATTGGCTTCCTGGGTATTTGCACCCAACAATTTGTGCCAATAAACATCGGTTCCACCTACTGTGAACATTTCGCTAGCTTGACGATCTATAAATTGATAGTCGTTGCCTTTTTCTGGTTTGTATAAGGATAATCGTGGCATATTGATATTTATCGTTAGCTAAATATAGTAAGAGGACAAAAATATGGACGATTTGCCATCAAGTACGCAAAGCAATTCTACTCAAGAGCGAAATAAAGTGTTTGATTATATCAAAACTATGCTGGGTGACGGCATGATTGATGTAGAGCTAGATAATAAACATCTAGAAATTGCGTTAGATCGTGCATTAAACCGCTATCGTCAACGTAGTCCAAATGCTGTAGAAGAAAGCTATTTGTTTTTAGAACTAATACAGGATCAAAATGAATACAGATTACCTGACGAAGTTATTACGGTACGTCAGGTATTTCGTCGTGCTATCGGTTCCCGTACCGGTATTGGTGCTGGCGGCACATTATTTGAACCATTTAATTTGGCCTATACAAATACCTATTTAATGTCAGGTAGTATGATGGGCGGTCTAGCAACTTATGATGCGTTTGCTGGATATCAAAAGTTAGTAGGTCGTATGTTCGGTAGCTATATTGAATTTTTATGGAAACCAACTACGCATATTTTAAATATTTTACAACGTCCTTTTGCCCAGGGTGAACAGATTCTTGTTCAAAGTTATAACTATCGTCCTGATTGGGTTTTACTACAGGATGTCTATGCTAAACAATGGTTAAAAGATTATGCACTTGCCACCGCCAAAGGTATGCTAGGGGAAGCTCGTAGCAAATTTGGTAGCATTGCAGGTCCTGGAAGTCCTATTACTTTAAATGGAACCGCTTTGCTAACTGATTCAAAAGCTGAATTAGAAAAATTAGACAAAGAGATTGAGAATCTAATTTCTGGCGGAACGGGCTATTACTTTATAACTGGTTAAGAAATTTCTTGACCTTGTAATAAAACTGTTATATACTAGAGCTAATATTAGGGGGCTCTATGATTATAGGTGTGTGTGGTTTTATTGGATCAGGCAAGGATACTATTGCTGATTATCTTACTAACTTTCACGGATTTAGACGAGAATCGTTTGCAAATTCATTAAAAGATGCAGTGGCACAAGTGTTTGGTTGGGACCGTACTATGCTGGAAGGCCGCACTAAACAAGCTCGTGAATGGCGCGAACAAGTAGATCCGTGGTGGGCAGAACGTTTAAGTATGCCAGAATTAACTCCACGCTGGGTATTACAATACTGGGGTACCGAAGTTTGTCGCAAGGCTTTCCATGATGATATTTGGATTGCTTCATTAGAGAATAAACTACGCAACTCAAAAGATGACATAGTTATTAGTGACTGCCGTTTTCCTAATGAAATTAAATCAATTAAAGATGCCGGCGGAATTGTTATTCGTGTAAAGCGTGGTCCAGAACCCGACTGGTATCGAGATGCCGCTGATATGAACGCTGGCGACAAATGTATAAATTGGATGCTAGCTAAAACTAGAATGGAAAAACTAGGAATTCATGCTAGTGAAACTGCTTGGGTTGGAACTAAGTTTGATTATGTGTTTTCTAATGATAGTAGCATTGATGATTTATACGCTCAAGTAAAAACTCTCATAAATCCGGAACAAGATCCCCTTGCCGCCATTGAACACCTTCTCGATGAAGAACCCGTTGACAATTGGCGCACACAGTCTTTAAGTTAGTTTGTTTACAATTATCTAAATTTCCATCAATGTGGAACACATTAAATACTTCTTTGTGCGGGCTTTTAAACCCGCATTTGTCGCAAGTATGTTTTAGTTTGTATCCAGCCTGCTGCCATCTAGGCAGTTTGACACCTCGTAGGCAGTTACCGCACAGGCTTCTGTAATAAGTCTGTCCGTTTTTATAATAATTGATGGCTACCGGTGCCCTTCCGCATGAACATAATGGTCTCATATTTTATTTAAGCCTTTTTAGAGCCTTTTTGTAGGCTTATATAAGCATTGATTTACCAAAATGCCATAAATACATTAAGAACATGTACTCATGGAGATAACACAATGGCTCAATTAAGTTCACCTGGAATTAGCGTAACCGTAGTTAACGAATCGTTCTACACGCCTTCTGCACCAGGTACCGTACCCCTTATCGTAGTTGCTACTCAAGCAAACAAAATGAATTCAGCTGGAACAGGTATTGCTCCAGGCACACTAGCGGCAAATGCTGGAAACGTATACCTGTTGACAAGTCAAGCAGACTTAGGCGCAACATTTGGTGTACCATACTTTCAAACAGATGCTAGCAACAATCCTATCAATGCAAGCGAAATTAATGAATACGGTCTACAAGCCGCTTACAGTTTCTTAGGTGTTAGCAGTCAAGCATACGTTGTTCGTGCCAATGTTGATACAAGTCAATTAATTGGTTCAGCATCAGTTCCAGTAGGACTTCCATCAAATGGTACATACTGGTGGGATACTGCAACAACAAGTTTTGGTGTTTTCCAATGGAACGCAAGTGCAGTTACAGCAACTAACGGTCAAAGTTTTGTAGTACAAAATCCAGCAGTAATTAACGCAGGATCTGGTCTATACAATACTGGAACTTTTGCTCCAAATCCAAGTTTTGGTGCTGTCGGTAGTTATGCAGTTGTAACAGCTACAACACTAGCTCAGTTATGGTACAAACAATATAATACTGCCAACGACGGCACAGGTGGAGCATCCGCCGCCGCAAGCACAGCTGGCACATGGGTACAAGTTGGTTCAACAGCTTGGGCCGCAAGTATGCCAACTGCTACAAGTACAGTAGCATCCACAGCCGCAACAGTTAGTAGTAGCGATACATTAATTGTTAATGGATACACAGTAACTGGTGCAACAACATACGCTGGATTAGTAACAGCATTAGGTTCACATGTATCTGGTGTAACAGCAAGTGTAATCAACGGTTATTTGAATTTATATTCAACAGGTGCTAACATTGTATTAAGTGGTACACTAACCAGTACAAACAAAATTATTGCCGCTGGGACATACTATGCTCCTACAGTGACTATTGCTCCACACTATCAAGTTCCTAACTATGGTTCTTATACAAATTCAGGTAGTGTTAACGGTTACCCAACTGGTTCTATCTGGATTAAAACAACTCCAGTAAACCAAGGTGCTAATTTTGACATCGAACTATATAATTCAACAACAGCAAGTTGGATTCGTCAAGCTGTAGGTCAGTTATTTGCAAGCAATCAAGCGGCAATGGCAACATTAGATCCAACAGGCGGCGGTATTAATATTCCAGTTGGACAAGTATATGTAAAATATAACGATGATGAAATCACAAATCCAACTTATGTAAATTACAAAATTTATCAACGTTTATCAACAGGTATAACAAGTTCAACTAGTGCTATTATAACAAATAGTACATTTGGTTCAAGCTCATTTACATTTGCTCTTTCATCTAGCCAAGTTGGTTCAGCAACATTACCAAGTTATGTAACAGTTAGTTTTACAACAACTGGCAGTGCTAGCTCTGATGCAAACGCATTGGCAGCCGCAATTAACACAGCAGTAGTTCCATTGGCAAACGTTGTGGCAACTGTAACAAGTACAAATCAAGTTACAATTACCCATACGCAAGGCGGTGACATTAGAATCCAAGACGGTACTAATTTACCTATTGGTAAAATATTTACTGTAGGAACTAATAATGAATTTTATGCTGATCCATCCGGAACAGCAAACTACTATATCATTACTGCATGGGCGGCAGCCAATAGTAGCGGTACTGCATTGGTTACACCTAGTGCAACAGCACCTTCAACATTACCAGTTAACGGACAATTATGGTATAATAGTTCAATCACTGATGTAGATATTTTAATCAATGATGGTACACATTGGAGAGGTTATACTTCAACTGCTGGTAAAGTTGTTGTTAACCAGGGTGTTGGATATACAAATAATTATACACAAACTGATGCTAACGGTCCAATCATTAGTTCAACACAACCAACTACTAACAGTACAGGCGGTGTACTACAACATGGTGATTTGTGGATTAATTCAAGTAATTTAGAAGCATGGCCAACAATTTATCGTTGGAATTTCTTAACAAAAGCATGGGTATTGATTAACAACACAGATCACACAACTAGTAATGGTATCATATTTGCCGATGCACGTTGGAGCGATGAAACATTAAATGCAAATACTGTAAAAACTGGTGCTGATACACTGGATTCGATTGCATTATTATTATCAAGCGACTTTGTTGACTTTGACGCTCCAAACGCACAATTATATCCAAAGGGAACTTTGTTGTATAATCTACGCCGTAGCAGTTTTAACGTTAAAAAGTACGTTTCAGGTTATGTAAACACACAAGCCTATAATACAAGCGTTACCGGTAACCCAGTAATGACTTACTATTATCCAGATCGTTGGGTAACAGATGCCGCTAATGATTATTTAGGTGTGGGCGTGTTTGGTCGTAAAGCTCAACGTGCTGTTGTTGTAGCGGCTTTAAATGCTACAATTAACGCTAATCAACAAATTCGTAACGAAGATAGTGTTACATTTAACTTATTAAGTTGCCCAGGATATTTAGAAACAACATCCGCATTGGTTAATTTAAATACTGGTCGTGGATTACTATCATTTATTGTAGCAGATGCTCCTGCACGTTTACCAAACGATGCAACAAGTTTAAGTAACTGGGGTAATAATACAAATAATGCAACAGGCGATGGCGAAGTTGGTCTAGTTACAACAGATGCAAATACTGGTGTATATTATCCATGGGGCTATACAACAGACTTATACGGTAATGACATCGTTGTTCCTCCAAGTCATATCATGTTGCGTACAATCGCATTAAGCGATAATGTTGCTTATCCTTGGTTTGCACCAGCAGGTGTACGTCGTGGTGGTGTAACAAATGCAAGTAGTGTAGGTTATGTAACTGCACAAACTGGTGTGTTTAATCCTATCGCATTGAATACTGGGCAACGTAACACATTAGCCACAATACAAGTTAACCCAATAACATACATTGGCGGTGTTGGACTTGTAGCATACGGACAATATACTCGTAGTTTAGTCGCAAGCAGTTTAAATCGTATCAATGTAGCACGTTTAGTAATTTACTTACGTTACCAGTTGAACGCCATTTCTAAACCATATGTATTTGAACCAAATGATACAATTACACGTAACGAAATTAAACAAGAAATTGAAAAATTGTTGCTTAACCTAACAGCTGAACGTGCCCTGTACGATTATATTGTTGTATGCGACACTTCAAACAATACTCCAAGCAGAATTGATGCTAATGAGTTGTATGTTGACATTGCAATCGAACCAGTTAAGTCTGTGGAATTCATCTACATTCCATTACGTCTTGAAAATACTGGCGCAATTGCCGGTTTAAGTGGCAAATAAGGAGAAATTAAATGGCAATCGCGGCACTATCAAATTTTACAGTACCACTAGCAAGTGATCAAAGTGCGGCTTCACAGGGCATGCTAATGCCTAAGTTGAAGTATCGTTTTAGAATTAACTTTGAAAACTTTGGTGTAAGTACTCCAACAACAGAACTAACAAAACAAGTTGCTGAAGCGGCTCGTCCACAAGTTGAATTTGAAGATCAAAAGATCGATATCTACAACAGTATTATTCATTATGCTGGCAAACCTAAGTGGAAAGCACTTACAGTTAAATTGCGTGATGATGTTACTGGTGCAGTTAGCAAATTGGTCGGTGAGCAGAACCAGAAACAGTTTGACTTTTTTGAACAAAGTTCAGCGGCAGCGGCTGGTGATTACAAGTTTACAATGCGTATTGAAATGTTAGACGGCGGTAACGGTTCTAATGTTCCTAACGTTTTAGAAACTTGGGAATTGTATGGATGTTATGTACAACAAACTAACTGGCAAGATTTAAAATACAGCGAGCAAGGTCCTGTAATGATTGATCTAACAATCCAGTTTGATAATGCAGTACAAACTGATCCAGTTCCTGCAATTGGTGCTCCTAAATCTGTACAAAAATCAGGTGCAAGTAGCGGTCATAACGCATTAGGTTCATAATAAAAATGCCTACACACGTAGGCTTTTTATTGACTATTCATTATGTACGTAGTTAATTATTTAAATAAATAATACTATGAGCTTTACATCTAACCGTAATTTACAAGCAAGTAACCATCTTTTTTTTAAAGATTGGCGCCACGCCTATAACACCTTTGTAACTGATCAATTCAGATTAGCGCCTAAAAGTAAATTTTTATTCCATGTTGCATTTGGCATCGATAATTCTACAGTTTATAATTTAAATTTAGTACAGCGTTACGGAAAAGAAATTAACTTGATGGTTAAAAGTGTTGATTTACCCCATTTCACAGTCAAGACTGACATGGCAAATCAATACAACAGAAAGAAAAATATTCAGTTCATACATGAACCCATGGAACTTGGAATAAAATTTCATGATGATAATATGGGACTGATTAATGCCCTGTGGCAAAATTATTACAACTATTATTATGCTGATCCAACTAGTGCAACTATACCCGGAGCATACAATAGAACTGCCACTAAAAACGCAAATTATATTCCGACAGCATACGGATTAGACAACGGTAGTACAGTTCCTTTTTTTAAGTACATTAAGATTTATCAAATGGCTAGACACGAATATGTACAATATACCCTAGCTAATCCTATTATCACTAGTTGGAATCATAATAAATTAGATTACAGTCAGCCAGGTACGCATGATTTTGATATGAAAATCAAATATGAAGCTGTAAGTTATAGTGTAGGAGCAGTATCCGAAGATAGCCCCGAAGGATTCGGAGAAGGGCATTATGATCACAGTCCGAGTTCTTTAAAAGGTATCAATCCAGATCCTAGTGTGCCAAATCCCAGTTTTGTAGAATCTTTAAATGTTAAGGGCAATGCGGCAAGTTTCCTTGACAGTGTGATTACACAGATTAATTCCTATCAAAACACACAACAACCAATTAATTCGAATGGTACTATGGGAATTATTGATTCAACTTCCAATAATAATGCAGGTGGGTTGAGTGGTTACAACTTTCCACAAAGTAACGATAACGATAACACAACCCAAGCTACCCAACAAAAACCAGGAGGATAATATATGATAGGAAATTTACCTTCGGCAACACAAAGCGGACCAACAAATGTTAAAACATTTTTTGATACGTATTATAATACTCCTGTAAGTTTTCCAGCGGCAGAGATCGACGCAACAATCGCATTTTTTGTCAAGCGTGGTTTTGATTATGCAGGTGCAAGTAGTACGGCAATTATATTATTAAATCAATCTAGAGTAGAAAACGTCAGTGTGTTTAGTTTGTTAGATAAACTAAAAAGTTTAACTGATGTGCAACTTAGCCAAGTGGTTGCACAGGTATTAAATGCTTACAGAGAAAAAACCAGTCTATTAGGTTTTAGAACTGCTCAAGTTACTGACACGTTTGAATCACGTAACATATTAGTATAATATGGCTAAATTTGCACGTGGAAAATTCACCATGAAACATCCAGAAAAGTATGTAGGTACTAAAACGCCTACTTACAGATCGAGTTGGGAATGGAGTTTTATGAATTTCTGCGACAACAACGAAAATGTGCAAAAATGGGCAAGTGAAGCTGTGCAGATTCCTTATAGAGATCCGCTAACTGATAGACAAACAGTTTATGTTCCTGATTTTTTTATACAGTATGTAGACCGACATAATCATGTCCTTACAGAACTAATTGAAATTAAACCAGCTAGCCAAACTATACTAGAACGTGTGGGCAAGAACAAGTACAACCAAGCACAGTTTGTTAAAAATCAAGCCAAATGGGCTGCCGCTGGACTATGGTGTAAACAACAAGGTATTAAATTTCGTATCCTTAATGAAAATGATATCTTCAGTCAAGTTTAAGCATAAGTAATAGTATGACTAAAAAACTTGAAGAAATCCTAAATCTTCCCGATAGTAAAAAAATCGTTAAACAGGAAGAAAAAGCACAAGCCAAAGCTGAACTTGCTCAGCCATTCCTTCGCGACATGAGTGAGTTTGATAAAATCTCAGCCGCGTTACCAGCGGTAAAAGGTCTAGGCGATATTGCCGATAATGAACTGGACGAACTAGCACAAAAAGCAAAAGATGCCTACGAAGATATCATGGATTTAGGCATGAACGTTGAAGCTAGATACAGTGCCAGATTGTTTGAAGTAGCCGCAGGTATGTTAGGACACGCTATCAGTGCTAAAAGTGCCAAATTAGATAAAAAGCTAAAGATGATTGATCTACAGCTCAAGAAACAAAAGTTAGACCAAGATACTAACGGTCATGATGAAGGTGTTACGATTCCAGGCGATGGAGTCATTATTTCGGATCGTAATAGCTTGTTAGAGAAATTAAAGAATTTAAAATAAATATAGTACTAGGATCAGACTATGAAATCATACAAAGAATATTTGACCGAAAGCAAAAAAGTTTACGAATTTAAAGTAAAAATTGCTGGAGATCACCCAGATAATGCTGTTGAGCAAATCAAAGGCTCTTTGAGCCAATTCCACGTTACTAAAGTTAATAAAGGAATTACAACACCAATTCAAGAACGTCACAGCGAATTTCCAGAGCACAAAAATGTTGGTATGACTATCTACGATGTTACTACAGATTATCCTGCAACTAGTTTACAAATTCGCGATATGGTTGCAACTGGCCTAGGCGTTACCCACAGCCACGTAATTGTACGCAACATGTGGGAAGAACGTGAACACGAAATTAATCACGAACACGATGAAAAAACTGGTAAAGCAGTTGGCGGAACTACTCAAGATCCTAGTGATCACAGCGACCTAGTTAACGACAAATACAAGTATGACTTGTTAAAAGAACTAGGTAAAGAAAAACACAACATGACACAAGTTAAAGGATTTAATGATCAAATTCTTGCTGAAAAAATGCCAGGTGTCGCAGAAGAATATAGAAAAGTTAAAGAATTTAACACAAACAAACCAGGGACAACTAGTACCATTGGTACTAAACAAAATAAACTCCCTAAATTGCCTAAGGGGACAAAATAATGCAACTATACGATTTAATGGCAAAATTAAAAAAGATTGAAGAAGGTGTTGAGCCACCAAATCATTACGGTGGTCAAGGACCAGAAGGTGCTAAATTTGACCTTTATATGCAACAACGTAAAAATCAGTTAGCGGCTCAGAAACCAAAAGAGGAAAGTGTTGAAGAATGTGGTGAAGGCCCACTTCCAATGATTGCACATGCCCAACAAAGTCAACAGGACAATGTTTCGATGAATGTTACTATGTCTGGTCAAGGATCTGGCGGTATTAAAGATCTGATGAGTATTCTACGTAATATTGAAAATGGTTCAAGCGAAAAAGAACCAGCTATGATCATTGGTAAAGATTCCAGCGAACACGATCATGAAGAGCCTATGATGGGTGATATGGTTGCAAGTATGTCTGCCGAAGAAGGACAAAGCGATATGAGTCCTCTTACAACAGATGAACGTGGTATGGAAGAAGAATTTGACGACGATGAAGAAACTTACGGTAATAGTGCTCAAGGATCAGCAGGTCATCATGTTCACGGTGTAGATGCTGTAACATTCAGCGGAGATGATATGAATAGTAAGGGTAAGATTAGTCCTATTCAACGTGCAGTTGGAACTAACCCATTACGTGAACCAAGTAATTTTGATGAAAGTCTAGTTAATAAACTTTCAGCAATGTACGAAGAAGTTAAACAAAAATCAATGAGCCGCAAAAGTGAAAAAATGTCTAAAAAAGATGTAAAAGAAAACGCTCATCACGATGATGATGAAGAGAAAAAGATTCGTCACCTAATGCGAAAATACGGTTGGAGTCATCAAGAAGCACTAGAGCATTATCACTATGAAGAACATGATCCTAAAGATTATGAAGACATGGAAGAATCTGCTAAATGGCGTGATCCTAAATACAAAGGCCAATTGTTTACTCAAAAGAAAGGCGACAGTGATGATTACGATAGCATAGATTACGGATACGGTATAAAAGAAAGACCTAAAAAAGATCCAGGTCAAAAACGATCTACATTTGACAGGGATACTGTATGGACAGATCCATTAGATACTAGAAGTAATTTACCTAAGCATCACAACGATCCTGAGAACTGGGGGCATGGTAGTATTTCTAGTAAAGGCGACTCAAAAGGAAAACTTACGGCCGATAGAAGAAAGCGTATGAAAAATGATATTCGAGGAAGTTTAGGACAACACCATACTCCAACCTTACCAGAACAGATGAATGAAAGTAAAGAATTAAATGCTATGCTAGCATTAAACAAAAGATTAAACGGTTAAGTTTCGTCGCAGTTAGCACCCTGTCCAAGGTGCCAAATAGACCCTCCGGGGTCTATTTTTTTGTGTAAATAAAGTTATGGCAAAATCACTAGACGGCGTCTTAACAAAGAAGGCGCATACAAAAGAAAAATTTACAGAACAACAAGTTCAAGATTTGTTGGAGTGTGCCAACCCCGAGACTGGCTATTTGCATTTTGCAAAACATTTCTTTCATATACAGCACCCTGTAAAAGGAAAGGTTAAATTTGAACCTTACAAATACCAAACAGGATTATTAAGTGCTTACCACAACTATCGTTTTAACATTAATATGTTGCCACGTCAAAGTGGAAAGACTACTTGTGCATCAGCGTACTTGTTATGGTATGCTATGTTTCATCCAGATCAGACTATTCTAATTGCCGCACACAAATACACAGGCGCACAGGAAATTATGCAACGTATTCGTTACGGATACGAATTATGTCCTGATTATATTAGATCAGGTGTTGTAAGTTATAACAAAGGGAGCATTGATTTTGACAACGGATCAAGAATTGTATCAGCTACTACTACTGGTAACACCGGTCGTGGTATGTCCATATCCTTATTATATTGTGACGAGTTTGCGTTCCTTCAACCTAACATTGCTGATGAATTTTGGACATCAATCAGCCCCACACTAGCAACTGGTGGACGAGCAATTATTACTTCAACACCTAACAGTGACGAAGATACGTTTGCTATTATCTGGAAAGAAAGTCAAGATTTCTTTGACGAGTACGGTAATGAAAAGGATGACAAGACTGGACGTAACGGGTTTCATGGATTTAAAGCCGATTGGTGGGAACATCCAGATCGCGATGACGAATGGAAGAAAACTGAGATGGGACGTATCGGTGAAGAACGTTTCCGTCGCGAGTACGGTTGCGAATTTTTAGTTTATGATGAAACCTTAATCAGCAGTTTAAAACTTGCAGAATTAGTAGGACGAGAGCCTGCTTTTAAAATGGGTCAAGTGCGTTGGTATAAAAAACCCGAACCTGGACATGTTTATCTTATAGCCCTGGATCCTAGTTTAGGTACTGGCGGCGACTACGGTGCCATCGAAGTGTTTGAAATGCCCAGTATGACTCAAATAGCCGAGTGGCAACATAACATTACACCTATACAACAGCAGGTTAAAATACTTAGAGATGTTATCAAATACATAGCAGATGAGATAGGAGAAGATAGTTTTAATCAAATCTACTGGAGTGTGGAAAATAATACTGTGGGTGAAAGTGCCCTAGTTGTCATAGACAATCTAGGAGAAGAAACTTTCCCAGGGTTATTTTTAAGTGAACCCTTACGAAAAGGGCATGTTAAGAAATTCCGCAAAGGGTTTAATACTACATTTGGTACTAAAATTGCCACTTGTGCTAAAATTAAATACCTAATCGAAGAAGGAAAATGTACTATAAACAGCCGTACTTTACTAAGCGAACTTAAAACTTATATTGCAAAAGGTACTACTTTTGCGGCCAAAGAAGGGCAACACGACGACCTAGTAGCGGCTTTACTATTAATAGTACGTATGGCTATTGTACTGGCAGAATGGGATCCTAATGTATTTGATAGACTAAAAGTACATAGCGATTGGGCCGAAGAAGAAAATTACGAACTACCCTTGCCTATATTCATATCTACGGGGATGTGATAAATATTATATGGACACAAATCTGAATAAAATAGCCAAGGACTTGTATGGAAAGATTGAAACACGCTTTCCAGACATTAAAATTGGCGATGAAAATGCTGAAGTTTTAAGTAGAAAAGGCGATATTCCCAGAGCACGTTTTTTTGAATTTGAATACGAAGACCGTGGTGTTAAACTTGGTAACGTAACAATTACATTGGACAGAGAAGACGGAGTAGTTGTACAAATTAGTGGAAGCCTAGCTGAAAAAAAACATCCAGGAGTTTTTAAATTTATTCGCGGATTAAGATCATTTGCCAAGGACAGACTATTAAATTTTGATATTCAAAACATAAACAAAGATCAATTAGACAAAAGAGATTATGAGTTCCAAGCGAAACCCAAGGAAGAATTTACCATGATGGAAAGTAAAATGTACGGTACTGCTAAGATCAGTTACCAAGACCTCGGAGAGGCAAGACTGGTAGTTAAACACAGTCAGCCAGTTAATACCGACCTAGCCGCAGGACGTACAATGCATATTGAATCTATCTATGTTGAGAATGCAGATGGTGAACGTTTTAAATATCCGTTTAAACATCTTGCAGGTGCCCGTGCTCTTGCAGAACATTTAAAACATGGCGGTATCCCTTATGATAGTATTGGTAAACATATTACAAGTTTATCAGAAGAGCTAGCACAATTACGCAAGTTTAAAGGTTATGTTGGTCGTAACGAAGCATTAAGTGAGGCAATGGGCGACATCACTAGTAAAGTTATGGAACGCATTGATTCTGTCAAAAAAGAAATTCAACAATTAAGCCGTACATCATACTACGAAGCATTTGTAGAATCATTTGAAGATCATGAAGAACAAATGATTCCAGAGGCAGTAATGGATGATTGGATCGATAGATTAACTATCCGCACATTCAACGAAGAACTACGTACAGCATTTCCATACATCTTTAAACTAGTAAGTGAAAATGATATTCCTGTTAAAGAATTAACACCAGACGATTTATTAGACGAAGCAGGAAATCCTGTACAAGCGGCAATTGCAATTTCTAAAAAGGAATCAGGCAAATACAATAAAGAAGGTAAACGAATCAAAGAATCCCCAGAAGATCAATTCGAATCATTCATGAATCAACTTGTTGCTGAAGATGAAACAACACAACAAGGTGTTAATACATTATTCAGTACAATTCCAGAAATAAGATCACAAGCAGTTAAAAATTTAAAAGATAAAATCAGTCAAGGACTAAAGCCAGGAACCGATGGTGTTAACGCGGCACTTACTTTAAAAGGTATTATCGACAGTGACAAATTTACTGAAAATTATTTAAAAGGTTTATCAGATAACGACAATATCGTTACTGTGTTAAAACAATATGTAAAAGATGTTGCCAACAATGATCCTAAAGCTGTTACATCTGGAAAAAATCCAGGAGCACAGGACGCCGCAAGAGAACTATTGGCAAGTAAAGAATTAGATAATATGAGTTCAGACGCAAGCACTCCTCCAGACATGGGTGCAGAACCAGCGGCTCCAGCTCCAGGTGGCGAAACTCCACCCGCACCTGACATGGGTGCAGAAACTCCTCCGGCTCCAGGCGGTGAAACTCCTCCTCCGGCTCCAGGCGGTGAAACTCCACCCGCACCCGTAGCAGAAAGTGGATTGCAAGCATATCTTGGTAATAAAAAATATGGCAAAGACGGTATGGATCAATTACGTCAGGCTGGGCGTGATCATGTTGGTTCAGACAAAATTGCCAAACTAAAAGCCAAATTAATCAAGGCAAGAGAAAGTGGTGCAGAGTTACATGACAAAGTAGATTTTGGTCATAAAGAAATGACATTGCATGACTGTATGAAACAGTTTAAGATTAATCCAATGGAGTGCGGATTCAAGTCTCCTACTATGAGTAGTTCAGTATCAGATGGTAGTAAATCACCAGGCGAGATGGAAATAGAAAGCAGTATTAGTGGATTCTGGAATAAAGACGCTCCAATGCACGAAGGAAATTTTACCATCGGGCCTACAAGAGTAATTACAAAAATTCTTAAAAGTTATAACAACGGCGAATATCGTCATGCTAAACCGCATGATGTAAAAAAAGTTATTGCTAGAGTTAAACAAATGGATCCACCAAGTAGTGTTAAAGGTATAGAACATAAACCTAATGCACACCCAACTAACATGCCATATTCAGTAGCAGAATCGGACGAACTGGCAAGAATTAAAAAATTGATAGGAATGTAACATGAAAAAAATCACAGAACAACAATTAATCGAATCAGCCCGTAATCTACAAGCTAGATTGAAAGAAGGCGATGGTCCAGGAATCGTTTCAAAATATTTGGCGCATCCTGTAAAGACTGTAGGATCTTGGTTTGGCGCGAACGATTATAGAAATGAAGACCGCAACGATCCTAATGGTAATGAAGGTCAAAAGGTTACAGTCGGGGATGCCAAAATGTGGGGAAAACTAGGATGGCTCGGTGGTAACGGACAAACTGGAGCTATTAAAAATGCAGGAGAATGGTATACTACGCCTGATAACAAGCTAGTTCCTAGTGAAAACACTAATCTTGTATTAAACTTAGAAAGATTAGGAGTAAAATCACAAGGCAGAGATCCTAAAACAACTATTGATCCAAATAATTACAATGCAGGTTCTCCGACCACCCAAGCTGGTACTTATGATCCCGATACCGGAGTAGTAACTAGTGGATCTAATCAGACTAACAGCAGTGGCCAATATGTCGATGCTACTAATAGTAAACCACAGACACAGCAAACTCAAAATCAGTCAAGCGGACAAACACAGAACCAATCAAATGGCCCAAAAGAAGGTGATCGAAAACAATCAAAAAGTGGTAAGGACATAATTTTTAGAAATGGTGCTTGGGAGTACTTATAATGAGACAATGGATTGATTTACTGATAGAAGGTACAAAAGTACCAGCTGATGATTTACCAGATAGCGGCACTCAATCGTCTAGTAAGAGAGTACCAGCTGATGATTTACCAGATAGCGGCACTCAATCGTCTAGTAATAGAGTACCAGCTGATGATGCACCTTCTGGAGGCAATCAATCATCAACAAATACTGCTCCAAAGAAAAAAACTGGTCCAAAAAATCCTAATGTTAAGGCTCTACAAGATGAAATCGTCAAAGCTAGCGGCGATAACAAGATTTTTCCAAAGTATGGTGCAGACGGTATATGGGGAAATGAAACTGCTGGTGTAGTATTCAGCGATCCGAAATATATAGAAATTGCTAAAAAATATGCTGATACAATTCCTCAAGTTAAAAGTATTATGGATGCCAAGGGTGTTGCACAGGATATCGGAAAACGAACACAGGATAGTAGTGACCAATTAAACAAGCAATTTCCTAATTCATCAGCCCAGGCGGCAACTACAGGACAATCTAATTCATCAGCCCAAGCGGCAAACGCAACACCTGAACCTGTAGTTGATCAGGATGCTGGTGCAAAAGAAACTGCTAAAAAATTCGTTGATAACACTACAGCTCCGGCATATATTGACAGCAAAGATGGTATGATCAAGTATATGGATTCATCTAGTAAACAACCTAAAATTATGCCAAGCGATTGGATTCCACAGTATGCCCCAGAATTAGATAAGGCTTTGAAAGATTTAAAAGCAGGAACACCACAGACAACTAAATTTTTATGGTGGAACGTCAATAATGGGACAAAAGTTGATATCCGTGCGTTAGATGCATTAAGTCCTAATGCTAGTAATGGTACTGGATTGAAGATGCCAAATACTAATACAATGAGTCTTGGACAGCAAACTCCATCGGCCGCTGATAATTCAAACGCAACTCAGCCTAATCCGTATAGTCTAGTTCCACCTAAACCGCAACTCAATCCACTCACAAAAGATGTACAAGAGTCAGTTGGATTTGACGAATTACAACGTTTGGTAAGTTTAGTACATCACAGATAATTCGAGTAAAATACTCATATTTCCAGCAAGATTTCACTTGCAAACATAAATAAAAGTGCGTATACTTATGTATATGCACTTTTTGTTTTATCAGGGTTGGTAAAACAATAATAGGCACATAAAAAAGCAAACAGGCTAACAATAGGAGAATATTATGGCAACTTTAGCTGAAATTAGAGCAAAATTAAAATCATCTGAACAAAAAGGTTCAGGAGAACGTACAGGCGGAGATAAATCAATTTATCCGTTTTGGAATCTCAAAGAAGGCGGCGAATCTACACTTAGATTCCTACCAGACGGCAACACAGATAACACATTTTTCTGGGTTGAACGTGCAATGATCAAACTTCCCTTTGCAGGTATCAAAGGCGAATCTGAAAGCAAAAACATCACAGTACAAGTACCATGCGTTGAAATGTATGGCGACACTTGCCCAATCCTTACAGAAGTACGTGGTTGGTTCAAAGACCCAGCATTAGAAGACATGGGTCGTAAATACTGGAAGAAACGCAGTTATATTTTCCAAGGTTTTGTTGTTGAAGACGGACTAGGTGAAAAAGCTGAAGATCAACCAGAAAATCCAATTCGCCGTTTCATTATCGGTCCACAGATTTTCCAATCAATTCGTGCGGCACTTGTCGATCCAGAGTTGGAAGATTTGCCAACTGACTACGTGCATGGCTTAGACTATCGCATGAAGAAAACAAGCAAGGGCGGATACGCTGACTACTCAACTTCTAGTTGGGCACGTCGTGAGCGTCCACTAAGCGATGCTGAAACTGCGGCCAAAGATAAATTTGGATTATTTAACTTGACAGACTTCTTGCCTAAGAAACCAGGCGAAGTTGAATTGAAAGTTATGAAGGAAATGTTTGAAGCATCAGTTGACGGCGAGCCATATGATATGGATCGTTGGGGTCAATATTTCAAACCAGCCGGTATGAGCCAAAATACTGGTGATCCTAACAAGGCAACTCCTAAAGCATCGGCTCCAGTAGCAGATGACATCGATGATGAAGAAACACCAGCTCCAGTGGCTAAGGCAGCACCTGCTCCTAAAGCTGAAGCTAGCTCAGATGCCGGCGGCGATTCACGTGCCCAAGACATCTTGGCAATGATTCGCAATCGTCAAAAGCAATAAACACTTGGCTTGGGCCTCTGCAACCTAGTTGTACGCCCTAGTTATCTTTTTTAGGAGAATTAACTTATGGCTACAAAAGCCTTCGATCTATCGAAATTTAGAAAGACCTTGACCAAGAGTATCGATGGTCTTGGCGTTGGGTTTAACGACCCGACAGACTGGATTAGTACAGGCAATTATACGCTTAACTATCTAATTAGTGGCGATTTCCATCGAGGAGTTCCACTGGGTAAAGTTACTGTATTTGCTGGCGAGTCCGGTGCTGGTAAGAGTTTTATCTGTTCAGGTAATCTTATCCGTAATGCACAAAAAGATGGTATCTACGTTATTTTGATTGATAGCGAAAACGCACTTGATGAAAAGTGGTTACACGATTTAGGTGTTGATACATCAGAAGAAAAACTTCTTAAACTCAACATGGCAATGATCGACGATGTTGCCAAAACTATCAATGAGTTTTGTAAAGAATACAAGGAAATGACTGACCGTCCGAAGGTCCTCTTTGTCATAGACAGCCTTGGTATGTTACTAACTCCAACTGACGTTAATCAGTTTGAAGCAGGTGATTTGAAAGGTGACATGGGTCGTAAACCTAAAGCATTGACAGCACTTGTTCGTAATTGTGTTAATATGTTTGGTAATTTAAATGTTGGTCTAGTTGCTACTAACCACACATACGCAAGCCAAGACATGTTTGATCCAGATGACAAAATTTCAGGCGGACAAGGCTTCGTATACGCAAGTTCTATCGTAGTTGCTATGAAGAAGTTGAAATTGAAAGAAGACGAAGACGGCAACAAGACATCAGAAGTAAATGGTATTCGTGCGGCATGTAAGATTATGAAGACACGTTATGCCAAACCTTTTGAAACTGTACAAATTAAGATTCCATATGAAACAGGTATGAATCCTTACAGCGGTATGGTTGATATGTTAGAAAAACAAGGTATACTTGTACAACAAGGCAACAGATTAAAATATGTTGACCCAACCTCCGGTGAAGAATTCTTATTTTACCGAAAAGAATGGAAAGATGATAAATTAGATATGATAATGCAAAATTATCATTTAAAAGTTAAACCAACAACCATTCCTGAGGAGATAGAAGATAATGTTGACTGAAACACAAATTAGCGATATCTGGGTATTCTTTACTGAGTACATTGATAAAAAACAACTAGAAGCGGCGGCAGAACGATATGTCGATCTACTAGCAGATTTTGGTGTTCCTGACAGAGTCATGCAGGCGGTTACTGGCGTCGACACCATATTAGATAATGCAATAGAATATTATCTTGATGAGGTTGACGAAGAAAAAGACAATGACGATTACGACGAATTGGAGTTTTAATGGGATGGTATTCTAAGGTTTCAAAAGATATTAGTAACATACCAGATGCGGCTGAATTCTTTGAAAGCGAATTAGTTGAAGCTAAGAAAGAATGTAAGATTAGTGGAAATGTTGAACGTGCCGCGGCTGCAATGCCCGGCATCGTTGAACAACGATTCATGCAATTACAGGAAATCGAAGCAATACTAGAGTATCTTAACATTGAACTACGTCGTCTAAAGAGCCAACACTTTCGTAAATACTTAGAGAATTATCAACGTGCTCTTAGTAGCAGAGATTGTGAAAAATTCGTCGAAGGTGAAGCAGACGTAGTCGACTTTGAAAAAATTATCAATGAATTTGCCCTGTTAAGAAATAAGTGGTTAGGTATTACTAAAGCACTTGATCAAAAACAGTGGCAAATTACAAATATTGTAAAATTACGTGTTGCTGGTATGGAAGATGCAAGCATATAACTAATTTGTCCAAAATTATGACCATAGGCCTTAAATAATATGAGGCCTATTTTTTTCTAACCGGTTGACCTTTGAAAAAAGTAAGTGTATACTAACACATATGAACGTAGATACATTATTAAAAAATATTCTTGACGAACCAGACAATTATTCTCAGGCAAATTTGCCTAAAAAAGAGTATAATACTCTGCTGAGTTTATTTTCGTCAATTTCTTCGCATAACTACATCACTGAGAATCAAGGTCGGCTAATTCTTAAAATTCTCCAAGAAAATTCCAAAAAAATATCGAAATTTTCCGAGGCAATTTTTGAAGCCAATCGCGATCCTCAGTGGTCGAAGACGTTCAGAGTGGTTGAACAGGTAAGAAAAATGTATGTGACCACGGACCATGAAGAAAAAATGCTATTGGCCATAGATTTTACATTTTCTTCACAAATTCGTAAAATTTTAGTAGACAACGCTAAAAATATTGAAAACTTTTTGACCAAGGATGATGGTAAAAAATATGTCGCAGACCTAACAGAACGTAATATTGTATTTTTACTTGAACTTCTAAAACCATTCAAATTTGATGTTGACCAACTGATACAAAATCATTATGAAACCATAAAATCTTGGTCCGAAGACGAAATTCGTGACCAATTTTTAATCGGTAATATTAGTAATACCAACTTCCAAAAACACATTACTAACGACTTAGGGGTCGAGACCGCCATTGATCAAAACATAATTATTGACCGAAGTATGCGGTACCAATATCGACCAGAAATTGCCAGAAAAATCGGTGAAAATTTGACCGAAAGTATTGCTCATCGAGAAAAATCAAGAGTATGGGTCAACAAACATGAACACAGTTTATCCGAAATTATTGAAAGTTTGATAAAATTAAGAAGACTACCGTTGCTGGTTGTATTCGATACAATGGTCAATAACAAGTACCTAGAAAATCTCGAAATTTTGTCAGATGCCCTGGAAAAAAATGGAATTTTTGACCACACTGGAATTTATTTTAGATTGGCTAATGATGAATTGGGTAAGAAATTTAATGAATTTATTTCAGAAAAACAGTATAATTATAACTTAACAAATGACACAATCGTGGCCGGTGTAATGAGTGGAAAATTACCGAAATTTTTCCTAAAAAATGCGTGGCGGCCAATGAGTGTAATAACCTTAGATACAAAAATGGGGCTACGTCACGGTAAAACTTCAGTGTATGCCAACTGCTGTGATTGCATAATTGAGTGGGCAGATGAGCCTACAATGTTCGAAGGCAAGGTGATTGGACGATGAGTGTAAAATTAGTAATTCGTGACGAAGTCAACATAAAACTTGAAAATTTGCCTTTAGAAATTCGCAAGAAATTAGTCGCAACATTCAAGTATGAGGATCCTACGGCACGTTATAGACCAGCTTATAAACTAGGTCGGTGGGATGGAAAAGTCAGTCTATTTGGTCTTGGTGGTAACGGTTATTTGAGCCAGTTAGAAAAGATACTTGAAATACTTTACAATCAAAATATTGAAGTAGAGGAAATAGACGATCTCAGAAAAACTAGTAAAATTCAGTTCGAACCGGTGACTACAAACTATTGGGCAGACCAGGGAAAAGTGTGGCCAGAAGGTCATAGATTTGCTGGAGAACCTATTGTACTGCGTGAAGATCAGGTTGAAGTTGTTAACCGTTTTTTCACCAATACACAAGCACTACAAGAAGTTGCAACAGGTGCTGGCAAAACTATTATGACAGCAACGTTGGCGCATTGTGCTGAAAAATATGGACGTTCAATAGTCATAGTTCCTAATAAAGATCTAGTCACACAAACAGAAGAAGACTTTGTAAACGTTGGGTTAGATGTTGGAGTTTACTATGGTGATCGTAAAGATATAGGTAAAACTCACACTATATGTACCTGGCAAAGTCTTAATATTTTAGATAAGAAAAGTAAAAACTGGGATGCTGATCTTGCACTAACATTGGCAGAATTTCTCGATGGTGTCCAGACTGTCATAGTTGACGAAGTACACATGGCCAAGGCAGAAGTGTTGAAGAATTTACTCACACAGAATCTATGTAATGCACCTATACGTTGGGGACTAACTGGTACAGTACCTAAAGATGCGTTTGAAAGAGAACCCATTTTTGCCAGCATTGGCCCAGTGGTCGGAGGCATCAAAGCACACGAATTACAAGAGATGGGAATTCTTAGCAATTTACATGTAAATGTGTTACAACTAATAGACTTACCAGAGTTTAAATCATATCAAGAAGAATTAAAGTATCTTGTCACTAACAAAGATAGGATGCAATATTTTAGTAAACTTGTTCAAGGCATCGCAGATTCAGGCAATACATTAATCTTAGTCAATAGGATTGATACAGGCAAATTATTAACAGAAATGATAGAAGGCGCTGTGTTTATTTCAGGCGAAGTTAAGGGAAAAGATCGTAAAGAGGAGTACAAAGGACATGCAACAAATGACAATAAGATTACTGTGGCGACTTATGGTGTGGCCGCTGTGGGTATTAATATTCCTCGTATCTTTAATTTGGTTTTGTTGGAATCCGGAAAGAGCTTTACTCGCGTTATCCAATCTATTGGACGTGGTATTAGGAAAGCAGAAGACAAAGACTTTGTACAGATCTGGGATGTAACTTCAACCTGCAAATTTGCCAAGCGTCACCTCACAACGAGGAAAAAATTTTACAAGGACGCCAAATATCCATTTACTTTAGAAAAAGTGGACTGGCAAAAATAAGGAATTATGCAGATACTGACATTAGATAATACAACGTTCTTATTGAACAACTTACCAGAAGAAGTGGATGAGAATACACGGTTTGCGGTCCTAGACAATAGTAATCCAGCTGAACCAGATTTTTTCTTTATGCCATTAATCTTCTTGGAAAGTTTCAACGCACCAGCAATGGTATTAAGGATCGGTGACAGCGAAATTGCAATGCCGTTGGATTGGTCAATAGCAGTAGGAGATAGTCAAAGCGGATGCGACATTGAAATTTTACCGTTAACAAGTTTAAATGACAGAGGGTTTGAAGCCTTATGTTTTAACCCATTAAGCTCGTTTAGGGTAGAGTTTAAAAAAATAGAAATAGTAAATTTTTACAATGATGTAAAATGGTACTTTCCTAAAATGAAAAACAGTCAGTTATTAGCAACACCAATTTCACAAGGTGCTAAACCTGATTGCGTATATTTTGTCAAGGAGATATCGAGACAAAATGAAATTATTCAGTTGGATAAATTATTATGACATTACAAGTAGCATATTTTCAACCAATTATTATGGCTATCGACACAGTTCCTCCTGTGGAGTTTAGCAGAATTTATAGCCTGGCAGAAACACTACATGCCCATCCAGAACTAAACGATTCTGGGGAAGATATTCTTAGTATCAGAGGTGGACAACAGGTACATGTATATCCCAATGAACTAGGGTTAGACGTTAGTTGGTTAATTACATGGATTGAAAAAATTTGTCAAGGATACATGGATTTAGTCACAGCACAATCCGGACATCAGGATCTAAAACTTTGTAAACCTGTAGTTGGAAGCATTTGGACCATTAGACAAGAGTCAGGTGATTACCAGGAAATTCATGTACACCCTAACGCACACATTAGTGGAAATATCTATATCAGTGCTCCTGAATTAGACGAGTTAACTAAAAAGCCCAGCGATAGTCAGTTGATTTTTCAGTTGCCTATGAACCGAGACATATCTAAATTTGTTATGCAAGACACTTGGAAATATACGCCAAACCCTGGTAGTGTAATTGTTTTCCCAAGCTATCTTCCGCATACGGTTTATCCTTGGAAAGGAGCCGGGCATAGAACAGTTATGGCGTTTGATGCTAAATTATACCCCATCGACGAGGAAGTAAAATGAATTTAATCCCAGTTGGAATACAAATATATCAAAGTTCAATCTCCGATGATTTTTATAAATTTTTATTAGACGAATATGAAAACCATCTGGGAGATTACCAGCCACTAGAACAAAACGAAAATTTCTGGAATGGCGGTGCAGATTTTAAATTTTTAAAAGAAGAGCATAGAGATTACTATAATAAACAGATTGGTCGTCATGTTAATCAGTATGTTGGTAACAATGATTTAAAATTATCAAATCAGTGGATCAATGTACAAGCACACGATGGGTTCTTGCCTATGCATGATCATTATGGTATATTGTCTTATGTGATTTATCTAAAAGTTCCTAAATTTAGAGCCAATTATTTTTATAAAAAGAAACAAGATATCGGTTATGTTGAGGGTGCTATTCAATTTAATTTTGGATACAAAAATAGTTTATTTCCACCACAGGCTCTCATTCATCCTGAGGAAAAAATGATATTAATTTTTCCGGCAGAGATTCAGCATTATGTTTATCCGTTTAGAGATAGGGAATCAAAGAGAGTATCTATTTCAGGTAATTTTGTCAAAATTAAGGATATCGAAGTCGATGGGTAACCTTAAACCTGGAGCTACTTATATCTATGAACGAGCAGATGGAGTGACCTATGCTCGAGAAGTAGGAGCCGATCCCGATACAAGAACACCAATAGGGTGGGATTATGATCCAGTGAATGGTCACCGCATAAACGACTTTTGGCGGGGTGTAATTGAAGAGGCACAAACCAATCCTGCTTTACAAAAGGCCTTGGATCGTGTTATAATGTTATATAAACTAAGTAAAGAACGTTATGAGTGATAAAATTGAACTTAAAGAAAAAATAGCGTTTGTTGATTTGAACGCAAAATCTGTTTGGGATGAAATGACTCCTGAACAACAAAAAAGTCTTAAAAGCGAATTGTACATTCTTAATCGTTATATCAGTAACGTAAAAAGTAACAAACGTGAAATACAAGAACATTTTGTATTAACAGTTAACGAGTATTTTAACAAGCATTGGAATACTTTACAAAAACATCCTAAGCTACTTTGGCAATTATTGTGCATGTGTAGCTATGATGGATCTACACAATTTTATCATGAATGGATTGGTTTTAAGAAGAAAACTGGTAGTAATAAAAAGACAAAATTCTTAGAAGAATTGATGCCTAATGCCAAACGTGATGAAATTGAAATGTTGGCAGAAATGTCAACAGATAAAGAAATAAAAGATCTTGCACGCCTGCATGGCATGGACGAAGCCACCATTGCTAAAAAATTAAAATGATGGCACTAGCACCGCAACCATATATCTGTCAATATTGTAATAAAGGGTTTATGCAAGAAAAAACCCTGTTTGTACATGTGTGCGAACAAAAACGAAGAGCACTTGCACGTACAGAAAGACACGTAGTATTAGCTTATGATACCTTTAATAGATTTTATCAAACAACACAAAACAACAAAGGTAATAAGACCTATGACGAATTTGCAAAAAGTCCTTATTATAATGCTTTTGTTAAGTTTGGGTCTTTCGTCAGTAATGTTAACCCTTTATATCCTCATAAATTTATTGATTATGTGGTTACATCTGGGGTAAAACTAGATCATTGGTGTCGTGAAGAATTATATGAACAATATGTTTTTGATTTAATTAAACGTGAATCAGTGGAGACGGCACTTGAACGCAGTATCATTCATATGCAGGAATGGAGTGATGCAAATAATGCGCCATGGAATCATTATTTCTTATATGTTAGCCTAAGTCGTGCTTGTTATGATATCAAAGACGGAAAAATTAGTCCTTGGCTGGTCTTGAATAGTGCCAGCGGCAAAGCCATGCTACAAAAATTTAGCGACGAACAACTAGCACATATACAAAATATTATCGACCCACCGTTCTGGGTAAGTAAATTTAAAAAATTACCAGCAGATGTAGAATTAGTAAAACAAGTAGTCAAAGAGAGTGGAATTTAATGCCAGATATCGATATCGACTTTGCAGATAGAACAAAGGCTTTAGCATTATTAAAGCATGTAGACGCACGGATTGATACTAATAAGAAACATAATACTGGTGTGTATTGCACTAGTATTCCGCATAATCCTATCGATGGAATTTCTACATTAGATTATAAAACGGCAGAAGAAAGAGGATATTTTAAACTCGATTTTTTAAACGTTTCAGTGTACGAAGGCGTTAATAGTATACAGCATCTAAAAACTTTATTGAATACGGAGCCTATATGGGATCTATTATTAGAAGACGATTTCGTCAACAAACTGTTTCACGTGAATGGTCATGGGGCAATACTCAGAGAGATGAAACCAACAACGATCGAACAACTGGCGGCTGTTTTGGCAATGATTCGTCCTGCAAAGCGTCACTTAGTTGGAAAAGATTGGAATACCGTGAACTTAGAAGTTTGGCAGAAACCCGAAGGAGATGAATATTTTTTTAAGAAGGCACATGCTGTAGCCTATGCACATGTAATTGTTGTGCAGATGAATTTAATTTGTGAACAATTAGCGAACTTTTCTAACTAATTGAACACTTTTACGCTTGACTCTTTTTAAAGTAAGATTCATTAAATTAACCACAGGACCTAGTAATACTCTTACATCTTTACTGTTAAATGTTTTAACACAATAATTAAAGGGATGAATTTGCTCCCTACAGAATATGTTTATAGGAAATTGACGGTTACTTTCCCACCACCAAGTTTCACCTATTTCTAGGAATTGTGTCTTTTCTTCGGGAGTTTTAATAGCATTGAGATCATAGAAACTAGTGACGTACTGGTCCTGGTTGATTATGATGCCCACGTATTCATTTTCGCCGTAGTTAATGACGCTGATAAAGGGTAAATTTTGTTCGATGTTGTCTCTTAATTTTGCCATAAATACTATTAAAGGTTCTGCCAAATGCAAAAAATCCAAAGTTATTTATATCCTAATAGGATCATTCTATTAGCCGATTTGGCAGGATTCACTGTGGAGAACCGTGTCGTGTACGCAAGAACAATAAAAATTTACAATGGAGTCGACAACGTCCTTGAATTTGACATTCAGAATGTTGATCAAAAGCGTCTCGACCTAACAACAGCTTTGAATAATATTGTAGTTAATATTATGGATCAAGGCGGCAAAGCATTGCCCAACAGCCCATATAACATGAATTTGCAAAGTGTAGCTAGTGCAACTAATGCCACAGTTGTTGCTACTAACGGAAAAAGTTCTAGTACAACTATTACTATTCCAACCGCAAATATCACTGGAACATTTTCAGTAAACTATCAAGTAACTGGAACAAATATCATAGGCCCAGTATTTGTCAGCGGAGTTGCTAGCGATATCGATAGTGCAACTACAACATTAACTGTAACGTTTCAAAGTCAAACAGTTGCTGGTGCTAATGGCTTGTCAATTAATAACATTGTTAAAGGTTTAGGAAATATTGTAATTCCTCAAGAAGATCTTTCAGACTTAGCAGATCAGTATTTGACTTATAGCGTTACAGGTATTGACCCAGCTGGCAATGAAATTATGTTGTATAATGACAGTCAGTTTGGTGCACCTGGTAGAATACAATTGATTGGTAATGCTACTCCAACTTTCAGAAATGAAATGGTTTACGACAGTTTTGTTGGCGAAATCAACTTCATGGGTAATGTTATTAATCATACTCCTGCGATTCCTTGTAAATTTTACGAAGCAGTTCCGATTGAGTATATGAATTTTGAAGTAACTCTAGTAAACTTTATTGGAACAGTTTATGTCGAAGCCACTGAAGACATGACTATTGCAGTTAGTTCGTTTTTAAATAGTCCGCAACTTCAAAGTTACACATTCAATACCGCTACAACTACCACTGTGACCTTTAATAATGTTCCAGTAGCAAGCACTGGTGGGCAATACAACTACATGCGTATCAGTTGGCAGTATCCAGATGTTTGGCAATATGGTAGTCAACAAAACCCAACTTTGACTTATGGTTCGATAACCGAAGTAGTAGCATATTCTTCATAAATCTGTTATAATAAGGCATGAGCCTAATAGCGGATACATTACTTACATACCTGCCTGCAAAGCGTAAACATACTCCAAGTGGTTGGATTGGGTTCAACGCGGTATGTTGTGATGATAAACGACAGCGTGGCGGATTTATTGTTAATCAAGGCGATGCTGTAAGTTATCATTGTTTTAATTGCGGATTTAAATGCAGTTGGCAACCTGGTAGACACATAAGCAAAAAAATGAATGAGTTCATGCGGGATCTAAATATCCCCGATGATATCATTTCGCAGATGAGATTGGAAGCATTACGCTTAGATCAAAATAATACCGCAGAAGTTCGTAATATAATTCCTAAATTTGATATCCGTGCATTGCCCATGGATAGTATTGCGATTACAGACTTATTATCTAACCCTCCAGAAAAACTTATACCTGTATTAGAATACATGGTAAGTAGACGACTTTTTCCTGAAGATTTTCTTTTCTATTGGACTCCAAAAGTTGGTTTTAGTAACAGGTTAATTATTCCTTTTTTATACAAAGGAGAAATTGTAGGCTGGACTGCCCGTGCAGTCAACGATGCACAACCTAAATATTTGTCAGAGCAACAACCTGGGTATGTGTTTAATTTAGACAACCAACACAATGATCGAGAATTCATAATTGTTAGCGAAGGCCCGTTTGATGCACTAAGTATTGATGGTTGTGCATTGCTCGGAGCAGAGATCAAAGACAGCCAAAATTGGCTACTAAGACAGCTAGGTAAAGAAATAATTTTAGTACCAGATAGGGACGAAGCTGGTAAAGCAACACTAGAACACGCACTTGAATATAATTGGTCAGTAAGCATGCCTGATTGGCCCGAAGGCATTAAAGATATCAATGATGCTGTGATTAAACTAGGTAAACTAGCTACGATGTGGTTGATTGTTAGTTCTAAAGAGTCTAACAATCTTAAAATACAACTCAAAGCAAAAAAGTGGTTTAAACATGATTAGTTGGGGAATTTCTGCAAATAGTCACGATGCCGCAATAGCGGTATTCTGTGATGAAAAATTAGTGTTTGCTAGTCACAGCGAACGATTTAGCGGTATAAAAAACGATAAAAATCTATGTCGTGATTTGGTTATGGCCGCAAAACAATACGGAGCTCCTGACCAAGTTTATTGGTATGAACGTCCATTTCTTAAGACTTTAAGACAATTTTATGCCGGTCAAGGTTGGAAAGGTCGAGACAATGATATTGAAATTTACATGGCTCGTTACGAGATCAATGCACCTATAACTTATGTCGACCATCATCTTAGTCATGCGGCTGGTGGATATTTTACCAGCGGATTCGATGAAGCATGTGTAGTAGTTATAGACGCTATTGGTGAGTGGGATACTGCTACAATATGGGAAGCAAAAGGTAGCAAACTTAAAAAGCGATGGAGTTTACGTTATCCACATAGTATCGGATTATTCTATAGTGCCATGACTCAACGTGTGGGATTAAAGCCTAAGGAAGATGAATATATCTTAATGGGCATGGCCGCATATGGTGATCCTAGCAAGTTAAATTTTGACATGAGTCATGATTTTATAGACAATTATGGCAACTTAAAATTTTTACGTAGTTGTCATAGAGGTGTAATGGATTGGCGTCCTGACTTAACCGTTAAAGATAGTTTTGAGATTGCGGCCACTACACAAGAAATTTATGAAGATTATTTTGAGCATTTGTTGATAAAAGCAACAAGGCTAGTTAGTAGTAAAAATCTAGTGCTGATGGGCGGATGTGCGTTAAATTGCCTCGCCAATAGACTAACGGGCAACTATTTTGACAATACTTGGATAATGCCGAATCCAGGAGATGCTGGTAGTGCCATAGGTGCAGTATTAGCCAAACATCCAGAATGGCAAATGACGCAAAATGAGTTTAACCCATTCCTAGGTTACAACATGGGCTATCGTGCAACTAATGAACAAATTGTCGATTATTTAGAAATTAATAAAATATGCGGTGTTGCTCGAGGACGTGCAGAATTTGGTCCAAGGGCATTAGGTAATAGAAGTTTATTAGCGGATCCCCGCGATACAGATATAAAGGATAAAGTAAATGAAATCAAACAACGACAACAATTCAGACCGTTTGCTCCAGCAATACTCGAGGAGTTTGTTGATGAGTATTTTACTATGCCTCGTAATTGGCATAATAGTAGGTATATGCAAGTCATCGCCCGTTTACGGAATCCTGAGCTTTATCCTGCTGTCGTGCATCGTGATGGAAGTTCACGTGTACAAACTGTTCCAAACGATGGATCGCCGTTCAGAAAACTCTTAGAGCTATGGTATGCTCGAACTGGATGCCCGATGTTACTTAATACCAGTTTAAACATTAAGGGTAAACCTATGGTGAATGATCATGCAGATGCAAAGAGCTTTGAACGCCATTACGGTGTTAAAGTGTTTAATTAAAGTGTATAATACAATATGAAACAAAATACAGATTACGGATATGATATACAAAAAGTATATCTAGAAATGATGTTGGCAGATGCCGCCACGTTTAGTAGATGTCAGGGCATTTTTGATCATACATTGTTTGATCGTAGATTGCAGCCGGCGGCTGAATTTATGCATCAGTACATTGAAGAACATTCTGTAGTGCCCACAGAAGAGATTATCAATGCCGCCACTGGTAGCAATTTTAAAGTGCCACATGATTTGCGTGATGAACACTATGACTGGCTACTTAATGATTTTGAAACATTCATTCGACATAAAGGTTTGGAAAAAGCAATCTTAGAAAGCGCCGATTTGTTAGAAAAAGGTGAATACGGTAGTGTTGAAGAAAAGATCAAGTTAGCGGTACAAATTGGTCTGCAGAGAGATTTAGGTACAGATTACTGGCTGGATCCTCGCACACGTTTGATGAAGATTAAAGACAAAAATGGTCAAGTATCGACTGGCTGGAAAGCAGTCGATGACAAATTATTCGGCGGATTTAATCGTGGTGAGTTGAATATTTTTGCAGGCGGATCAGGAGCAGGCAAGTCGTTATTCTTAGCAAACTTAGGTATCAACTTTGCAGAAAAAGGCATGAATGTAGTTTACTTAACCCTAGAACTTTCAGAAGAACTCGTTGCTATGCGTATGGATGCAATGGTAACAGGTATGGCTACTAAGGATGTGTTTAAGAACTTAGATGATGTTGAAATGAAGGTCAAAATGGTAGGTAAGAAGTCTGGTACATATCAGATCAAATATATGCCAAGCGGTAAAACTACAAACGATATTCGGGCGTATTTGAAAGAATATGAAATTAAATTAGGACGTAGAGTCGATGTGTTGTTAGTTGACTATTTGGACTTGTTAATGCCTATGGGTAAGAAAATTAGTGCTGAAAACTTGTTTGTCAAAGACAAATATGTGTCAGAAGAATTACGCAATTTAGCTATGGAAAAGAACTGTGTGTTTGTTACTGCGGCACAGTTAAATCGCGGTGCTGTGGAAGAAGTTGAGTTTGATCACAGTCATATTTCAGGTGGATTGAGTAAGATTCAGACAGCAGATAATGTGTTTGGTATCTTTACAAGTCGTGCTATGCGTGAGCGTGGTCGCTATCAAATTCAGCTGATGAAGACACGTAGTTCAAGCGGTGTTGGTCAAAAGATTGACTTGGAGTTCAATATTGACAGTTTGCGTATCAGCGACCTATCCGAGGAAGATAGTTATGGAAATAACAACAGTCAAAGTGCTGGCAGTGCATTACTTAACACTATTAAGAATCGTCAAACGGTAGCTCAAGAAAACCCAACAGATGGACTTGCTGTACCAAAAGTTCGTGCAGAAGTTGCAAGTAGTAAATTAAGAGACCTATTGAATAATCTTCCGTCTGATGATATTTGATGGTTTTTAGACAGAATAGATAAGTACGTATATAATGGAACTATATCATCTACGCTCAACCGCAGACCCTTTAACTCGTGTAGTTAAAGATGATCCAGTACGTCCTCATATTCCATTAGAGCAACGCATTAATGATGCCGCTGAAATTTTAATCTTAAAAGCAGGGGAAGAAATCCTAGCCGCTACTTGTTTGCAATGGCTTAAAGATATTCCTACAACTGAAGAAGATTTAATCAATATGGACAAGACTAAAGATACAGCAGTATTTTATACCATATGGAGTTATGCACCCGGTGCCGGTGCAGAACTGTTAAAAAGAGCCGCTGAATGGATTTTAGGCGAATACAAAGATGTTAAAAATATTGTTACCTTAAGTCCGCAAACACCTATGGCTCGTCGTTTTCACTTAAAAAATGGTGCAACTGTGCATAAAGAAAACGAAACCACCGTTAATTATCAATATTACCACAAAGAGTAAAAACGGTAAATACTAGTTATAAGGACTGGTATTTATGAGCAAAACCCAACACTCGGTTAAACTATACGGGTATGACGCTGTTAATTTAGCAAAACTAGCCTATGACCGCGGGGACATAGTTTACGATGTAACTAATCAAACAATCCGTTTGATGGATGGATCAACTGTTGGTGGCTATCCTATGGCTACTCAAACTTATGCAAATAATGCCGTTACAACAGCCTTACAGAATTATACCACTACAACTAATTTAAATACGATTTTATCTAATTATGTTCTTACAACAGCGTTAACAACTACATTACAGTCGTATGTAACTAATACTAGTTTAAGTACTAGTTTAAGCAGTTATACTACCACAACTGGTATGAATACTGCTATCTCTAGTGCTGTAAGTACAGAAGTTACTAATAGAAATACTGCTATTTCTAGTGCTGTAAGTACAGAAGTCACTAATAGAAATAGTGCTATTACATCTGCATTAACTACATATCTTCCAACAGCTAATGCAACACTATCCATTACAGGAACATCAGGTTCTCCTGTTTCTTTTAATACAGCTGGTGGTAGTTTGACATTTGCTAGTACTAGCGGAATCTCAGTCGGTGTGAGTGGCACAACAGTAACTATTAATAGTTCTCAAGATTTAAGAACTACAGCAACACCTACTTTTGCCAATCTTAAAATTGGTAATACAACTATTCGATCTTTGGCGCTGGCATTGGCCGCGGCAATGGCGTAAGGATTTGGAATGACAACATTAACACAAATTTTATTAAGAAGAGATACAGCGGCCAATTGGACCGCAGTCAATCCAATATTAGGTGCAGGTGAAACAGGAATCGAACAAGATACACTTAAATGGAAATTCGGTGACGGCATTACTCCGTGGAATACTCTTTCTTATCCTACCCTATTATCTACCCCAACACCATCAAGTGCATTAACAGGAACAACATTACCACCTAACGTAGTTAACTCAAGTTTAACCAGTGTTGGCACATTGCATGGATTATCTGTTACTGGAAATTTAGCTGTCACTGGTACAATTAGTGGAACAATTAGTGCATCGAATGTCAGTGGCACGGTTTCTAATGCTACCAATGCTGTCAATTCAGTGAATGCCGGTACAGCAACTACGCTAGCAGGTGGTGCATCGAATCAATTAGTTTATCAAACAGGTTCAGGAACGATTGCTTATGTAACTGCACCAGCTGTCAGCAGTACATATTTAAGTTGGAGTGGAAGTGCATTTGTATGGGGAACTGTAGGATCTGCCGGTACAGCCGCAACTGTTACTAATGCTTCTCAGCCAAATATTACTAGTCTTGGTACACTAACAAGTTTAACAGTGAGCGGAAATTTAACTGTAGGCGGGACAATTAATGGAACAGTTACTACTGCGGCAGGTGTTGCGGCTAGTGGTATCACTGGATCAGCTTTACCTACTACAATCACTAGTGCGGCTGGTATCACTACACTTGGCAACATAACTAGTTTAACTGCTACTTCATTATCAGTAACTAATCCAATCAATGGAACTATATCGAGTGCAAACATCACCGGAACTTCGTTACCTAACACGATTGTGTCATCTAGTTTAACTAGCGTAGGAACACTGACAAGTTTAACATTAGGCACTAGTGCAGTTATTACCGGCGATTTTGATAATGCCACATTTGCTAACCGAACACTATTTACTACTAAAACTACTAACGCATCAACTGGTATCTATGCTGTACCAAACGGTACTAGTGGAGCCGCTAGCTGGCAAGCATTAAACAACAGTAGTCCGACTAATGCTAGCAAAATTTTAATTGCTACCAATGGTACAACCGATGTGCAGTTAGTGTCTGGAATAAATGGAAGTGGAACATATTTGCCGTTGAGTTTTTACAACAATGGTGTACAACAAATGCAGTTGGCAGTTAATGGTGCGTTGAACTTCACTAACCCAACTATAACAACTGCAAGTACTGGCACTGTGACATTATTCAATACCAACGCTACCACTGTAAATGCATTTGGTGCGGCAACTACTATGAATATCGGTGGTGCAGGCACCACAACTTATATTGGAGCAAATACTGGAAACACAACATTGAGTTTATTAGGAAACGGAACAACCGGTACTGCAACTATAACTACAAACGTTACTTCTGGTACAGTTAATTTATTCGCCGGAGCACAAGCGATAAATATTGGTGCAAGTGGTGGTAGTGTTGCATTCGGTGGATCGTTAACTTCTAACGGTGTTGCCATTCCTACCATAACTACTGTATTAACTTATCAGCTGGCGTTCTAAGGACAAATATGAAACAACTATTAAATTTTCAACCAATTTTTACACCAGGTGCTGGCGGAGTTGGTACATTAAACTTTACAAACTACCCTGGATTCAGTTTCAGTAAATTGTATGGTGTAATCGATACTACACAAAACACTCCTTTATATGTTGCCGGTGCTCCTGGCTTAGGTGCTACAGCAAGTGGATCAATAGTTACGCTGACACTTAATACTAGTACATTTAGCTCAACTGATAAACTAAACGTTTATTATGATACTGCTCCTGGTTTTGAAAGTAATTTCTTAGCAGAATACGGCGGACAAGCCCAAAAAATGCAGGAATCGCTGGATCAGATTCTACAAGAACTAAGAGTAATGAACGTAATTTTAGCACAGGGGCTAAATATTAATGACGATATAGACGGGTTACGTAATGACGTAAACTCTGTCAATAATAACCCGATCAATTAAGGAGATTTAAGAATGTTAATTCAAGGACAAGTAGGCGCACCAGCTGGTTCAAACCAACCAGGCGCTACCCCAGCAATCCGTCAAGGACAATTAGGCGATGTAATCGTAACAGAATTACATGATCGTTTTTATGAGCAGACATACCGTGGTAACACATTTAGAACTGGTACAACTGCTATTATTGCAGGTTCATCGACACACGGTACTGCAACAGGTGGTTCAGCTACACTAGCAACAGCCGCAACAGGTACTCCAATGCTAGGTATTTGGAACCCGGTAACTTCAGGTGTTAACGCTGTTTTGACACAAGCTCAATTTTCAGCATTTTATAATACTGTAACAACACCAACACCATTTGGTGCATTAGTTTGGTATGTAGGTACAGGTAACAGTGCAATTTCAACTGGTCTAGCACCATTCAACAGCAAGACATTGACACAAGCTGGTTCACAAACTAAAGGTTTTGCCGGCGCTACTGCTCTTACTGGTTTAACTAACCCATTGACAGCTTTAGAAGTTGCTGACTTCCAAAGTGGCGGAGCAATACAGCTTGGTACTATTGCCAACACATCAGTTGCTCCAGGATTAACAAGCGTACAAAACTTTGATGGACAATTAATTATTCCACCAGGTGGCGTACTAGCTTTATACAACACAGCGGCTACAACATCATTCAGCTTTGCTGGTCGTTTATTGTGGGAAGAAGTTCCAGTTTAATTAATTAGACTAAACAAAATACCCGTACTAGTTACGGGTTTTTTTGTGACCTTAACAATATTATGTGCTAGTATGGGTTTGATAAATATAAACAAGATACGGAGATTTGAATGGCAAAAGCACAGCTTAGACAATATATTTTTACACCAGTGGCTGGCGCCGGTACAATAGAAATACCTGGAAAATATGATCTACAACAGTTTCTAGTAATTACAAATACCACACGAAACACAATACTTTATAATTTTGCAGATACAACTTATACTGGTACAACTGTTTCTTTTTTACGTGGTATTAACGATATTAGTTTCCCAGACGCATTAGATAACTCAGACGGTGTTACTATTATCACCTTGGCAGCAGGTACAACTACTGGCATGGCATCAACTGATACATTACAGATATTGTATGAACAGCCATTTCAATATGTACGTAGTCCAGAAGTAGGAACCGATGCGTTTGAACGTCAACGTGTTGCTTCTCCGCAATCATTATTAGATGCTGACTTTGAGTATGGTATGCAACCGACTAAGTGGTTGACCATTAGTCAGCAACGTAGTGTTCCTGCAATCTATGAAATTCCAGGAACAGATTTAACAGTGACTGCCGCAACAACAGACGCAAGTTCTGGTGGCGGTGGACTAACTACATCAGAATCAGTTATTACAATTACCACTGCTAGTGTTCACGGATATAGTGTAGGGCAGCCAATCACTATTAGAGGATTTAATAGTGCTTACACTGGCTATGATCGTGCTGAAGGATCTTTTGTTGTTTATCAAATAATAAACTCAACATCGTTTACATACATAGCAAAAGGTAAAGTAGGTTTTACTAACGGTGATAATATTTGGACTGCCTTTATTCAACTTCGTCAGGGCGGGTTTTATAGTGGATCGAATATAAATGCAGTCCTTAATACAACAGCAACAGCAACTAGTGGTGTAACTTATCAAATTACACTTGGCTCAACTACTGGTATGACTCAAGGTAGTCCTATCACGTTTAATACTATCAATACCAATGCATTTGCAACCAACGCATCAACTGGTTATATTTCTGTTGGAACTACTGTTGGTATGGTAACCGGTATGCCTGTGACATTCTCTGGAGCACCATTCGGAGGATTATTAAATGGTGTCACATATTACATAACTGGTATTATCAACACCAGTACGATTACTATAAGTCTTGCCAGCGGTGGGTCTAATTTTACACCTTCTGCTACGGTTAATGGTGGTAACATGGCAGTTGTTGGAGGCGGCAACTTTGGCAATCTAACTTCTGGTACACAATATTATATTTCAGGTATTAGCGGTAATCAAATTACAGTTAGTTTACAACAACAATATACTACAACAATTACTGGTACCAATGCGTTATCCAACGGAGTTTATTTTAGTAACTATATTTTAAATGGTGTATCTGTTGGCGGCACTACTAACATGGTAGTAGGTGAAACAGTCAGTATCAGTGGTACTACTATTGGTAACTTATTAGCTGGAACATATTACATTTATGCAATCTTAGACAGTAACTATGCACAATTAAGTCTTACTAGTCCAACCAGTTTAAACGGACTAGTACTAGCAACTCAAACTACTGCTGTGTATTCTGGTAGCCCAATGAACGTAACTGTTGGTACAAACGTAGTCTTAACTAACAGTACAGGATATTTGTGGGCGGTAGCTATTTCTCCTCCAACAATAACATATACTACACCTAGTTCTGTTGCCAGTTTTGCTGGAACAATTTCAGGAAAAGTTTTAACAGTTAGTTCTGTGACAAGCGGAGTTCTTGCTCCTGGACAAGGATTGTCTTCTGGTACTGCTACAGTTCCTAGTGCAACTTCTATCATTATTCAATTGACTCCTACCGGCGCAAGTCCTGTAGTAAGTCCAACTTTAACTGCTGGCGGAACAGCAGGTACATATAGTTTTACAGTAAACAGTCCTACAAATATTGTAGTTGGACAAATTGTGTCAGGAACTGGTATTCCTAACTCAACATTTGTTACAGGCATTGTTGGTAGTGTTATTACTTTATCCAATGTGTTCAGTAGTGCTGGTTCAGGTACTTATAATTTTTATACAGCATACCAGCAAGGTACTTATAGTATAAGTCAATCGGCCACAGTAGGATCTAGCAGTACATTTTCAGCTGTTAACGTCAATCCTACCATTACAGTTAACACAACAAGTCCGCATGGATTTACTCCAGGTGAAACAATCAACGTTGTAGTAAATAGCGAAAACGGAACTAACAACAATACATTAGCAAATGGTCCTTTCTTCGTTGAGGCAGTAACAAGCCCTACAACATTTACATATACTGCTCGCGGTGCAGGAGTTATAACCGGTACAGTTTCTGCTCAAATTTATGCTCGTCCTGATAGTTTTTATTCACATAGACCGTTCGACGGCGGAGTACAATTAGGTACAGGTGGCCCAGCTTATGCAACACAGGCCATCCGTATGAGCAAGAAATACATACGTTATCAATCAGGTAAAGCAATTAACTTTAATACTGGTTTACTAATGGCACCAAATTACTTTGTACGTAGTGCAGTTGCTACAGGTCAAAATTATGCTACAGGGTTGTCAATCACTGTGGCTAATACTAACGGATCTGTTGTAATTACTAGCGGTACCTATGTACAAGGACAGGCATTAATAATATCAAACGTATCATTAAATGGTGCAGTGGGATTAACAGCCGGTACATACTATATTGCAGTTGGCGGTACTGGAACTAGTATTACACTAGCCAGTTCTTATGCAAACGCCATGGCAGGAACAGCAATTACATCTGTTACCCAATCGGGGTCTCTGACTGCCACGGCTATATTAACTCCAGTATTAACTATCACAACCGACGACGTAGATCACGGTTGTCAGCAAGGTACTAGTGTAACACTTAGTGGTATTATAACAACAGGATACAATGGTACATATACTGTAGTCAACATTATCGACGAACGTACATTACAAGTGTTAGCTAATCAAACGTTAGGTGCACCTACTGGATTAATTGGTGCCGCAATTGGCGATCCTTGTTTATTAAGTTTAAACAACTGGTATGGTGCAGTAGTGCGTTCAGGCACATACGACGAACAAAATGGAGTATTTTTCCAGTATGATGGCCAAGTGGTCAGCGTGGTCAAACGTTCTAGCACATTCCAGTTAGCAGGTACTTTTTCTGTTGTGATTGGTTCAGGACAAGTTATTGGAGTTAACACACGTTTTACAAGTCAGTTGTTTGTAGGCGACAAAATTGTTATACGTGGTATGAGTCATACCGTTATTCAAGTTGTTAGCGATACTTTAATGTATATTAACCCTCAATGGCGTGGATACAGTAATGCACAGGGTATTAAAGGTACAAAAACTGTAGATCGTATTATTCCACAAAATCAGTGGAACGTGGACCGTATGGACGGATCCAACAGCATATACAACCCAAGTGGTTATCAAATTATTCCAACTAAAATGCAAATGGTGGCCATGCAATGGACATGGTATGGTGCTGGATTTATTGACTGGATGATGCGTGGTCCCGAGGGCAAATATGTAACTGTACATCGTTTGCGTAACAACAACTTAAACAACGAAGCTTGGATGCGAGCAGGTAACATGCCGGTACGTTATGAAGTGCAAAATGAAGGCGCCCGTAGTTTTATTGTTGGATCAAGTCCACTGGGTGTTAGCGATACAACTGTAACTGTATTTGATTCTACATATTTCCCACTGCCAACACTAACAGCCTGTACAATTTATATTGACAATGAATTGATAACTTATAAAGGTAAAATTAATACACAAGCCACAGCTACCAGTGCAACGGGTAATACTGTAACAGTTGGTTCAACTACTAATATGGCTGTAGGACAACCTATTGTGTTTATGAGTTACAACAGCAACACCAACAACTTAGGTAACATACAAGTCAACACTACTTACTATGTAAACACAGTTATAGATGGTGCTACTATCACCCTGGCCACTAGCCTAGCCAATGTGGGCGTAACTGTGATGACTCAAGTTAACGCCGCGGCCACTGGCACTGTTACATCGTTGACCATTAATGCGTTGACAGGATTAACTCGAGCAGTTACTATAGTGCCATGGGCAAGTGGTGGTTATAGAACATTTACAGCAGGTGCAGCCGCAAGTCATGCAGTACAAACTGGTGTAGTATTGGTTAATGGTTGTGCCAGTCCTATTGTCAGTCACTGGGGCGCGGCATTTATTGAAGACGGCGGATTTGATGCAGACCGTTCATACATTTTCAACTATCAGGTTACCAACGTTCCGCTTACAACTAAGAAGACTACAGCGTTTGCTATTCGTCTAGCACCCAGTGTAAGTAATGCCTTGTCAGGCGATCTTGGAGCACGTGAACTCATTAACCGTGCTAGTTTCTTGCTACAACAGCTGGAATCATCATCTGGTTCAGGTGGTACTAACGCGGCCATTGTGGTTGAGGGTGTTATTAATCCTAGCAACTTCCCTGCTTTGACCAACGTCAGCTTTAACAGTTTAAATTCAGCAGTTAACCCAACTGGACAGCCAAGTTTCAGTCAAGTGGCATCTGGTACCAGTATTATTTTCAGTAATGCTGTCAACAACTATCTAGTATGTCCAATATATGTTCCGGCTGGCACTAGTGCTATACCTTTGATTGGTAATCCAACCAGTACAACAGTACAAGTGGGTGACGACGTTTATTTCCCAACCAGTACTGCATCACTGTATGGTTTGACCAAAGTTTCCAGTCTAGTAACAACTTCTGCTGGTATTACTGCCACTATATCTAACACAACAACCTGTAGTTTTACTGCCAACTTTGCCGGTAACGTTATGACTATTACCGCAGTGGGTTCAGGTACTGTTACAATAGGTATGTTGTTGACTGGTACTAGCTTGGGTTCAGGTACTTACATTACCAACAACATTACTGGTACAGGTTCTGGAGTTGGAACTTGGGGTGTATCAGTTACACAGACCATTGGTAACGTGACTGTGACAGGTACCGCAGTTATCATGACAGTAACAGGTACTCCAAGCGGTGTGGTTACAGTGGGTAGTTTGTTGGCAGGTGGTAGTGTCAGTGCTAACACATATATTATTGCCAACGGATCAGGTACAGGCGGTGCAGGTACATACTATGTCAACGTAAGCCAAAATACAACCACAGCAACCACAGCAATTTACTATGGTATTACTATTAACCAAGCATTGTTGGCTCCGGTTATTTTATACGGTGGTACTGGTACAACAGTTCAGTGCAGTCGCGGTACATACGCACTGCCTGGCGAAACTGTGTTTTCCTACATTAACTCACCAGCCAACAAGGACGCATTGGATTTGAGTAACTTGAAAGAACTTACCAATACTCCAATTGGTGGACGTGGTACATATCCCAACGGGTGTGATACTTTGTTTATTAATGCTTATATTACACAGGGTGCTCCAATTTCAACCAACTTGGTTCTACGTTGGGGCGAAGCTCAAGCCTAATATGATAAAAAAGCACCATTCGTGGTGCTTTTTTTATGGCTGGTGTAAATATTTGTATGTATGCTAACCCCAGGGATTACTTCCCAGACCAGCACAACTTTGAATTCATAGCTGATATTCAATGGCCAGGTACTCATGGCCAGCAATTAGATTGGATTACGGGTGTAACCAGTATAGAACACTGGCTGTTAAACTACACAGGTCCCAAGTATCAGCGTTGGGCATGGCACTGGGCACAGGAGTGTTACCACGTGGGAGTGGCCTTCAAGTACGACAAACATCGTACACTGTTTTTACTTACCTGGACCTAGTTGCTGTTTGATCCACGCAGTACGGTCAAACCAAATGTTAAAGCTGATGACCTTGCGTGTGTCGTCTGTTGTGTTTTTGGTAACGCCATGACGTAGCCATCCAGGAAACAGTAAAATCATACCTTCAACAGGACGCATTTCAAAACGATCACCCAGATCTGTAAAAGCCAAACTGGTATGTTCTTGTCCAGGGCGTTCAAAGTAGATATTGCCATCATCCCCGGTGGTTTGATAGTAGTAGACTCCGGCAATGTCAGCAGTTCCATGATCATGACTGGCACTGAAATCATTCCTATTGTACTCAGCTAGCCAACTGGCACGATCATGAGCAATCACAGTGAAATCTAGCTCACGACAGTATTCAGCTAGATGATATTCAAGTTCAGCCGCAAACAAGTCCAGTTGAGCTGATGCTATAACGTCATCAAAGTAGGTAACAGTAGTGATAGGATGTTGATCATCCAGCTCACCGGAATCAGCCCATGTGATTCGATTCTGTGCTTGCTCAAGTTCCTGGGCCAAACTGGCAGGATCGCTGGCACGGCTCATGTATAGGGGAATGGGGAATAAGTTGTGTATCATGCAGATATTTAGCAGGCCATCAGGCCCGGCAGAAAATTTTATCGGCGAAGCTGAAAGCGGAAAAATTTCCAGTAGCCTACGCGAAGCGTAGCGGACAACGCAAGTTCTGCTAGCTGTAGCCCTGGACGAATAAATACAGTATGACGAAAAAAAGCCTAGATTCAATCATAATGGAAGACTTCTTGTACCGTATATGGACCATAGAAGAACAAGCCCGCACCCTAGCTGAAAAGCGGAAGAGCCTACGTAGCAACAACCCCTGCTGGAAGGGCTATCATCCTGTGGGTACCAAAAAGAAAGGTGGTGCCACTGTGCCCAACTGTGTGCCCACAGAAGAAAACTATGTTGACAATCAAGACATGGGCATGGGTGCAGAACGAGCACAGGATCAACGTATAATGGAAACAGCCGCATGGCAAAAGAGCTCAGGCAAGAACAAAAATGGCGGCCTTAACAAGAAAGGTGTTGCCAGCTATCGTGCGGAGCATCCTGGATCAAAGTTACAAACTGCTGTAACTACCAAGCCCAGTAAATTAAAGAAAGGTTCAAAAGATGCCAAACGACGTGCCAGTTTCTGTGCTCGTATGACGGGTATGAAAAAGCACAATACCAGTGGTAAAACAGCTCATGATCCCAACAGTCGTATAAACAAGAGTCTACGTAAATGGCACTGTGAAAGTCTACAAGAATTTGCTGTAACACCCGGAGATGACGATTACGATCAGTTTAAAAAGCTGGCTCGCATGTGGTATCAAGGCAGTGATCATGTGCAACAGGCCATAGAACACACACTGGATCGCATGGGATGGGGTATTAGTGAAGTGGAAGATGGATCGGATCAAATACAGCTAGTACACCATGAAGATGTCAATGGCGATGATGTCATAGTGTTTGATGCTCATGAGCTGGACGAACATGCAGACATGCAGTCAATTGTGGAAGGTTTGGGATTCGACTGGAGTCAGTTTGGTCCTACAATAAGTCGTTTGGCTGTAGAAGCTGCCAAGGGACAACTGCCCTCTGCCGCTATTACAGTATTGCAAAAAGCTGGTGAATATGCCAATTTACCCATGGTCAAATGGGGAGCCAGTATAGCCAGTGATTTAGAACAGTTGTGGACGATAGCAACAAGTCCAGCGGGACTGGCATTCTTTATGGCCACATATACTTCAGGATTAAACCAAGGTGAAGATGCAGAGTTGGCTAGAATTAGAAGCCAAAATCAGCCAAAGAAAGAACACATTGGACAAACTATAGGATTTGATTCAGGCGCTGGTAATTGGGCAGATACTGGTAGCCGTAATAAGCAGATGTAACTATTGGCGAGTTCTAGCAACAATGCCAGCAATCAAGTGCTGAGCATGTGCGTTATTAGTGTTAATACGATCTATATCTTCCAAGGCCAATTCTAACTGTTCTATACGCTGTTGTTGCGTGTAGACACGATTACGCAGATTGGCACTGTCTAAGAGACTCATTATAGCGGTTATGATTCGGGAAATGACAACATGTGTATCCATAGTGTATATAGCCGAATGGGTCTTACAGGATCAAAAAAATTGTGTGCGAAAAATTTTGGTGAAGTACTTGAGCTGGACCGAGGGGTATTTTACAGGGCAAAAACTTGGCTCGCGAAAAATTAAAAAGAAGTACTTATAGTTTTAGAGGGGTGAAAATACTTCGGTACCCATGCAGTTTAGCTAGTTAATAAATCATTTTGTATATATATGCCCCGCCCTGGTCAAATTCTTCTTCATCACACCGCCGACCTTGAGCCAAAAAAATCCCCAACATGACCGGGAGCGAATCGGATTTATCATGTTGGGGACCAACTGACTGCCTAGTGGGAGCGAATCACGCAGGCGTCTGTCTGCTGGGGCTGTTCTAGTATAGTAGTGCCCCAGCCTTACTGTATGCTAGCCCTTAGCGGCTACCACGCATACATGTAACCTCTGCTACTGCCCGCCATGTGTCTGGAAAGCTAACACGCAAGTCTGCTACCTTAAGTACTGTACGCAGGCTCAGCTCACGCATACGAGCCTTGTACTCGTCTACGAAGTTGACTACATCCAGCTTGGCTTCATCCGATAAGTCATAGCTGTCTAACATGCCATGCTCAGTGACCACCTGCTTGATTCTGAGTACCTTCTCACGCTCTGTATCAATAGTCAAGTCCAAGTAGTGGCAACGTGACTCCAATGCTTCCAAGTGATCCTGTAGCTTCTTGCTCTTCACGTGATCGAACTTGATGTTGGTAATAAAAATAGCACCGCCTTTGAATTCAAAGCTGTTGGGCACACCTTCACTACGCAGGAGCCTGCTGTCAGTATTCCAGTGGATCATACGACGCTTGCTGGTATCCAACGCGGCCTTTAGAATGTTCAAGCTCAAGTCATCTAACAAGACTGAGTCACAGTCATCAAACACTAGAATACACTTCTTGTCTGAGTAGTTGTAGAGCTTGCTGTAGAGTCCAATAGCACTCATGGCACCTTTGACAATCTCATACTTCTTCAGCTTGCTGTCTTGTGCAATATCAGCCATGACATCATGCTTGCTGAGGACCTTTTCAACTCCAAAGCTCTTGCCTACACCTGGAGGGCCTGTCACAATCATAGCACGAACGTCGCCCCGCTTGACTGCACGAGTCATGTCATCTAAGATGCCAAAACGAGTACGCAGGCGATCTAGGATCTCTTCGTCTGTTTCATTCGAAATATCTTTCTTAACTGCCTCTTGTTCTAGGCTGGCAATAGTGCCTTTGGGTTGTTTCTGTAGGGCCATCATCATCTTGCTTGTTTTAACTACATGTACCATTGTCGCTCCTTTGGTGTTGAAAAATTAATTATACACTCAAGGGCCCTGTTGTGCAAGGCCCTTTGATGTACTTAATCTAATCTACTGCCTGCGTAGGCCTTTAGACCCAAGCTCTGCAGATAGGTTGCTAATGCCTCTGCACCTGCTTCTTTGACTGAAATGCTCTGTGTAGGAATCTTTGCTGGATCCCAAAAACTCAAGCACTTGGGTTTGTAGTCCTTGCGGAAGCCTGCCTTGATCAGCTCCTTGGCCTGTGCGGAGTTAGTACGATCCACATAGACCTCAACCCAGCCAAAACCGCATGCATCACGCTCGCCAATCTTTTGGTACATCTCTACACCTGCCAAGTGGGCTAGGACAAGACCTGCTTGAATCTGTTCTGCTTTTACCATAGTTCGCTCCTATTGTGTTGTTGAAGTAGTTATTATACAGTTAAGCCAGCTCTTTGTCAACCAGTGCTAGCATATTGGCTGGCACACGCCACAAGCCCATGCCCGTGTTGACTGTGACGTATTTGATGGCCACTTTGGTTACAAAACCGCGGGTGAGTCTACCAGTCTTGCTGGACGTGAACTCTACATTGTCGCCCACACGGAGTTGAGCCTTAGTACGCTCTGTCAGACGGCTACGGTTCCATTTGA